CCCAGCCACTCCCCCACCCTGCCGACGAACGCTTTGCGTTCCTCCGCCGTCATATCATCGATCCCTTTCAGGTAATCACGTACAAGTATTTTCCTGATCATATCGCCGTTAAACTAAGTTGCTAAAAGAAAATTGCCCACACCAAAACTAATTGTATCAGCTGTCCGATCACTCCACCCAGCATCGTGCAGAACCAGTCTTTCCAGTCCCACTTTCCGCCCCACTTGTAATCCTTAAACTCCATCTCCGTCGCCACTCCCAGCACGCAAAATATGGTGAAAAACACCCCGATGGGTATAGCCCAACCGAAGTGTTGCCACCGCGTCTTGTCTTCAAAAACAATAGCCATAATGTGTCGTATTTTAAACTACGTTTGAACTTGCTCACGCTCAGCCGTCGATGCAAGCATCACGGCCTTCGCTTAATCGCAAATTTGTCTTTTCGCCCAAGATAGTATAGGCACAATCCAAAAGCAAGGGCAGAGTTCGACGACAGTCAAGGACAGTTACGCAACCGCACAACCATGTGGTTGCAAGAACGCATAACCGTTTGTTGCATAATTGCCCAACTGCCAAACCGAGCAACCACAAAACTACACAACCGCACAACAACCCGACCGCACAGCGTAAGAAGTTAATTTTTCATAATACTTTGCGGTTTTGCGGTTGCAAAGTTGTGCGGTTGCAAAATTATTTCTATCTTTGCCGTCGCTACATTTAGAGTTCCTTGATAAGGGACGGCTTTAATGCAGGGATTAAGCTACAACGGTCCCTGGCAAGCGAGCAATACATTATTATAATAATAAAAGCTACACGAAACAATGAAACATGATTCACCGATTCCCATAACAGGGATTATCGTATTCGCACAGTTATGCGGTTGTGCGGTTCGGCAACCGCATAAAAACATAGTTGTGCGGACGCATAGTTACACATTCACAATACCGCACAATCAGGCAGTCGCACATTTCTGCGGTCGCATAACCGTAAGGTCACATAACTGTACAACCACACAACCAGGCAACCGCCAGTCTGTGTAACCGCACAATCGGGCAACCGCAAAACAAATCACATTATTATAATCAAATAAAGCTACACAATTATGACACGTAAAAAAGCTACACATCTGCGGCACATTGTCGCAGTATCGAACAACAAGGGTGGGGCAGGCAAGACCACCACAGTGCTCAACCTCGCAGCGGCCATCGCACAGCGTGGTTATCGCGTGCTCGTCATCGACACCGATCCTCAGTGTAACCTATCCCTCTCCGTAGGGTGGGACCCGCAGCGCGAAGGTACTAAGACGGTCCTCGGCGAGCCGACCATCTTCAATGCCATCTGCCTCGGTCAGAACATCCCTGTCTATCGCAACGATATCGGGCTGTACTACACACCCTCATCGCCACGCATGGAAGATGCCGACGTGCATTTGAACTCCGCAGACGTCACCGATCCCGTGCGCGTACTGAAGGGGCTCTTCGCCGAACCTATCGACGACCACACTGGCGAGGGTCTGACGGAGTGGGAGAGCGCCTTTGATTTCATCTTCATAGACACTCAGCCTGCCATGAGTCGCGTCACGGTCAACGTCATCTGCGCCGCCACAGGTATCATCATTCCGGTAGAACTGGAACCGCTGGCCGTCGACGGATACGTGAAAACCATCGGTAAGATCATGAAGATTAAGAAGGTGTCGAATCCTGCCCTGCAGATACACGGTGTGCTGCTCACCAAGAAGGACTCCCGCCTGAACTCGGCTAAGAGTCTGGAGGAACTGCTGCGCGACGAGGGCGACGTGTTCAAGACTACCATCCGCCGCACCAACGACGTGCCTTCTTCTCAAGATCGTGACTTCGACCCGGAGCCAGGTGTCTGTCACGATATCTTCTCCTACCGCCGTAAGCGTGGTCATGCCGACGAAGATTTTATCGCCCTGGCCGACGAGTATCTGAAGCGGTGGGGAAAATAGCGTAACCACACAACCGCACGTTTTTGCAGTTGTGCGGTTATGGAATAGCAATTTAAATATCTAATAAAAAGCTGATATTTTTAAGAAAATCATACAATCAAAAAGCAATATCATCATGGCAACAAAGAAAGAACAACCGCGTCGCCGTTCACTGAACGACCGCCTCGATGCCGAACTTGCCAGTTCCGAAAGCATCCCCGTGGCAGGCATCACCAACGAACCGCAGCAGCCGGCACAGGCTGAAGTACAGAACCCGACAGGTCAGAGTAGGGTAGAACCACCTGTCACATCGCATAATACTGACACCACTCAGGACTTTGCCGGAAAGACTGGTCCCGACTTCCCCACTAAGAAGGCAACGACCATCATGCCGAAGGAGGTGTTCGCCGCCCTGCAGCGTTATTGCATCGACACTGACATCCCGAAGCACCGCGCCCTCTATCTGTTCATCATCGACGGTCTGCACGCCAAGCACGTCATCACCGACGACGACTACCAGCGTTTCCGTGACATGGCATCGCAGCTCACCACCACCTACGAGAAGAAGTAGCACCTAAAAACAGAAAGGATTTATGAAACGGTACAGTCACGATTACACTAAGGCAGCAGATGTAGAAAACCACCTCTACGCTGCACAGCAGCTGAACGCTCACGATGACCCCATCGAGGCATGGAAACACATCGAGGATGCCAGACGACTTCTGCAAGAATATCTGGCACAAGACAACATGGTTCCTGATGATAACACTGAGAACGGCTGGGTACGCGCCAGCGATGCGTTTGACGATAACGAACTTGATTTCATCCGCGACAATTTGACCGATTTACTTGACAGTATATACACCAGACCATCTATTGCCAACGAAGCACTGGCAATTATCAACCACTGTCAGAGAATACTGCTATGTCCAGAGTTTGACAGTGTTGAACAATTCCGAAATAATAAATCGAATAAATGGACGGAAATTCAAACATGTAATCACAACTAAAAGCTACACATTATGAACACCAATTTCAAAGTCATCGTCGAGACTGGGCAGGGTAGGGAGGTACACCCTGCCGCCTCGCTCGCTGAAGCCATCACCATCTACCGCGAGCAGATGGAGCAGTACCCACAACAGCAAATCCACCTCCTGCGCGACATGCCTATGCAGACCACCAGTTCCGCTTCGCAGCCGTCGCAACCGAAGGTGGTGCGCCACGGCCAGATAGACCGCCAGTACAATTCACAACTCGACGGTGTGGGCAATCCCGACTGTCCGCTCTATGAAAAAGATGTCCGCATCACTGGCACCTTTGAGCAGATAGGCATGAGTCGCGACGACGTGGCCGCCGCCTGTCAGCGCCTCGGTGCCAAGTCGGCACGCGAGGGTATCTGCAAGAGCATGGATGTCGTCATCATCGGTAACAACCCCGGTCCCACTAAGCAGCAGAAGATAGAGGCATTGCGCAAGGAAGGTTACGACATCACCACAATTTCGCAGTTTGACTTCAAGGAAATTCTAAACAAGTACGGCAACCCGTGACAATTCGTCACGCTTTCATCACCGCCAGACGATCCACCATGACCGCCTGGCGGTTTTCTTTGTGATAGAATAGGGTAGGGTAGCTCCCAATAGGACAAACCTCCCGCCTATAATTCAATCTTCGGGCACGCACGTTGAGACAGCAGCACACTACACGTACTTTCCGGACATCGCCCCAGCGTCGGGCGCCTGTCCTTCACCGTCAGTGTGTTGAATGTCGTGACGGGTGTGCAGCAGTCAGATAGATGCAAGGCGCAGATCGGAGTGTGGTAGGGCAGTTCCCGACAGGACAAACCATGACATGAAGCCCGTTCTTTAAACCTCCCATCAGGACAAACCTTGCCTATCAGTCTGAAAACCTCCCGACAGGACAAACCGCCGAAAACACTCGAATAAAGTTCCCGTTAGGACAAACTCTTAACGGAATTTTATTTGCACAGGAAATCCATATTATACGCAAGTACATGATAATCAGCGGCTTTTTATTTGCTTGTAACTTGCCAACAATAAAAAAGTACCCCTAATAGACTTGATCACAAGGGACCGCTTCAAGTTAAAAACTCATCTTTCATAATATAGAAGAAAGAAAAAAACTCTCGTTCGTCGTTTTTGGGATATCATTAAGTATATATAGAATAACGTATATAGAATACAGGTGGCAGACAGTGATTGATTATCAGCGACTTACAAAACAAAGTTTGTCCTATTGGGAACTATATCGGCACGGATGTTTGTCCTTTCAGGAACTGCAGTTTGTTCCATCGGGAGGATTTGGTTTATCCTATTGGGAACCGTTTTCCCATCGAGGTTTGTCCTAATGGGAGGCAATAACGGCATAGTTTGTCCTATCGGGAGCCTTATCTAAGGCGGAGGTTTGTCCTAATGGGAGCCATATTGCAACTATTTTGTTTTCACGGGAGCGTTATACGCACGCACACGGTTTGTCTTATTCGGAACCGCGTTGTTTGTCCTATTAGGAAACGCAACTTTATCTTTTTAGGAACTATAAAAACATAACTGATTGATAGTCAAAACAAATAAATTTCGCTATCTGAACAAAATATTTCCGAAAAAATTTGGAAATAAGAAAATAAAAATCTATCTTTGCAGCAGATTTCTTGGGAGGCAACGCTACAACTGCCGAACAGATACCGAGACATAAAGCTACACGAATATGCCGAGAAAGAAGAAGAAAGGTGTTACCGTTCAGGTGAACGAACTCATTACCCAGCCACGCAAGATGGCAAGCCTTCCTGCGCTCAACAGCCGTATCGGGCAGCGCACGATGCTGGCTGTGCTCCAGCGTCTGCAGGGATTGTTTAATCTGGCCAAGGAGAAAGAGAACATGCGGGTGAAGGACCGCCAGTTGTATTTCAACTTTGAGTCTGAGGACTTCGAGGTGAAACGCAAATCGACCGCCGGCTACAACGAGGGCGACGTGCTTTTTAACCTGTCGCTCTCCGATATCGCCGAGCCCAACCACTATCCGGAGGTGCGCGAGGCGTTGGGGTCGTTGCTCAATATCCACGTGCTGGTTCCTATTCCCGAGGAACCTGGCCACTTCCGCACTGAGTCGCTTATGCAGATCAAGGGAGAGTTCGATAAGGACGGCAAGTTTGTCGGTACCGACTTCGGTGTCATCGTTCCGCGCCTGGCTGCTGAAAGCATTCTCGACATCAACCTCTTGGGCGGCTACTCCCGCTTCCTGCTCTTCACCGCCTCACAGTTTCGCAGCGAGTATGCCTATTCGCTTTACATCCGTCTGTCGGAGGAGTGGCGTCGTCGTCGAACGAACGTCTTTGACATCGACTACGAGGATCTTCGCCAGAATATGGGCTTTGTCGTTGAGCAACAGACGGTGAAGGACAAGAATGGCAAGGAAAGAGTTGTCACCGTTGACCACACCAAGAAGCACAGTTCATGGTCTCTCTTCTGCCGCTATATCCTCGACCAGACTCAACAAGAACTTTTGGCCATGTCGCAGCGCACACCGCCTGTCACCGACTTTACCTTCGAGTATGAGGGGCGGCTGGGCAGTGGCACTCTTCCGAAGTACAAGCGTCCCGATGTCGTGCGCTTTACTATTATCCCCACCAGCGTCGGAAAGCAGTTGTCGTCCGACAATGTATTTGCTTCGCAGAGCATCCAGGTCCGCCGTATGATGACTGATGTGTTCAAGCTCACAGAGGGACAGGCGCGTACTTTCATGCGTCGCATAACCCCCGACAATGTGGATGGATTGCTGCAGCATATGGAGCAGTGGCAGGCTGACATAAAGAACGGTCGTCGTAAGACATCCAACCGTGCGGCATGGGTGTGGACCTGCATCGACAACTATCTGAGTCAGTCGGTGGTGTCAGTTCAGGCAGCGGTAGAAGTGAAAGAAGAATCCGGCGGTTCCAAGCCTGCTGAGATGGAAGAATGGAAGTGAGGTTTTGAAATAAATTCAAACTATGAAAGACTATCAACAACTATGGGTCTCATGCCTGCAGGATATCAAGGAAAGGCTGATAAAAGTAGATAAAAGCGGATGGGTTTATAAGACATGGTTCGAGTCCGTCGTGTTCGAGAACTATGACGAAGAAAAGGATGCCATTCTTTTGCAAGTGCCCGACGTGCATGTGTATGAGTACCTGGAGCACTTCTATGCACCCCTCTTGAAAAAGATGATGGGATTATACTTCAGTCCGAAGACGACGCTGCTCTACCGCATCGCGAAACGTCAGGAACCCCAGTTTGCCGACATCGCTGCCTACCTGAAGGAACATGGCGGCTATCGCCCCGACAGCGACCTCTACAACATCCATGTGGATGATGCCGAGAAACGGCTGAAGGACGGGCTGCACTATTTTCTGAAAGGCAGCGAGCAATGGCTGCCTGCTTACGACCAGATAGTCTCCTGGCTTCAGGACAACAAGGGTAGGGGACTTCTCTGTATCGGACATCCTGGTCTGGGAAAGACACTCCTGTGCGAGAAGATTCTTCCCGTCATACTTGGTAATGGCGGCCGACCCATACCCTACGTAAGTGGTCCCGATATCTGTCACAGGCTCGATGAGTTGCTGAAGGAGCGTATTGTCATCATCGACGATCTGGGAAAGGAACCTGTCGAAGCCACCGTCAAATACTTGCGTCGCCGACCGTTCTTCGAGCTCTGCAACAATGCCGAGCGCACCGGGCAGCTGCTCCTTATCACCACCAATCTTGCCACCGCACGTCCTGCCTCCTGGCCTGCCGACCGTCCGTGGCCGTGGCCGGATAGTATCGAACACCGTTACGGTGCCGAAGTACTCGACCGCCTGAAGGTCATCACGAAGCTGGTAAGATTCGAGGGCACCAGTCTGCGGCAGTAGCCATTTCTCATTTAGAGCCATGCACCGTTCGCTTCTGCCTTCTCTGCCACTCCCGCCTGATCGCGTCGATGTGTATATCTGATGTTCCAGTGGTGTCGCAGAAGTCCTCAACCATCTCCACGGCGGGATAAAAGTCCCCGTTCCGCTGGCGACGGTACTCACGATCATATTCCTCCACGGCTTGCCAGAACCGTTCTCTAAGGAAGCGGTTCATCAGCGTGGCTTGTTTTGTGGTGAAACATGTGTCGTTCGTCCATGGTCTCAGCACACCGTCCTGTGTAAGGCGCATTTTCGGGCACTCAATAGGCACGAACTGTGCCATCCCCTGCCGGTCTATGCCGTATGCCCTCTTGGTCACCTCCTCGTTCAGCGTCAGTCCCGCATCAATCATGTTGTAGAGTGTTGCCGACATCGTGCATGTCACTGGTCGTCGTTCCAAGGTGTCCTCCGCCGTCTCCATACGCAGGATATCTCTCGCACCTCTCATGTGCTGCACGCAAATCACGTTCTTCCCGTCCACCCTCACTGCTCCTCCTAACTCATTCCTTAACCAGCCGTGTGTATACTCTGCCATCCTGAGCCACACAATTGCCGGCACTTTGTAAGCCATTAGGTTCCTGTAGTGAAAATAATTTTTATCAGGCGCAAAGATACAAAATAATTTCCAGACCTCCATCACATTCTTTGCTATTTATTCCTGCATATTTGTTCAGTTTGCCAGACCCATGTCCTTTACAGTTGCTTGCAAATTGTGCGGACAGTACTGATAATCAGATAGTTATAAGTTCTTTTTAGAGAAGTCAGTTAGAACGCTTACAGTTGTCTACAAACTAAGAATGAAAATTTAAAGCGTTGACTATCAATTATTTAAAATACCGCTTGCGCTCCAATTTCGCACAGTGGAATGAAAACACGCCAAACTTTTCTCTTTATAATTATTACATATTTCTAATCACACACACACGATAAATTCCCCGCACCCCAAATTAAATTATAATTAGAGATATTTAAAGAAGAAAAGAGGTTGATTATCAATTAGTTATAATATTATATATATGTTATGTGACATTTTTTTAATTAAATTTTATTTGGAAATATAGTAATAATTCTACATTTACCGCATTTTTACCGCAAAAAATATTGTAACCAACTGATATATAAATGTTTATAGATGCGACAAAATCACATATTCAGTTTGTGCCGCCAAACCGTCAGAAAAACTTTATAGACACGGAATGCCCTGTGCATCGGCATTTCAGACTGATTCATCGTCAGCAAACAAAAATTGCCCGTCAATTTAATGGGGCGCATTGATTTGCTCTCACAGAAAATGAGTACCTTTGCAGCGGCGAATTTGTCATCTCGACTAAGAAAAAACATATTGCGACGAAGTTACGCCACCATAAAACGCATGGTTCCTCCATCCCCATTCCACCTCCATGCGTCTTCGTCGCTTCCTGGGTAAGCGCCGAAGTTGGAGAGACGGGGCAGACTGTAAATCTGCTGGCTAACGCCTGAGTAGGTCCGAATCCTTCCTTACCCACATAGGATGAATTTCTTCATACACCGCCGCGAGGCGCCTCTTGTACAACAATTTCTTTGCCGCTGTGAAGCGGGTGACATAAGTTTTTTGATTTGTTTTAGTAGATTAGTTTTTAAGTAGTTTGTTTTTGCCGGTCACTCCGGCAAACCATCGGGAGGCTCGCGTGTAGCTCCTCTCGTTTCGGCAGCCGCCCCGTTGTAGCACTCTGGGCGGCTGCCCTTGTCTTTCATGCTTCCAACGGATATTTTGCCGAAAATATATTAGCGATATGTACAATCCCTACAACCCCATCGACCTCATGCCGCAGGAACTGCCGGACATGAAGAACCTCACGCCCGAGGAGCAGGAGCAGCTGTGCTACGCACATGCCATCTTCGGCTGTGCCACCTACATCGTGGCCTTCGTCCTCGCCATCAACCTCTGCGCCCTGCTGGGCTCCTGCGCTTCTCCGAAGGCTATCGACAGCACGGAGCATCACCACAGTGCCATCGACACGCTCAGCATCCAGGCTGCCGTCGATGCCCACATGACATCATGGCATGAGCGCATGGACTCCCTCTTTCGCGAGCGCACCGTCTCGTCCAGTGCAGCGCTGCACAACAGTACCGATCAGAAGGAACTCATCACCGAGACCGTCACCACCACTACCGACTCGCTGGGCCGCGCCGTCCGTCAGGAGCAGCGCACCATCAGCCGCGACCTCCATCAGGAGCAGCAGCTCTATGAGCAGCGACTGGAGCGCGAGATGGAGAACCGCCTGCAGACCGCCCTCGCCCTTCAGGACAGCATCTGGCAGCAGCGCCTTGATGCTGCCCTGAGCCACCGCGAGCAGACCGACTCCTCCCGCCACGTCGTCACCCCCGTGCCCCAAGACAACCGCCCATGGTACCGCCGCTGGGCCGACCGCCTGCAGTGGCTTGCCGTAGGCATCGTCCTCGCCGCCGCCCTCTGGATCACCCGCCGTTGGTGGTTAGGGGTATTCCGGCGTTAGCCATGGTGTCGGAATAACGATATATCGAAACATCGAAATCTCGAAAAAAAAGAAACGATGCTTATCATCCGAAACAACCTCATCCCATTCCCGGGCTACAAGACCATGACCATCTGGCCCTTCATCTTCGTGCGTAAAAACGCATGGTACTCAGCCGTCACCGATCGTCACGAGCGCATCCATGGGCGGCAGCAGCTGGAGATGTTGCTCCTGCTGTTCTACCTCTGGTATGGTCTGGAGTACATCATCCGCCTCGCCATCACCCGCAGTCGCAGCCGCACTTACCTCTCCATCAGCTTTGAGCAGGAGGCCTACGACCACGAGCGCGACCAGGACTACCTGAAGCACCGCCGCCTCTATGCCTGGCTGCGCTATGTGTTTAAGACTTAATTTTTGTCGTTGTAACTATCTAATAATCAGCCTTCGGGCAAAACCCGCAAATTTGTCACGCACATTTAATGCAATTTAACAACGAAAGAAACATGGCACAACAACTTAAAACATTATCACTCTCAGAGCTCCGCCGCGTAGCCGAGCGCACGCGGCTCGTGGCCCGCCGCCTGCCAGACGGCAAAGGGGGCTACCAGGTGGAGCAAGTCATGGAGCGCATACCCTGGCGCGTGTGGTATATCGCCGCCTCGAACGGCGACGTGATCCTTGGCGAGGAATGCGTCACCCTTTCCGTCGATGTCGCCGCCGGTACCAGGCTCGTCCAATTCACTGCCAGCGGCCAGACGCGCAAACTCCGTGACTGCTGCATCCTTCGCGCCAACGACTTCCGGCTGACGGTGTAATCCCCTGACAATCAGCTTTCGGACAAAACCCGCAAATTTGTCACACACTTTTAACGCAGTTTAACCTATGCGTTCCAAACGACTTTGCCCTTGCAACCCTCACACATCACTCATATATTCTTTACAGAACGGTGACGCAATCGTCACGCATCACGGACATAACACTTAAAGAAACATGCCATTACACTACGAAAGAGTCCAGAAGAAGGTAGGCTTCGGCACGGTCAACCCCAACGAATAAACGATGTCTCCAGGAAAATACAAAGGCATACTCATCGCAGCAGTGGTTAGGCGCTCAGGCATCTGCAGGGCCACCGTCGAGCAGGTGCTCATGGCCACGTTCGACGAGATCCGCTTCCAGATGGCGGAGGGCGCGGGCTGCGTACCCATCGAGAGTTTCGGTACGTTCTATACTCAGGACCTGCCTGAACGCGAACATTGGTACACCTACAAAGGAAAGAGTGAGCTGCGTCACCTGCCGCCCACCAAGCGCCTAAAGTTTTGTCCCACGAAGTCATTCAAGCGCGAGGTCATCGACGACCAACGCTTCGACCCCTCGCGCCGCAGCTTCGAGCGCCACCCCGACGACCCACCCATCCGCGCCCGCATGGCCCTGAAATACCAGGGCGGCAAGCACCAGCCCGTAGCCAAGGGGAAGACGAGGTTCATTGAACATTGAAAATTTTACCATTGTAACTATCTGATTATCAATCTTTGGGCATTTATCGCAAATTTGTCCCACACGTTTAACTCTATTTAACTATCAACCCTTCGGAGCAGTCTGACCCTGTACCGCTGCGGGGAGAACGGCGACGGCGGCTCATGGTCTCTGCTCTCGTGGCTCTTAATGTTAAAAAACGACCCCCGAAGAAAAATAATTGGGAAAATGTTTGGTAGGCTCAAAAATACATTATATCTTTGCAGCGGTTTTTTATTTTAATGCTACACGACATGGAACAGCGAATGATACAGATTACGGTACGACAACTGAAGGACTACCTCGACAATGACGGCATCAAGGTGGCAGGGCTGGCACGACTTTCCTACTTGAACCCACAGCGGTTGAGCAAGGCACTGTGCGGAACGCCCGACGGCAAGAGCGGCGTGCCGACCGCGCTGAGCGAACATAGCGTGAATCTGCTGGAGGACGGCCTGCACCAACTGGCACGCGAACTGGCAGATATCTTCATCATCTACGACACGAGTAGCGATAAGGAAAAAGCCAACGGTGCTCACTACTCGCTCGGATGTGTTCAGCAGATCAAGCAGAAACTGAAACCTTATATTATGGTGCAGCCCTTCGTGTCGGCTACTCTGGGGTGGTCTGACAGCAAATACCAGAACGTGATGTCTATCAAGAAGAGCACCACTTATGGTAATATAAGTAAGGAGGACTGTGACAGTCTGAACCTGCGGCTGGCCGAAGTCGCTGCCAGGCTCGACCGTATCTGTCTGACGAAGGGATGACAGATTTCCTATATATATAATAAGGTATAGGGCGACAGAACCGCGCAAGAGAATTAGCACAGAAACATACTGATACCGAAACAAGCAGGGCAAAATATTAAAAGCTCTGCTTGTTTTTTTGTTTCTGTTCGATATGAAAAGTATCATCCAAACAACATTTTTTTCTTTTTTTTTGAATCGAATCAAAAGAACACCCCGCGCCTCGCTCAGTCGGCATGGTGGGTGCGCACCCCCTTTAGGGGGTGCAAATATGCTTGGGCGTCCCACTGACCGACGACCGCCACCCCGACGACCTCCACTCCCATTAAGGGAGTGAGTGCTGCTGCGCTCTGACCTTTCCCACCGTCACCGCCACACGATAGGCACTCCCTTAAGGGAGTGAGTGTGCATGGGATGCACCCTGTCGGCAGTCCGAACCGAGCCAGACGGCCAACCCCTTAAGGGGTTGAGGAACAGGAACGAGCCGAAAGCCAAACTCGCGCTGGACGCGCGCTGACTTTGGCGCGCCCTTTCTCCTGCGCATAATGCCCGTGGAAACAGGCGAAAAGACGAGTGTCCGTCCCCGCCGTTTTGCCGTAACTTTGCATCGGCATTCAGCCAAACGGCGGTCCGCCGGTCAGGGCATCAAAACTTACGCATTATGAAAAAAACAAGCGCAAAGAGCAAGAACGTGAACACGAAGGCTGCAAAGCAGCAGGTTGAGAACCCCCAGGCCAACTCTCCTAAGAGAGTTGTCGAGACCCGAGATATGTACGAAGTGATTTTCAATCACTCCGTCAGCCTCGTGGTAGCCTACACCCTTGGGCACAAGGGCGAGAATCCTCGCGAAGGCTTTGCCTTCGGGTCGGTTGCTACCCAACCCCATACGAGGGGCTATGCCAAATCTTTGATTTGGGGCTTCGTGACGAGTAAGGCTGGTAAGGTCCTAAAGGACCTTGACGAAGTGGCGAAAGCCGAAGACCGCAAGAAGATTGCAATAGCAATCTTGACCGACTGCAACCTCGTGAAGGGCGATAGCAAAGCTATCGAGACATCGCTCGCCAAGGTCGAGCCTAAGCGTGAGCGAGTATTCGCCGAGTCAGTCCTTGCAGGACTGAAAGCCGCTGCCGAGAAGCCCGCTACCACCCCTAAGGGTGGTAAGTCCAAGGGCGAAAGCAAGCCCAAGACCACCAAGGCTACTGCCCCTAAGGGCAGTAAGGCCAAGGGCGAGACCAAGGCTGCCCCTAAAGGGGCAAAGGCTAACGGCAAGGCCAAGGCAGGCAAGTGAGCAACCAAGCGAGTGAGCACCCACACGAATGTTTAACCCCGAGGGGGTTAAGGGCAGAACCGCCCAGCCCCCTCATAATTTTTTCAAAATTATGAAGTATTTTTTCGATGTCACAGTCAGCGTTATGGACGCAAACACGAGGATTGAACTCTACGAGTTCAGCGAGCTACATATCTCCGCCCACGGCCCTTTGGGCCGAGCCAAAACGTCAGCCAAGCGTAAGGCAATCAGGGCTGCTATGGATTCCATCCATAGGCATTGGCGAGAGTCGATTTACACACAATACTGCGTGTTTGGCAACCACGACCTAACTGCAAAGCAGTTATGGTGGCTTGTAGACGAGGGCCTAATCGTCGAACCCAACGACAAAGTCGTTGAAGTTAAGACTTGTGAGTGTACGGGATGGATGTCATAAGCCTTACGGCTTACAGCCCTACTGCCGAGCAGCCCTCACCCCTTACGGGGTGGGGGCTTTTCGTTGCCACCCATATACGTGGGCCCATATCGCGGGCGCAAATTGCGCGTCCATCAGGGCGCATAATGCACGCCCATTTCGCCCAGCCAACGTGGGCGGGCGCACGCGGGGGACTCCCCCGATACATTCTGTTTTTGTGCCCGCCTGCGTCACGATGGATGGTAATCAAGACTTTGCGCTGCGCATCGTGGCATCACGTGGACGCCCAATGGGGGTCGGGGTTGTGGGCTGGTGTGGTCGCCCAATGGGGAGCCGTTTCGTGGGCTGATGTGGTCGCCCAATAGGGGTCGCTGTGGTCGGCTGATTTTGGACGCCCATATCGCGTGAGGGGTGGGCGGTCAGAGCCTTTTGTGGTCGCCCAATGAGGTGCCGAATTTTGGACGTCCACCTAAACGCGAAGGGTGGGGGACCAGGCGAGGCGCGTGGAAGCCCATGACCCGCCGTGATGTGGACGACCAGCCCCCTAACGAGACCGACCATGTGGACGGATGATGGGCGACCAAGTGGGCCTGGGTGGTCGCCTGATGTGGGCGGAAGTGGTCAGCCACCTAACTGCGAGTGGCAGCCCACGCGAAGCCCGACATGGGTGCCCATCCGAGGCTCATCGTGGGCGACCACGCGAGGGGTTAATGGGCGTCCCTAAACGCGAAATTGGGCGGCCACGTGGGCTGGTGTGGTCGCGCTGTGGGCCCACGTAAATTGGGCGCCCACGTCACGATAAATAATACCCCACGTCCACGCGCCTGCGGCGTTTTTTTAAGTCTAAATAACCGTGTTATTTAGACTAAAAAAACGAGGTCTTGACAACCGCTCAAAAAATCATTTTCTTTGGGGTAGCCTTTCGATGGTCGATTGGCGCAACTTCAAAATCAATTTGCATTATGGCAACACGTAACAACAAGCGCAACGACGCAACACGTAACGAGAACACGAACGCTGCAAGCAAGCAGCAAGTTGAGAACCGCAAGAACGGCAAGCAGACCCCTGCCCCCGCTCCCACGAACGATGCCCCCGTACCCGCCAGTGTCGAGGACGTTCAGCACCGCTACGACGAGGTGAAGTCGCTTCTTAGCAAAGCTAAGAAAGACAAGCAGAAGCATAGCGACAAAGTCGCTACCCTCAAGGAGCGTTTCGACAACGAGAGCTATGCTCTCGCCACACTCCGCTGCTCACTGGGCACAGGTGATGAGCAGGACGCTGCTATCGTCGCCAACCGTAAGGTTGAACTCGGCTTGTCCGACCTGCTCGGCAAGGCTATGGGCACACTTCCGCAGGACAGCGACGAAGTCGCCAAGGCTCGTGAGTCGGCTAAAGCCGAAGAGCGCAGTCTGACCTCGGCTATAGCCGAGACCAAGCGTCAGTGGAACTCCGTCTATCGTACTCTGTACGATACCATCGGGCTGACCAAGGTGTCTCTGCTGACCCCCGACATGCTAAAGGACTTGTGTCCTTTCCTCCTCGTCGGCACCGCTGACGGCCTAAAGGCCGGTGTCATCAGCCGCTCAGCCGTCCGCAAGAACGGCAAAGCCGTGAAGAAAGACGGCAAGAGGGTGTATAAATACACCCTGAGAGAGCGCAAAGGTTGGTCGGCTTACGGGCTCTTTGAGCTCTTAGAGCTCAACTTCCGTTGGACTAACGGCGAGGTATTCACCGAGGACGAACTGAAAGTTCGTAACGACCTGCTGACCGCTCAGGTCAATGCCTTAAAGGCATTGAAAGCAGCCAAGGCTGCCAAGCAGTCGGACGTCCCCGAGCAGGCTGCTGAAGCAGCCACCGCTGAGGGTCAGTTGGCAGCTGCTGCTAAGGCAGCAGGCAAGGCTGTCAAGGAGAGCACTGCTACCACAGGTAGCAAGACCGCTAACCGCAAGACCAAGGTTGCATAAGCAACCTACCTACGGTAGGGCGTCCGCTGTCGGAGCGGCTTAACCCCATAGGGGTTACGGAGGGTCCGACTCCCTCGCTGCCCACACTATCCTGCACCCATATCGGAGCGTTCGTTTCGATTGCAGGCCGTCGGGGTTCCCTACGGGAAAGAGGAACCAAGCCACTCGCCACCTATCGGTGGAACCGCAAAGCGGTTGAGCTAAGTGCCCGAGCTGCTCCGACCTAAAGGTCGGGTGGTGGACGACAATGGTCGTTGGTCTTACAGACCACAGTCGCTTATCAAGCGGTTGCCTGCTCTTTGACATGATGTGAAGCACGACTGAGCGAGGAAGAAACTCGCAACACGTTGGAGTGACGGCAATGGAAGTAGGGGTATGACCCCCATGAGGATTTTGACTACGCAAAAACGCTTCTATGGAGATATAGTGCGTGGGCGTCAAGGTGGCAAAACAGTTAAGACGGCTTGCTCTGGGCAAGAATGGGCGTGCTATGCGCTCTGCGTTCCAGCGCGAGAGAAAGGGATGTTACCATGACCGAAAGCAGGGCGGCCTGGCCCACGTACCCAAACAAACTAAATGCGAGAATTATGGCAACACTGAAAGATTTATGCAGCACTATCCCTGTAAGCATGATGCGCGACCAAGCTATCCGAGAACTGAACCGACGCAAGGCGATGTCCTATGTCCGGCGTATGGACGCACTGCGCCAGGAGGAGCGCGTTTTTGACAAGTGCCAGACGCGCCGCCCCGAAAAGGGAAAGAGCAAAAACAGCTATTCGCGGGAGGAAGCGGGCACGATTGGCAACATGGTTGTAGGTGTGCGTACCAGTTGGAACAGCGTGGTGGTATGTAAGTGCCGCAAAACGAACTGAGAAATATTGCGTAAGTTTATCAACTATGGGCGGTCGTCGTGACGACGTTTGACTATCTGTACGCCCATATTGTTCGGACTAATAATAACACATATATAATAAGGCGTAAACTATGGCAGCAATGGTACTTGAACTTCGCCCGAAGTTCCAGGAGCTTCGGGCGAAGGCGACGTACTCGCACGAGGAGGTCATCGACATCCTATGCGAGTTCGCCAAAACTCTCTATCCCGACATGGCGCCGGAGCGTATTCGGGAAATCATCGTAAATAATTTCTAAAAAATTCGGAGGACTGACGTATGAAGAAGTTTATTCAACGTATCGGCCAGGCTGTTTTCAGCTTTGGCTGTGGGCTGGTATGCGCTATCGCCGCCAACCATGTGAGCAACTATGAGTATGCCCCTGTCGCCGGCTGGTTCTGCGGGTGCCTGATAGGCGCTCTGGTATCTGGTGTGTTCGATCTGGCGGAGGAGCGCAAGGCCGAACACAAGACTCTCTCGCAGGGGTATCGCGAGGCAGCGTGACCCCGCCCCTATCCCCGCCCCTGAGAGGGGTGGGGAACTATCAAGACAAACAAACATTCAAATCAATTAAAAGCTACACAAGATTATGGAAAAGATGACATTCAACTACAACGGCAAGGCTATGAGCCTGCGAGTTTACGGCTATGAGCGCGAGGCATACCGCCGCGTGGCAGAGAGAATCAACGGAGTATCTAACGTGGAAATCGGATAAGGAGGACAAGTTATGGCAAACAAGAAAGCTATCATCAAGAAAATCTGGGACAAGGCTCCCAAGTGTGTACGCCGTCAGGCTGAGAGTGCTATCATCGTGAGTATGGCCGCCGGTCTGCTGGCTGCCGCCCACATGGACGAGTGCGGAAAGATGGCCGTGCAGGACATGGCGCATGAACTGAACTATACGTGGGACCCGTTCGACGGGTTCTGCGCATAAGCGAGGGAGGGCTGTGACTATGGCAACAAAGAAGCAGGCTGGGACTGAGCGTCCCTATACGTGGTATGAGTTTCTTCGCATCGTCCGAAAAATCGTGGAGGAGCAGCAGATTGTGATGCACGACGAGCTGGACTATTTCGATGCCGACTGGCAGCAGCAGAACAAGCCTATCGACCTGGGCGTGTGGGACTGGTGGCTGACGAACAGGACGGACTTCGGAGGCTCGGAGGGCGTCTATTCGGACTTCTATGTGCGCATGGACGGTGGCGAGAGCCGCCATGTGTTCACGGCCAAGACATTGGACGGCAGCCGCGAGGCATACGTGAAGATGCACGAGTTTGCAGCCCGCGTGTGTCTGGTGGTGCGCGACTATGTGAAGGAGCATGAAGACGAGTTCAACTGGACGGGCTACGACGTGGGCTACTGGGAGAACGAGGAGCGCAAGACCTATATGCTGGCCCACAAGCACGAGAACGCTATGAAGTATGCCCTGGAGCTGAAGCAGAAAGGTCGCAGGGCATGGATTCGTGACAACGAGAAACGAGAGTATCAGGAGGTGTGAGTATGGCAGACTATCAGTATCATATCGAGACCTATACGATGCCGTTTGGCGTTGATACATGGCAGACGGAGGACATCATGCAGGCTTCTGACGACGAGGAGCAGGTGTATAACCGCTGGCAGGCTATCGTGAAGGAGGTGAAGCGCGACTATCCCCGGGCATGTATGCGACGGACGCTGAACCGCCGCACGGTGAAGCAGGCTATGGGCGACCGCGAGTCGGCTATCTGCAGCCGGGAGTGGAAGTTGCCCAATGGCGAGGGATGTTATCGGGTGACGATGTATGTGACACGTAAAGCAGCGTGACTATGAAAGCGAATATAGAGAATCTGAAGCAGGCTATGCAGCTGTGTGCCAAGGCGCACGGGGCGCAGTTCTGCGACTGGAGTGACGAAGACCAGCTGGCTATCGACAAGGCTAACGTGCCCGTGATGGCCGACGTGAGGATGATCTGCGAGGCGTTCTTCGGGACGTTCTCGCCTCTGGACGAGAACTGGGGCTATACGGTCGTATGGCTCGGTATGCCCTTCCTGAAGGAAGTAAACGAACAGCTGTTGGCTATGGCTCTGCCTGTGCAGATGGCAGCGTGAGTGTGGGACAATTAAAACGAAACAATTATGGCAAAGAAAATTTCTATCAGCAAGACTATCAAGGCTGTGAAGGTGGCCTATCGTGTGAGTGACAACGAGGCACTGGAACTGGTGCCCATGTTTGTACGTAAGGCAGCGTAAGGACTATGGCAATAATGAGCGACGCGCAGATTGCTGCGCAGTATTCGGACTTCAAGATTCTGGCACTATCGGTGGAGGAGAAGGACGATTATTTCACGGGGTGCATAGAGATAGAGTTTCCTAATGCCGACAACATCACGTTCGACGGCTATAAGTGTGACAACTTTATCGGCTATGGCAAGACGGGCAACCGTATTGCCTTCGACAACTGGTACCCTGACGAGGTGTACTACAATCTGTGTTATCAAATCAATAAACAACGTAAAGCAGCGTGAGACTATGGCAAACGAGATTAAGACGGCCAACGGAGTGGAGTACCGCTTCGTGGGCGAGTATGGCAGCATCCGCATGGAGAACGCCAAGACCATCAACCGCTATCTGGAACTGAAGAGCGGCGAACCTGACACGGAGAAGTATGGCGTGTTCTTCGCCTTCGGCAACGACCAGTTTGAGGAGGGGCGCAAACGCCTTATCGCCAAGGGCTACCTGAAGGAGGGCGAGAAGGTGTGCTCGGCTGGCATGGGGCTGTATGGCACCAGCGAGGAGATAGACCGCTATCTGGACTTCTATAAGCAGCTTGTGACGCTGCAGGGGCAGGAGTGCAACCCGCAGGAGGTGTACTTCTACGAGTGGAACAACCACGAGTGCATGGTGTCTATGGACGACGATCCTGCGCTGAAACTGATTATCGACATCTTCGGCAAGGAGGCGGCGCACAAGATTAAGCGCATCTATCCCGGCACTCCTACCAACATACTGGCACCGCTGACGGAGCGCGACAAGCATCTGGGAGAGTATGACCACACGCTGAGAATGCTGGGGCGCATGGAGTTCGACTTGCACGGGTTCTTCAGCGAGGGCGACTGTCGCTATCAGCGGCCCGAAGACCTGTGGGCGGGCTGCGTGAAGGGCGAGATACAGAAGACAAGGGAACTATACAACGCCCTGCCCGACGACATCAAGGACGCTTCGCCTATGACGAAGCAGGAGATAGACGACTATGCCCGACGGCTGGAGCAGTGGGCTGACGCGGAGTTCTCGAAGGCGGAGTACGACCCCGTGCCCACGACCCGGCGCGAGGACTTGCCGCAGGAGATTGAACTGCAGGACAAGCTCTACTATCGTGACGACGACGGCAAATATCAGACACCGACGCACGTATGGTTCTCGTGCGACTCGCGCCGCTCGCATCAGGACGAGCGCATGACGCACGGAAGGGCTATGACGAGCTATCTGGGCAAGAAGGGCACGACGCTGACGCCGGTGCTCATCAGCGACCCGACCGCACTGGGCATGAAGCCCTATCGGAGGGACGACCTGTGCAACGTGTCGGCCAAGTATGAGTATAAGCCGCTGCACGGCAGACTGTATGAATTTTATTACGAGTAACAATTAAAAACTATGGCAAAGAAACAAGTGGACGAAAGTCCGATGATGAAGCAATACCGCGACCTGAAGGCGAAGCATCCGGAGGCTATGCTGCTGTTCCGCTGCGGCGACTTCTATGAGACGTATGAGGACGACGCTAAGGAGTGTGCCAAGGTGCTGGGTATCACGCTCACCTTCCGTAACGGCGACAAGATGCCTATGGCGGGGTTCCCCTACCATGCACTCGACACCTATCTGCCCAAACTGACAAGGGCTGCCAATTCGGGGCAGATGAAGTTTAAGCGTATCGCTATCTGCGACCAACTGGACCCGCCGCCAGGACCGAGACCCAAGCGCGGGACTACAACTGAGGACAACAATCAAAACAATTCGGAGGACGAAGTTATGAATAACGAGACAATGAAGGTGACCGACCTTATCGGCAAGAGTATCAGCAACGGCGGTAACGCCAAGTACACAATCAACAGCATCGAGGGCGACAAGGTGAGCGTGACGTTCCAGATGGGCGACAGCGAGGGCAAGCCTATGACTATGGGCGTGGCTCAGGTGGAGAAGCTGCTGCAGGGCGGCTGGACTGTTGGCGCGGGCACGGCGCAGGAGCCTACCAAGCAGGAGGCACCCAAGACGGAGGAGTCTGCCGCCAAGACGGTGACTATGGGCGAGACGAAGAAGCCGCATGGCATTATGCCGAAGTCGAAGGTGACGCTGCGCAAGAAGCAGCCGCAGACGGAGGAGCCTGAAACCAGCAACGTGAAACCTGAAACCAAGGCGGGCAAACTGGTGTATAGCGCCTATACGAACAAGAAGGGCAAGACGTGCGCCAAGGTGAGCGGATTCGCCGAGACGGACGCAGCCTATCAGCAAGCAATCAGTCTGCACGGATTGGCTTCCTACGAGACGGTGAAAGGTGAGCGCGTGAACTTCCTGACGTTCGGTCCCCGCTATGCGGAGGTGGCAAAGACCGTATGCCAGATGCTGAACGAGGGCAAGAGCCTGGATGACTGCCAGGCTATCGTGGACAAGGCTACCGAGGAGCGTATGGCAAAGCGAGAGGAGCGCAAGCAGAAACGCGAGACCTATCGTGAGCAGCACACTCCCAACCCATCCCCGAAGGGCAAGACCTATACCGAGCAGGAGGTGGCTGACCTGATGCGCCGAGTCATCGCCGGCGACAAGGAGGCTATGGCTATTGTCAATGCTATGGCGGCGTAAAGGAAGTGAAAAGTGAAGAGTGAAGAATAAAGAATTAAAGTAGTTATGGCAACGAAAAGAGACAACGGAGGCCAGCAGAAGAAGCGTGGCTTCCAGATGAACGACAAGCAGAAGGCGAAGTATGCCGAGTTATTTACCAGCGCCCTCGACCAGATGGAGGATGCGGAGTGGACGAAGCCGTGGGTCAGTCCCCGACACGGGTCGCCGATGAACTATAAGTGGCGCAAGCCGTACAGAGGAATCAACAACTTCATCTTGACCCTGCTATGCGCTATCAAGGGGTGGGAAGCACCTCTGTTCCTGACGTTCGAGCAACTTACCGACATGGGGCTATCGCTCAATATGATGGAGGACGAAGAGGGCAACGTGGTGCTGAAGGACAACGGGATGCCGAAGTTTGAGAGCAGCTTCCCCGTAGTGAAAAAACTGCCCACCTACTATCTGGATCACAAGAAGCTGACGCAGAAGGAATATGACGAGCTGGACGACGAGGACAAGGAGCGTGTGAACACGCACTTCCGACCTAAGACCTTTCCGGAGTTCAACCTATCGCAGACGGACTTCAAGGCGAAGTTCCCCGAGAAGTGGGAGGAGCTGACCCGTCTGCCTGAGCACGACTATAAGAGCGGAACCAAGGACGAGGTGCTGGAGCGGATGATCATGCAGGGCGAGTGGCGCTGCGCTATCAAGTTCACGAGGCATGAGAGCTACTACTCGCCCACGAAGGACGTCATCTGCCTGCCGGAGCGCAGCCACTTCCTCGGCGACGAGCTGTTCTATTCGACGGCTATTCACGAGATGGCGCACTCTACGGCGGGCGAGCTGAAGCGCGACATGGGCGGCGAGGGATTCGGCTCTGAGGGCTATGCCCGTGAGGAGTTCGTGGCGGAGCTGACGTCGGCGTGCGTATGCTCAATGCTGGGTATCGGCAGGTTGCTCGACCAGCAGCATATCGCCTATGTGCAGAACTGGCGTCAGGCTATCAGAGACGACAAGGACTTCATTCCTGCCGTGATAGACCATGTGCAGCGGGCTACGAACTACTTCCTTCGCCGCTATGACGAGGTAAACAAGCAGATGCACCCGCTGATGCTGCCTATGCCGATGGCGGCGTGAGATTTAAGTGAAGAGTGAAGAGTGAAGAGTGAAGAATTTGCTACCGCTCGACTATTTGCGGAGCGGCTACTGCCCTTGTGGGTGGGGTCGCTCCGCGAGAAATTATTATTAAAATTATTCAAACGACTATGGCAAATTATATAGACATGATGGTCAGCAATACGCTGGAGAGGTTTAACCGTAGCAAGCTGAAGACTGTGCGCGACAACCTGGGGCTGAACCCTAAAGACGGAAAGTATTGCATAAGCGGGGACTTGGGCTATATGTCTTTAAGGCTCTTCTACTGCGGCGCGGAGGTCAGGCAGTACGACAACGGCAAGGTGTTCGTGTACTTCGACTATGACGACCGTGTTGGAGCGTGGGGCGGCTATACCCGTAAGTACGAGGTGAAGGACTTGGATATATTCAAGTCGCCACGATGGATAAGCATCATCAAGAGCGAGGGCGTAAAGGCTTCGCCGGATGTGATAATGATCTAAAACGAAACGACTATGGCAGTAAGAAACATGGACGCTATTGAGCGTCAGGGCAAGATGATTGCCGAGCAGAAGGCCAACGAGCGCAAGATGCGTGAGGATGGCTTCTGGCAGAGAGTGAACACTATCAGGGCGTGCCACGACGACGCGGTGGACTTCATCGACACGGTGGATGCGCTGGTCAAGAACGGGCTGCGCTGGAGGTTCTCCGAGTGGATGAAGCAGCAGAACGTGAGCTATACTATCTACGACAAGAAGCTGGGCGTGTGTTGTCTGAGCGACAACAGGCAGGATGCTCATGTGTATTATGTACCTACGGAGAACGCTGTCTGCTTCGGCTGGAGCGGCTGGGGTATGTGTGAGTATTACTCGACGAATGAGAAGATGGACTATTTCATTCATACCTATCTCAGCGACCACGGCTACGACAAGGGACTGACGATGATGGCCACACGGCTGCAGCCGTTCTTGAAGGCATTCTTTGAGTGGGTGAAAACAATTTAAACGAGTAACGACTATGGACAAGACTATATTGAACAGGATCCTGGCGGCGTGGTTTGAAGGCAGCCGCTATGTGACTGGAGAGAGCGACGAGTATGGCGACACCCGCTATGTGGGGTTGCACGGCGGGCGGACTTCGGAGGTAGTGGCGAACGAGGCGCATCCCGACTCGCTGACGGTCTATGAGATCGACAAAGGTGGCTCGTATCTGAATGCGTTTAATTTCGAGTTTGGAGACGGGACGGGTCACGGCGAGAACCTGCGGCTTATCGGCATGGAGGGCAGCGGGCACGACTTCAAGTTTGAACTGGTGCGCAACTATTCCGAGTGCCACACAACGATAACAATGATTAAACAATAAAACAGAGACAACTATGGCAAAGGAAACTAAAGGCTATTCCAACGACAGGGACGGCAAACTGAGTTGGCTGCTTGACAGTCACTATAACCTGTATCATGCAGATATAATCTACAACGCTATGCACGACGACAATGTGAGCATACAGGACTTTATTCATGGATGCACTATGATTCACGCGGAAGAGGGTAGGGACAACGACGAGTTTGTACCCGACGAGTTTGAACATCTAAAGTGACGAGACTATGGGACAATGTTATTCTGTGGCAATCAAAGCGAGATTCACTGACGAGGACGGCGCAAAGAAAGCGCTGCAGGCGAAGCTCGGCAGGCATGAAGAGGAGCACGTCAATTACAGCCTTGACCACTTCACGGGTGAGCTTGGTCTGTCTACTGACAACCTGCACGACCTGATGGGCATATTCTTCGGCGGCTGGAAGGGCAGGCTCGAAACTGCACCTGCCGACAAAACGTGGGAGTTTGCCGACTTCGATGCCTCCTATGGCTGGGAAAGTCTTATGATGGATGCCTTCGAGACAATCGCACCTTACCTGGCTGACGACTCTGTAATTAAAATCTTGCCCGATTCCGGTTGTGATCACGGAACAGTCAGGAACGGGAAATGCAAATGGGCATAACTATTAAAACAAGTAACGACTATGGAAAAGAAAGATTTCTATGAAGACATCAAGGAGCTGCACAAAAACATCGTGGCTGAGACGGTGGCCCTGATGGTGGAGCACGGCGTGAAGGAGGTTGACCTGCTGGGCAGCGACTGCGACCATGCCTATGTGATGGGTTATCCGGGCGACGGGACCGGCGTGATGGAGATGGAGGTGAGCAAGGTGTACTATAAGGACTGTCAGCTGTGGCTCGACGTTATCCTCGACATCGACACAGAGGAACTGGCCGAGCAGAACGAGGACGGCGACATCGGTGATGCCTACCAGTGCTGGCGTGCCAACGACTTCGAGCACTTCAAGCCCTGCGGCGGTATCGAAATGGTGTATGAGAGTGTATGGCAGGTGTTGGAGCGGCGGCTGCCCGAGGTGACGGAACCGGAGGAAATGGAGTTCTACAGCATCGAGCCCGACGGCAAGGGCGGCAAGCGGATACACGTATTGGGCTACTGCTATACCGAGGGCGACGACCAGGGCGAGGGACCGTGGCGCAACGTGGAGTACACGGGCTTCATTGAGCCGTTGCAGGAGTTTATCGACCACCTGAAGCAGAACGAGAACTATGTGGACGAGACGGCTGCCGACGTGAAGCAGTACATCGGTGACTATACCGACGAGGGGATGGCCGACGTCATCAACCACTATTTCGACGGGCACACGGCGAACCGCCGCCTGCACTATTCGGAGATTACTATCGACACACCCTGCTGGGATTATATCAACTAACGACGAAACGATTTATGGCAAAGAAACTATGGGAGGCCGCCCTGGAAAAGGCCAACGAGAACCTGAAGGAGTATGGCGCACAGTTGGAGGTGCGCCGTCAACTGGGAGGTGGCGACTATTCGCTTAACGTCAGTTGGAGCGACGGCGAGACGGAGAACTATGCCAGCGGTTTCTATGAGGAGGAACTGGATCAGTTGGTGAGCGAGGCGTGGCCGGACGTGAGAATCAAGAGCCGCCATCGCGGCGACAGGATTATCCGCTGCATCGTGCATGTCGATACCACGGAGCGGTCGGTGCTCGACGGCGGCAAGTTCATTCACGAGCATGAGTATCTGGGCAGCGAGGAAGCCGCCGTGCGCTGGATGAACCAGACGCTGCACTATGTGCTCGACGACGCGGCGGAGATTGTGAGCATCGAGGACCTTATCAGCGTGAACGCTGCGCTGGCTGAGCAGTACGACAGCCCGGCGAACACGGAAGCCTACGCCTCTATCGAGGACATCACGGAGGAGGTGATTGTGAAGTGCAGCGAGGTGTTCTGCGAGCACCACTGGAGCCACAAGGCACTCACGGCTATAGCCGACGAGCTGGGAGTGGATTTGTATGACATTGAAAAACAGTAACGACTATGGACAAGACGATATTGGATAAGATTCTGGCGGCGTGGTTTGACAGTGGCCGCTATGTGACTGGAGAGGTCGACGAATATGGCGACACCCGCTATGTGGGGCTGCACGGCGGGCGGTGCTCGGAGGTAGTGAAGAACGAAGAACATCCCGACTCGCTGACGGTCTATGAGATCGACAAGGGTGGATCGTACCTTGGCGGCGACGGCTTTGAGTTTGAAGGTGGAATCAGGTCTGACAGCCATGAGAAGAACCTGCGAATGATAGGCATGGAGGGCAGCGGGCACGACTTCCGCTTTGAGCTGGCAAGAAACTATTCAGAGTGCCACACAACGATAAAAATGATAATGTAACGACTATGATTATCAGATTCAAATTCACGTCATTCGACGGACAGATTGTTGAGGGGATGCGGACGGAACTGGACCGCAACTATCCCGACGAAGAGACGGCGCTCATCCTCGTGGAGGACGAGCACCATGCCGACACGGAGGGCTACTTCGAGCTGAACATCCGCAAGGACAAGGACGGGCGGCTGACACAGGATGGCTATGTGGCGGAGTATGAGAGCAGCGACGAGGCAGAGGCGGCACACATCACGGAGCTGACCCTGCTGGAGGTGACGGAGCACGACTTCGACGAGACGTTGCGCGAGGCCAACGAGACGCTGCAGCCATTCGGCAAGCGTATCGTGACAGACTACGACGGTGAGGGCTACTGGTCTGTAGGCAGCACCGACATGGACGGCAGTAATCCTGACTGGTATGCCGATGCCGACTTCGAGCATGAGGTGAGGTCTTCTATCAACGAGTGTCTGGCTCATGTGCTGGCCAGGGTGAAGAACCCGGAGCTGTGGCAGCAGGGGCAGGACAAGATGGCGCAGATACGCCAGCTATGGGAGAGCCTGACGGGTATTGAGCAGGTGGACCTGATGGTGGAGTTCTACTACGGATTGATGGACGCGGAGAAAGACAGATTTTTGAGTGAGACGGAAAACGGGTAACGACTATGGGAAAGAAATTTAGGTGCGAGGCACCAATCGACAACAAGAACCTGATGGAGGATGGGTTTGAGGACGATGTATTCCGGGATTTCTATTGGGCTCCCGAGCACAGGGCAAGCAAGCGCCGCCATCTGGTTGGCGTGGTGGATTCTGAGAACTATGGCGCTATGGTGGACGTGAAATGGTCGTGGGGCGAGCATCAGATTGACATCCAGGTTATAGGCATTCAGCCTTCGGAGGATATCGACGAGGTGCGCCGCGAGGTGTTCGACCACTACGAGCGGACTTTCAAGGCGTGGCAATGCGAGGACAACCCCGGACTGGTGGTCGAGACCAAAGAGGTGCTTGGCATCCTGACTGTGAGTTTCTATTTTGAGACGGACGATTAAAACAGAGAGGCTATGGTAAAGAGATTTAACGTGGACGTGGATATCACCATGTCGTGCCGTATCGAGGTGGATGCGGAGAGTGAGGAACAGGCGAAGACTATCGTGGGCAACTGGATAGGCGACGACCCGTGGCAGTACGTCAGGGACGGGCATTATGTCGGGCACGAGTTCGAGAAGGTGAGCGAGTGCGGCGAAGAGTAGTGGTCGCCTCACTGCGAGTTCTGCGACACCATCGTATAAAATACGACCACGGGTGAATGGATTTCACAGAATATGTGTATTTTTGCAAACGGATTTAAAAACAATACGGCTATGGATATCAAGCAAATTATTCGGCTGACTCCTGAGCAGGAGCAGTTGTGCAAGGAGATGGAAGCCCTCTATCAGAAGATGCAGGCAGCGGGTATCGCCTTCGCAAAGAGCGAGAACGGAGATGTGGTGGCTTATAATGCCACGGAGATTGAGGACTGTGAGAGTGCCGATGTCTGGGGCGACGGTCCTGACGGCTATGAGTATGCAGAGCAGAACGATATGCGCCGGCTGTTCCCCGTATGGGGCTGCGAGACGCTGTATGTAAAACGTAAAACGGAGTAACGACTATGACGAAGTACAAAGCGACTATCATCTTCGGAGAGTATGCGGCCAAGGCTTATTGCAATGGCGGCGTGGAGGAAATGGCGGAACACATGGACGAGGGCCAGCTGACGGTGCGCGAGTTTGACACTGAGGCAGAGCGGCGGGCCTACATCATGGGCATCGACGACAGTGACGGGTGGCTGGGTGCCGCCGTGCTGAGCAAGGAGGATGCCGAGTGTGACACAGTGAAACAACTATTAAACGAGTAACCTATCAGCCCCGCACGGATCAACCTGCCCTTTGATGGGATGCGGGGCACTAACTTACGATGGATGATGTAAGAGGGAAGATGTAAGATGTCGGCCTTCAGCCATCAAAAAGAGTTTTGGCTATCGCCGAAAATTCTACGCCATGCCAAAGCTGAAGCGAGCTTCGCTTTGGTCATCTGGCTTAAACGTAATTTTCATAACTTGTAAATGCCCGAGCCGGGTGCTCCGGTCGGGCGATTTGATTTTGAATGTTGATGATGCAGCCTGTCGGGATGACACGCTGCATCTTTTTAGTTACGATTATTTACCCCTAAAAGATATACGACTATGGCATACAAATTTTCAGAGACTGGCAAGCTGGGCGATGAGTTCCAGCGGGTGTTCGGCATCGGCTTCAAGCCGTTCTACGACAGGCTGATATCGTTTGCCTCTAAGCAGATGTGCATCGACATCCTGAAATTCGACGAGTGGCTGCATCGGAAGCATGGCAACTATGAAGACTCAGGCAAGAGCATGGTTGACTGCATCCGTGAGCACTATGGAGAGGAGGGAGTGAGACTGTTAGACGAAGTGACAGGCGCGGATGGCGACAACCCTACGCCAAAACCGGAGCCGGAGAAGCCGAAGAGAAAGCCCAAGGCCAAGGCGAAGCCCGTGGACCAGAGAGCATTTAACAACAGGATTGCGCTGTCGCTGCTGCGGCAGTGTGCATGGATGTGGGAACACTGCATGCGGAGTAACAACGAGGGTACGTTTACGATGAAGGACGTGCGGATGGGGCTTTCGCTTCGTGACTTTAAGAAGAGTCCTGCGGGGTTTATCATGTTCGACCTTGGAAGCTGCGAATACTGGGATGTGTTCGACCGACAGGGAATTGAGGGCGTGAGCTACGATGCGGAGAATGAGAGGATGAGCATGTTCCTGCCCTACGACCCGCAGGGCGACCAGACGCTGGGATTCGGGTGCAGTTTCGAGGCGAAGGATGTTTTTGATGTGGCGTATCAGATGTGCAGCCCGAGCCTGTTGCAGAAGGTGCGCTTCTGCTATAAGGACGGCGAGCGGTGGTCGGACATCCCCGACATCGACGTGAAGCCTGCAAAGAAGAGCAAGCCCAAGGCGAGGGCTGCGGAGATACCGCAGCACACGGAGCCAGCCGAGCCTACGTTTGCGGAGAAACTAAGGGAGGCACTATTACGACAATTCAGACAAGCGGCATAAACTGTAAACTTAGAAACTTATGAACTATTTCGAGCATTGTATGACCCACGAGCAGCTGGAGCAGGAGCACCGCAGGCTCGTGATTAAGATGCACCCTGACCGCAACCCTGACAACCCCAACGCTACGGTGGAGTTCCAGGAGATGCAACAGCAGTATGAGGAACGCAAGGCCGAGTTGAACGGCGACTACCGCAAGAGCGCCAAGGGACGTGAGCGAAGGGAGCGGGAACGCAGGGAGCGTGAGGAACGGGAGCGCAGGGAGCGCGAGCGCAACCGGCTGGCCGAGGTGCTGGAGCAGGCACGGAGGAACAAGCAGAAGAAGGCGGGCGAACTGAAGGCGGGCGACTTCATCTATGCCCGTATGATTAAGAAAAGCGTGCTGGATATGGCTGCGCCTACACTGGAGCAACTGCTGCGACAGACTATCCGTAATGGCGTGAACGACGAGACGGTGGTGATGGTAGAGCATGTCATCGACATGGGCGACCAGGACTTCTATACCACTCCCTATAGCAGGCTGATAACGCCGGGCATGGTGCTCGGCGGGTGGGAGACCATCCAGAAAGCCGACCCGAAGAACGGCGTGCCTAAGTCGAAGAAGGTGGCGAAGGTGGTGCTGTTCCGCTGCAAGAGCGGAAACGATGAGCTTGCTATCTTCGGGAATCCGATGGGCGACCCGTCTATCTCGGACTACTATCTGCCCTTCAACTATGAGACGCTGTTCAGCGTGGAGCTGGGCGACGCTAAGGCGCAGCTCGACCACGAGGCAGCGGAGAAGACACGCATCGAGGCGGAGCGCAAGGCCCGCATCGAGGCGGAGCAAAGACCGCTGATAGACGAGTGGGCACCAAAGCTGATCGCTATCAGCCGGGGACTGACCGACGCGGAGCAGCAGACGGTGGCTGTGAATAACCTGAAGACGGTACTGAAGGGGAAGTTCCCCGGGGTGACGTTCACCATCAAGGCCAACCGCTACGGCGAGACATCGGTGACGTGGGAGGACGGGCCGACGGTGGTGGAGGTGGTAGGTACCGCCGACCTCTTCAATGACTGGCTACAGCTGACGGAGCCGACTCCCTGGCAGGAGCGCTTTGGACGGGTGACTATTAACATAGCCGACTTCAACCGCAAGATGAACACGCTGACGAAGGCCCGCATCCTGCATCAGTTGGGCGGCGTGACGGAGGCGTTCAGCCAGGGCGACATCGACGACGAGGTGACAGTTAGCGACGACGACTGGACGATGCTGCACCTGATGGTGGGTGTGAGTGTCGGCGACAAGGATGCTACGCTATGCCGCTGCCACGAGCAGGCTGACGGAATACGGCGGGTGCATATCGGCACGGCTGTAAGGTATGTGTTCGACAGGACGAGCTATGCACGCTCAAAGACAACTGCAAAGAAGAAAACGAAGCAGGCGGCGTGATTGGATTTTATAACGACAACGGATTAAACGAATTAAACGAAGTGAGACTATGGGACAGTATTATCATGGCGTGATTCTCGACGCTGAAACGAGAAAGCCGATTATGGCCACCTATCCTGTGTTCAGGAAGATGGTAGAGAGCGGACTGTGGGACGTATGCCGCATAGCATACGAGGTGAGCAAGGGTCGGCAGGGATATAAGCAGCGCGTGACATGGGCTGGCGACTACTCGGAGCGTGAGGACTACGATGGCGAAACGCTGTATCACTACATCCTGAATAACAGCGTGCCTGAAACGATGGGCAAGGAATATAAGAAGTACCCCATTAAGGGCAGTGAGTTCTCGGAGGCGTGGATCAATTCGATTGACGCTTTCTTCCGTCAGTACGTGACCGACGAGAAAGATATCATCCGTCCGGAGTATCGCTACCTGTGCAACCACGACCGCCGCGAGTGGATAGACCTCATGCCGTTCTTCACGGCAAAGGAGCGGGTGTTCAGGAATCCGATAGCCATCCTGACGAGCGACCCGACGTGCCGCTGCGGTGGTGGCGGCGACTATCGCTACAAAGAGGACTTCGAGTGGTACGGTGCATGGAGCGACTGCCGACTGAGCAGCGAGCCTGCACCGCCCGACGGCTACCGGCGCATCGCCCCGATGTTCGAGGCGAAGACCCGTATCGGCAGCGACGACCCGCTGCTGGAGTCGGAGCCAGTGGCACCGATGCTGGAGGCAGGCGAGCCTACATTTGCCGAACGTCTGCGCAAGGCTCTGGGTTGAGCACTATGGCAGCAAGGCGGCGTGAGAAAAGCTGCTCACGAGCAATCTCCAGATTGGTTACAAGCAATCAGGAGGTTGTTCGTGAATGATTAGAAATTGACAACAGACAAAATCAAAACAAGCGAGATTATGGACAACGAAAAGAAAAGAGCAAAGGTTATCGAGATGACCTTTATGGTGACAGCGGAATGGCAGTGGTGAACCTTATGACCGACTATGTGTCGGAGAAGGATTGGGGACATCTCTATGACCGTCTGGATAGAGATGGTGCGTTCAGGAATGATAAGTGAAACTAAAACGACAACGAGATATGAGTAAATTACAAAGACTGCGTGATAATATCGCGGCTATTGATTATGCGCTGACCGGGAACGGCGACGCATCGGTGATGGATAAATACACGGGCTTCGGGGGGATGACGTTCGTGCTGAACCCGCTGGAGCCGACGGCGTGGAGCAAGAGCGACATGATGTATTACCAGGACACCGCGTGGCTGCATGATCTGCTGAGAGACGCAAGCCATAGCGGCAAGGAGTATCAGGCTTGGGTGGAGAGTCTGAAGGCAAGCACGCTGACGGCGTTCTATACGCCCGACGAGTTGGCTACGGCTATTAGTCAGACGCTGTGGGATGCCGTGCCGACGGCGCAGGTACTCGACCCTGCGGCTGGCATGGGCGTGTTTATGAAGACCCCTGCCACCTGTGAGGGCTGCAAGCGAATCGTGGCATACGAGAAGGATTTGCTGACGGGCATGTTGCTCCGTAGCAAGTATCACTATAAGTCTTGTGACATCCGCATTGACGGGTTTGAACATTTCCCCGATGATGAGTTAGGCAGTTTCGATCTGGTAGCGACCAATGTACCTTTTGGGGATATCCGCGTGTTTGATCCTGACTATACGAACTCTAAGAGCCAGTTGCGCAGGGAGGCGGCGAAGATGATACACAAGTATTATGTGCTGAAAGGACTGGACTGTCTGCGAGAGGGTGGGGTGCTGGCGTATATCATCACGAGCAACTACCTGAACCGTGACAGCGAACAGTTGGGCGAGGCACTGAAGCAGGCGCGGCTCATCGGAGCGTATCGGTTGGCGAACAATCTCTTCAAGGAGAGCGGTACCGAAGTGGGCACTGACCTCTTAGTGATGCAGAAGGATAGCCAGCGCGGGGCACTGACGGAGGAAGAGACGATGCTGCTGACGCAGTATGAGGACGAGGGATGCCCGACGAGTATGTACTTCACCTGCTATCCCGAGCACGTGATTGCGACGGCGTGGACGGTTGATACGGATGCCTATGGAAAGCGGGCGTTTGTGTATAAGCACCGCGACGGTGTGCAGGGGATTGCACAGCAGCTGGGCGAGGTGCTGAGCAAGGACCTCGGCGCGAACCTCAAGGCTGACCTCGGCGGAAATACCGCCGAGCACGGGACAAGCGGCAAGCAGGAGCGCAAGGAGGAGAGGATGACTATGAAGGAGAGCATTTTGCGAGAGCTTTGCTTCGACTATCAGATGTTGTACAAGAAGGAAGCGGAGGAGATGGCTGAGCAGCCGGAACTCCGAAAGGAGATAAACCGCCTCTATGACGGCTTCGTTGAAAAATGGGGCTTGCTGAACAAGCCTGAGAACGTGAAGTTCATAAAGGCTATCAAAGGCTTTGACAATATCGCAGAGCTGCTGACGCTGGAAATACTGGAGGACGGCAAGTGGCGCAAGGCTGACATCTTCGACAGGCCGGTGGCGTTCTCGACGGACGAGATGCACAGCGTGACGGACGCTCACGAGGCACTGGCGCAGAGCCTGAATGACTACGGCAAGCCCGATGTGCGCTATATGGCTGCACTGACGGGGAAGAGCGAGGAAGAAATCTGCGACGAGCTGGAGGGGGAGATTTACTATAACCCCCTGAGCGAGGAGTGGGAGATCAAGGCGCGGTTCGTCAGCGGGAATGTGATAGAGAAGATTGATGCTATCCTGCAGAAATACGGTTTCACTGGACCGGACTTCGACATATCGAAATATCGGGATAACGATATAACGACCACCAATCCGACCGAGCGACAGGTGAGGAAGAGCCTCGCTGCCCTGCAGGCCGCCATCCCTGAGCCTATCTCCTTCGATGATCTGGACTTCAATCTCGGTGAGCGATGGGTGGACACGAAGATTTATGAGGACTTCGCCTCGGAGTTCTTCTCGATGGAGGGCGACGGCTACGGATGCAAGGTGAGGGTGACGGTGAAATACGACCGCAACCTGGATCAGTACGTCTGCGACAACGACCGTGGCAATGAGAAAATCTATACGCAGTATGCCGTGAGCAGCGAGGCGAGCAAGGCACTCGACGGTATGGGCTTGTTGCAGCATGCGCTGCAGGACGACTGCCCGAAGATGATGAAGTATCAACGCGACGAGCGGGGCCGCAAGATTCAGCAGGGCAAGAGCTATGCCAAGGAAGAGGACCCGGAGGCTACGCAGAAGGCTAACACGCTCATCGAGGAAATACGACAGGGCTATCAGGACTGGCTGCTCAGACAGCCGAAGGCACTGCGCGACGGACTGGCTGAGAAGTATAACAGGCTTTTTAATTGCCACGTGAAGCCGCAGTTCGACGGCTCGCACCAGCGTTTCCCCGGCATTGACTGGCAGGGGCTGGAGACGAAGTACGGCATACCGCAGCCGGTGTACGACAAGCAGACGGGCAAGAAGGTGAAAGGCGGCCTTTATAAGAGTCAGGAGGACTGCATCTGGATGCTCGTGATGAACGGCGGCGGCATCTGCGACCACGAGGTAGGCAGCGGCAAGACGCTTATCATGTGTCTCGCTGCCCACGAGATGAAGCGCCTGGGCTTCTGCCACAAGCCGATGATCATCGGACTGAAGGCCAACGTGGCTGCCATTGCCGAGACCTACATGACGGCTTACCCCAAGGCCCGCGTGCTCTACGCCAAGCACGCCGACTACTCAGGCAAGGAGCGCGAGAACTTCTTCAACCGCATGAAGAACAACGACTGGGACGTGGTGATTATGTCGCACGATCAGTTCGGCTTCATCCCGCAGTCGGACGAGGTGCAGGCCGACGTTATCCGTGAGGAGCTGAACCACCTAAACGAGAGCCTGAGCGCACTCTATGGCTCGTATGACAGCGTATCGAGCCGACTGAAGCGCGGACTGGAGAAGAAGAAAGCCAACTTGGCAGCCAAGCTGCAGGGCCTGTTGTGCTCCATCGAGAAGCGTAAGTCCGACGTGGTGGACTTCCGCATGATGGGCATCGACCACATCTTCATCGACGAGAGCCACCAGTTCAAGAACCTCGGCTTTACCACCCGTCACGACCGTGTGGCAGGCTTGGGCAACTCGGAGGGCTCGAAGCGGGCATACAATCTGCTGATGGCTATCCGCACCATTCAGCAGCGCACGGGGCGTGACCTCGGTGCGACGTTCCTCAGTGGCACGACGATTACGAATAGCCTGACGGAGCTGTACAGCCTGTTCCGCTATCTGCGACCGAAGGCTATGGCCAAGCAGGGAATCACCTGCTTCGATGCCTGGGCGGCTATCTTCACCCGGAAGACTCAGGAGTATGAGTTTGGGCTGACAAACCAGATTGTTCTGAAGGAGCGGTTCAGATACTTTATCAAGGTGCCGGAGCTGGCGCAGTTCTACAACGAGATAACCGACTACCGCACGGCGAAGGACGTAGGCATCGAGCGGCCTGAGAAGTATGCCCGACTGATGCACATCGAGCCGACCCCCGACCAGGAGGAGTTTATCCACACGCTGATGAAGTTTGCTGAGACGGGCGACTTCTCGCTGATAGGCATCGACAGTCCCACCAAGCAGCAGCAGATGGCGAAGATGCTGTATGCCACCGACCTTGCACGCAAGATGTCGCTCGACATGCGGCTGATTGACCCCTCGTATGGCGACCACCCGCGGAGTAAGGCGAGCATGTGCGCCAAGATGGTAGCGAAATACTACCACGAGTTCGACAGCGTGAAGGGTACGCAGATGATCTTCAGCGACCTCTCGACGTGGCAGAACGACGGGAAATTCAACATCTATGAGGAGATCAAGCGCAAGCTGGTGGAGGACTACGGCATACCCGCCTCGGAGATACGCTTCATACAGGAAGCACGGTGCGACACGAAGAAGAAGAAGCTTATCGGCGAGGTGAACGACGGCGACGTGCGCATCCTCTTCGGCAGCACCTCTATGCTCGGCACGGGAGTGAACGCCCAGCAGCGAGTGGTGGCGGTGCATCACCTTGACACACCCTGGCGCCCCAGCGACCTGGAGCAGCGCGACGGCAGGGCAGTGCGTAAGGGCAACGTGATAGCCCGCGACTATGGCGACAACAAGGTGGACGTGATTATCTACGCCGTGAAGCGCAGTCTGGATGCCTACAAGTTCAATCTGCTGCACAGCAAGCAGACCTTCATCCAGCAGCTGAAGCAGGGACAGTTAGGCAAGCGCACCCTCGACGAGGGCTCGATGGACGAGAAGGGCAACATGAACTTCGCTGAGTATATGGCTATCCTCTCCGGCAACACCGACCTGCTGGAGCGTGCGAAGCTCGACAAGAAGATTGCCGCCCTGGAGGTGGAGAAGAAGAACTTCCACCGCGACCAGCGTCAGGCAGAGGAGCGCCGCGACCGGCTGCAGAAGGACGTGGAGCGGCTGACGAAGGACGTCAGCGACGCACAGGCTGACCAGCAGCAGTTCGACGCACGGAAGCAGCTGGGCGAGCAGGGCGAGGTGCTGAACGCCCTGGTGCTCGACGGGTTCACCATGCCGGAGACCGATGCCGACGGCAATCCACTCGACTATGCCGGACAGCAGAAGGCCCTCGGCGAACGGCTGTGGCGCATCGAGCAGACAGCCCGCACGCAAGGCATTCCAATGAAAATAGGCTCGCTTTACGGCTTCGACCTGATGGTGAAGACCAATGAGCAGATTATCCACGATGCTGACGGCAACGAGGATGTGCTATACACCAACTACTTCACTGTGCAAGGCTGCCGCATCCTGCATAAGGTGGACGACGGTTTACTCTCGCATCGGTCGCCCCGACTGGCAGCGGAGTACGCCCTGCGCTGTCTGCAGAAACTGCCCCGACGCATCGCCGACTGGCAGCAGTGGATAGCGGACAACAACGTGACTATCCGTCAGCTCAACGAACTGCTGCGCCAGACGTGGTCCAAGGAGGACGAGCTGCGCCGCGCCAAGGCCGACCTCGCAAAACTCGACCGCAAGATCAACGCCGAGATGAACGGCAAGAAGTCTAACGACGGTTCCGAGAGCAGCGCCTCCGAGACCGACGGCGGGCTGAAGCAGGCGGCATAAACACCCAGATTTCGTGAAGTATACTTGGTGTGAGGGAAAAGTATACTTCACGATTTTGCCCTTTATGACGAACACGAATGACCGTAAATTATCCACGAATTTTTCATTAAACATTTAGACGATATGTATTTCAAGAAACACATCAACGTAACCGTGACATACGGCAATAAGCAGTATGCACTTGATTGCTGCGTGGAGCACATGCTCATCAGCAAGGAGAAAGGCACATGGTTGTACTTCTGCGACGAGTACGGACGCACTGGTACAAGCCAGTGCTTCGGCGCCCTGCGCTTCAAGGTAGAGGGCGAGAGCATGAACGGCATGCTGACCACCGACGGCATGAAGGTGACAGCCATTACTCCGAAAGAGAAGTATATCGAGGTGACGACGTTTGAAGTGACGGATGCCGACGACCTGACACGCAAGACCGAACAGGCCGTGCGTCTTATACAGACTGCAGGAGCCGACGGAGAGACGGTGGAGGTGGCCTACTCAGGAGGCAAGGACAGTGATATCATCCTCGACCTGACACGCAAGGCAGGCATCGACTACCGGGCTATCTACCACAACACTACCATCGACCCGCCTGGCACCATCGCCCACGTCAAGGAGCAGGGAGCTGAGGTGATGAGACCAGAGAAGACGTTCTTCCAGTTGATTGAAGAGAACGGCATGCCTAATCGGTTCCAACGCAGTTGCTGCCGACTTATTAAGGAGCACAAGACACTCGACCGTGCTATCTACGGCATTCGCAAAGCAGAGAGCACAGAGCGCGACAAGAACTACGAGGAACCCACCGAGTGTCGAGTCTATGGCAAGGGGCGTAAGAAGCAGACAGCCGAAGCCTTCTACCCCATACTCTACTGGACGGATGAGGACGTACTGAATTACATCCGACAGAACCACGTCAAAATCCACTCGCTATATTATCGGGAGGACGGCACCATCGATCCCAAGCGCCGTCTCGGTTGCATGTGCTGTCCGCTGGCCTACTACAAACAGCGCCTCGAATACTTCCGTCGCTTCCCCGGCATGGTGAAAGCCTACTGCCGTGCGGCTCAGAAGTACCGCAACGCACACCCCGACGTCGAAACCGTACAGAAATACCGCGACGTTTACGAGTGGTTCGCCCGTGAAGCTTTCTTCGAGCGCCAGTCATGGTGGGACAGTCACAAGACCGTATTACAATTTGCCCCCCCCATTGACTACAAGGCATTCCTTGAACAGTACTTCCACATCAAGTTCTGAAACCTTCATACCTATAAAGCTGAACCCCCTCAAAATCAAACGACATATCATTCCCTCCGAAACCATATATCGTCTCCTCCGAAACGATATATGGTTTCTTTTCGACCCATTTTTCAACCCCAAAACAATTCAAGCATTATGAACACAAAGAAATTCTGGTGCCACTACCTCGGCAACGACGGCAACACCCCCAAGCGTCGCAACATCGAACTGACCAACCTCTCGGAGTTGCTGCGCATCGACAATGAGAACGTGAAAACCCCGTTGTGGTTTGAAGTCGACCAAAACGACCGCAACGAGAACATCTACTTCATGTATGCCCAGCTGAGCGACAAGGTGGCTGTGTTTATCCCACGCTCCGGCATCCATTCCCGCGACGTGAAGCTGATGCTCAGCACCGACGAGCAGATAGACGTCCTGCACCAGCAGCGACTGAAGGAATACCTCGACGAATACCCCGCCATGAGCGAGGAGCGCAGGACCAAGGAGGCGGAGTACTACCAGATGTATGCCGAGGAAGACAAGATGAAGCGCGACAAGTATCTGGGTGGACTGAAGAACCTGCAGGACTACGAGGGCTATCTGCTCGGCGGGCACCGATGGATAGACATCGCGGCCATCAAGGCATTCGAGGAGATACAGTCGCCCAACCTGCATGCACTGCAAGCCCTGCGCCGTCAGGCTCTGGAGAAGCAGGAGCGCATAGAGCAGCGGCGCAAGGACGAAGAGCGACAGAAGCGGGAAGCAGAAGAACAGAAGAAAGCCGCCGAGCAGGCCCGTGAGGATGCTAAGTTGCAGAAGCTCGTCAGTCTGGGCATGCTGCCCGCCAAACTCACGAAGATGCAGCGCGGCACCGTTCTCATCGGACTTGACGAGCGAGGTCGCTATCAGGTGGCGGGAAACAAGACCGTCAGCTGTACTGTCTTCGAGCTTATCACCGAGCACGGCTTCACCCGCATGCAGAAGTATACTGAGCGCTACGGCAAGAACGGTCTCGAACTCTCGAAGCCCCGCAACTACTACGACATCTACAACGACACCCTTGGCTACGGCTATCAGGTCAATGGCCGCATGGGTGCCCTGATGATTGAAGGGAAGAAGCCGTAACCCCGACCCTCTGTCGGCCTCTGAACGGATACCAGGTAACCGTTGCCAACGGCTACGAGGTATCCGTTTCCACACAAGATTATTAACCCCCAAAAAACATTTCAAGTTATGAGCAAGACAAAGAACCAGGTCATCGACCAGAAAGACTGGACGAAGTACGTCATCAGCCACAATCTCGACAAGGAGGGCTTCGGAGCCTATATCCCTGGCCTCGGATGCCGCAACGTGACACTGAAAGAACTCTCCGCCTACTACTATTGGCCGGGCGACGTGCGAGGCTTCTTCTTCGACATGTGCCAGCACGCCCTGCCAGATACCGTTACGTTCAAGCAGAGTCTCGGCAGCGTAAAGATAACCGCAAAGATGACGTTCCACGGAGGCCGCGAGTGGATAGACTTCCGCCCCGTGAGCGAGGACTTCGCCAAGCAGGAAGGCAAGGTTGAGATGTGCCACAGCGACTGGATAGACCTGCTGCGCAGCGACCTGAAGAACGGTACCCGAAAACTCCTGAACGGACAGACAACAGAGTAATAACCCCCAACAAAAACAATTCAAGTTATGAGCAAGACAAAGAACCAGGTCATCGACCAACAGAACGAGAACAAGAACCAGAGTATCAACCCCCTCCAGCGAGACCAGCGCCGCCTGAGCATCGAGACGCTGACGGCACTCAACAGCGCCGCTTTCGATGCCATGAAGGAGATACGGGGAGACCGCACCACGGCAGAGGCAGTCGGCGACAGCGAACTCTACTGCGACCTCATGCAGATATCGCTGCTCGGCCATAACCGCTGGCCCGACTACGAGCGCAAGAAGCAACAGTACCGCGACATGGATAAGGACGCCCTGCTGAAAGAACTCTACCAGCGCATGCAGATGTATCACCACTACCAGGAGTGCAAGGGCCGCGAACTGCCCGGCATCCAGTGCCGCATGGAGCAGAACGGCGTGTTCGCCCTTGTGCTCGGAGAGTGCGCCCTCAATCTGGAGCACACCTTCGAGGACCCCGACGCCGAGCACTATTACCACCAGCGCGAAGGCCGCCTGTTCTGCATCGGTCTGAACATCCCTCTGCTCGACAGCGAGGACCCAGAAGACCCGCAAAGCCACCTCTACGGCGAGTACGACGAGTTCCTGTCGTTCTGCTGCGAGTTCACCGACGGCGACGACCGCGAGTGCCGCGACGTCTATCCCAGCGAGTACAGTCACGATGCCGCCATCCGCTCCATCCTCGCCCAGCTCGACCAGATAGGCGAACTGGAAGGCAAGGAGTAAGCAACGAGAGAGAAATAACTAACATTTTTAACCCCCTAAAACAAAACGAAACGAATATGATAGAAAATTGGGTGATGGCATTCTTCGCATGGCTGTGGTTCATTCAGTGGTGTTATAAGAAGTAAGAATGCCTATGCACAACTACATCGACCCCGACATGCGGGAACTGATTGACGCACTGAGCAAGTGCATCGTGCCTAATCACAAGGCGGTGTGGCGGGTGAACAGCCACGTGCCTTACTACTCACGGGGCCGCTACAAACGGGTGACCTGAAAAATTTTTCCGCGAAAAGTTTGCAGGGATGGAATAAAGTTCTTATCATGTGCAGCGTCAAATCAAAATCGCGGTACATGATGCCGCCGTCCAAGCGGCTATTTTTGTGCCCACAACTTTAGCGGAATATTAACGTCTAATCAAGTAAACGACTATGTTAGTACAAATTTTTGACAAGACCGACGGACAGTTCTCGGCCGTGATTGACCCCGGGTTTTCTACCCTGGAGGATGTGAAGCAGTGGTATCTCAATACTTACACAGGCTGCATCGAGGATATCGAGTATATCAAGGACGTGCGGAGCGGCAACACCTACCGCTTCGGTGACTTGAAACGTGCCAAGGTAGAGCAGTTGAGGGAGTTGATGGCCGACATCTGGGATGCCCGCGAACACTCCCGTAACCTGGGTAGGCTCTACAATAGCATGTACGACGACGAGGATGGAAAGCTCGTGGTGGATTTCTGGGTTGACAAGCCGCTCCACGATCTCAACGGATGCCTGGTGGACTGGGGCAGAGTCTATATGACCGAGCTTTGCGAAGCTATGATTTACAATCCTGACAATGAGCAGATGCCGCTGGCCTTCAAGTTCCGATACTTCTATGACACGCAGCAGCTCTACGTTCGCCCTGATCAACTGAAGGACGAGACGCTGCAGGCAATCATCGACTGGATTTACAAGACGATAAACTATTAAAATAAGTAAACGACCATGGCAAAGACAATCAAAATCTGGAACGACAGGAAGAACTGCTCGGAGTACCTGCACAGGCTCCGTCCGACACGATTTATTGACGACAAGACGCTATGCCTGAAGATGGACGAAGCAGAAGCGAAGCGTGCAAGCGAATGGCTGACCTTCATCGGCATAGCGCATGAGGTAATCGAAGTGGAAGGTAATCATTAGAACATCAAACGGACTATGGCACAGAAAATCATACAAAACGGACAAACGGTGATGAATGCGCCAGGCGAGGGAAATCCCACCTGCGCCATCATCTTCAACAACCTGACAGGAGTGAGCATACAGGGCAAGAGAGAACAACAGGCATATCTCGCCATGATGTTCCACGATTTTCCCAAGCTCACATACGGGGAAATAGAACTCTGGGAGGACGGAAAGCTAATAGACAAAGGAAACATAAATAAGTAACGGCTATGGAATCAACAATCAAAGTGAAGGCAACGAGAGGCGAGTGGGAAATCATCGAACGCTTCTTCTGTGTGAAATACTGCTACGACAGTGTGTATGACGGTGTGAGAAAGAGCGACGGCAAGAGCGTGTTTCTCTACAAGATAGACCTGCGGCACGCCGAGGAAGTAGGACGGCTGCACGGAACCTATACCGCCAAAGGACTGGTTAAGAAACTGGCTCCTGAACACCCGTACATCGGAACGGGCTATGTGGATGACGTCATAAACACCCTTTGCACAATCACGAAACTCTTCGGCAATGACCTTGGCTTAAAGCAACTCTTAATGGAAAAATTAAAGGCAGCATAACTATGGGAAAGTTTGGCTATTGCGACACCTGCAAGCATGATGGCGAGCGCTGCAGCAAGTGCTATCGTGGCAGCTACTACGAGCACGACTGGGATAAAGAAGAAAGGGTAGGGTAGTATGGCCTGTATTAAGCATCTGAGTCTATGATACCGAACGTATATCCCCTCACCCTCACGGCGCCCGACGGCAGGGAACTGCGCACCCTCGCGTGGTTCCCTGCCGAGGAGTGCCGCCGAGATTTCTACGCCAAGGCCGCCAAGCACGGCCTGACCGTGACAGAAAACAAATAAATCTTAATGCGAGCGCAAAGTATCAGGATTTATTCGTATCTTTGCAACCGCTACAACGAAACAAAAAAATCAAAACGATACAACTATGGCAACAAGAAAATTATTCGTACTGGCTAATCATGTATGGGACGCATCCGACGCGGCACTGTCGCCGTCGATATGGACGACATCACGCCCGAAGCCGTGGTGAAGTTTGCCAACGTGCTCCTGGAGCAGACCCGTGAGAACCTGCGAGATAACCCGCGCGACAAGCAGGCATACATGGTGGGCTGCATACTGACAAAGATACGCAATGACTATAGCAAGTAATAATTAAAAAACGAAACGAACGGAAGTTGGAGGACAGAAACATGAAAATTGTTGTTGATAAAGAAAAGATTGAAGCAAAGGGATCTGTGAGCATGAGAGCCGATAAAGGGCTTGAACTTGTGTTCAAGGCTACAGACTGTGAAGTGGACATGGATCTTGGCAGGATTATTGTCCGCTGCAAACGCTTCAGCGTAAAAGAGAGAAAATCTGCAAAGAGGCAGGATTATTTTTCAGTTTAAATCAAAACGAATTATGGGAAAATTAAGATTCAGAAACGAAAACTGGGAGTGGCAAGAGATGGAAATCCCGCCACACCAAAGAATAGAGATAACTGACAACGACGGAAACAGGTATGAAATCAAACCAGATAATTTTGGCGGCATAGAAATCCTTGCATCCGACGGATCTATCTCTGTCAACCCCAGCATGTCGAACCTGATAATTGTGGAGACAAAACGATGAAGAAGCACGCATACATCCTCACCCAGAGCACCTTCGGATTCTCGGTCAACGGCGAGTGGGACGGTGAGGATGTGCATGACTTCTAAATGAGGAATGAAGAAAGAGACCGCTATCCGTCACGGACTGCGGTCTCTTATTCTTCAATAACTAAAAACCTAAACCTATAAAAAAATGCTAACCTTAAAAACAAACTATGGCGTCGCCACGCCGAATGTAAAAATAAATTTATGAACAATATGATTACTTGTTTAAGTCTATCCCTGTAAGTCCCCCGGCTGTTCGCCGTCTGTCTGCTCGTCAATGTCGTGCTCCATCTGTATATGCCTTCCCATCTTGCCGCGCAGCAGCTCCTCCGGGTCCAGCTCCTTGTATCCGCCCGCAACGGTGAGCTTGCACACCATCACGATGCAGATGCTGCCCACGAGGATATGCGTATATACGCCCGGCCACCAGTCGTAGAGCGAACCGCCAAGGGCGGGCACGGCGAAGTTGACGGTGGTGGCGGTGGCCACGATGCCGACGCAAATCCTCACAAGAGCCCTGAAGAACGGCGGCATCCGCTTCATCCACCGCTCGCGCAGTTCGTTGCCTGTATGTTTTATAATTTCTCCCATATCGTTAGTTGCGATTAATCTTTATGCCGTAATCCGAGACGGATATCAGCTTGTTCAGTCCTTTGAGGTCGGATGCCAGCGACGAGATGTTGGCACCCATCGCGCCCATCTCTTTCAGTACTTCCTTCTCCATCGCACCGATACGGTCGAGGATTGCATCCTGTTTCTTTGAGTGACTGTCGAGTCTGTCTTGCATGCGGCTGATGTCTTTGTAGATGTTCTCCTTCAGCGAGTCGAGTTCCTGCTTCAGGTCGTCGATCTTGCTTTCCAGTACCGACACGCGCTCCTTCAGGTTGTGTACGTAGCGGGCATAGCCAATGATGACACCAAGGAAAGACGTCAGCAGGACGGAGACAAGCGTTATTGTCAGTGTATTCATTTCTTTTTTCTCTCAATATACAGGGCGACGCGACCGAATCAAGGGCAGTGTAAGTCTTCAATTCTTGATCACCCTTCCAGTGCCAGCGTCACGGTGAAGTCGACATGCGGCATCTGCTGCTTCGCCCGGTCGTAGATGATGATGTTCTGTTTCGCCGGCTCCACGATGACGGGGACATACGTGCCGTTCGCATCTCCGATGGGGTAGCGCATCCACCACTGCTTCCGCTTGCCGCCCAGAAATTCCATAGCCCACCACTCTGCCCACTCACGACTGACGAACCCACTGGACATCTGCCAAGAGCGCCGTCCGTCCTGACCGATGGCCATCAGTGAGCGTGTAGGTGCGAACGAAGGACGCTCAGTGCGGCTGTACTGCGTCACCTTGACGTTGATGCCCATCGACTCCAGAGTCTGGCCGCTACACGTTTCAACAGCCCCTCGTCGGTTGATGAAAAGGAAATCAACATACGGCACACTGTCTCGCAGCACGAGCGGGGCGTGATGTTCTTGCTGGTCGCCGTCAGGCTGAGCCCCGGCGGGATAATAAAAGCATTGTGTACCGCCCCCCTGCACATCAACCCATGATGTCGGGCTGATGATGCCCACGCGCTCTGGTGTGCTTGTCGGCTTGTTGCTCGCGTCGCCGTTGCGCCTGTTCTCATGCTCGTGATACGATACATCGGCATTGGCCGCACCGCCACGCTCCTCTACGGCTTTCATGCGTTCCCACTCCGTCATGCTGCCTATGCAGCACCTTCCGCCAGGAATGTCCGTATTCCCATCTTCGTCGGTGTATCTTGTCGTGGTGAATACACCTCCGTCATCGCTCGCAAGGTATTCGGTATATACACGGAGGAAATATTCGCGATACAGACGAACGCCTGTTTGGTAACCGTCGCCCGTCGGGGCAAATGCTCCGCTTCCTTCCGATGCCGCGGCGCTCTTTGCTGCCGCTACCTCGTTGTCGAAGCTAAAATCGCTCCATATTGCCTTGAGTGCTGACGAAATGTCGAACGAAATGTTAGATTGCCCGCCTGTGTCCGCCTTGAACTCGCCTACAATTTTCCCGTTGTAAATCACCTCCACGCGGACGATGGTAAACGGACTCGTCACGGTGTGCCCCCAGTACAGTCCGCTGATGTCTATCACCACAGGACTGTCCGAGAAGTATGTATGCACTTGTCCGTTCACCTTGCCGAACATACCGCTGATTGTTACTATATCTTCCATAAGCCTGAAAGTCTAAATATACATAATCTCCAGTGTGACAATCCCCAATCCTGTATCGTTGCTTACTGTGAACTGCATCTTACGGATGAATCCCATTATGTCACCTATCTGCACGCGTTTTGTCTTGTCAAGAACACGCAGCTGTGCCAGTTCCATACGTACAGGAAATTTTTTGATTCGGGCATTACGGATCCAATACGAGTATTCCTTGTAAAGCTGGTCGCTTAGTCCACGTCCTCGCAGGTTAGGATTGCTAATCTGCAGGTAGCGCTGGTTGTTGTCGCTTTCCGGCTGTTTCGGATCAAAATAAGGGTTAGGCTTCTCCGCCCTCAGTTTCAGCGAGAAACGCCCGAAGCGAGAGCCCACGCCATGGTCAATGATGATGTCACTGTCATAGCCAAGCGCCAGAAGTGAGAGCTGTCGGAGGGTGTCACACCGTTCCTGACTGCTTCTTGTCTCTACAAGTGTATTCTTGTAATCCATATACCCTGCGGCGTCGAGATTTCTTATCTCAGCCAAAGAGTGACCGCTGAGATATTCCATGTATTTAAGGAAGCGTCCGCGATGCCAGCTGTTGTTAGGGGGGAAAGGGGTCATGAACAGCGCCTTGTACTGGTTACCGCTGTCGTCAGTGACGGTAAACAGGTCAACTCCATTATTCGTTATAGTCTGGAATGAGGCGTTGCTATCCGGGAACTGTTCAGCGAAGATCTCTGCGGCATTCTCACGTCCAGCACGCCTGGTACCCACATAGTCCCACTCATTGCCATACGAGTCGCAAGTGTCGGGGTGTGCTGTCGCACTGCTGCCAGGTATTATGTCCCACGTGTCATTTCCTTCACCGTCATCTGGATCGTAGGTATAATTCACATAAGCATCGTCACCACTGCCGCGCATGATGCCCAGCATCAATCCCCAATCGTGCTTTTCGATAGGCGATATTCCGTCTTCGTTAGGCTCATAGTTGTCTTGCAGGTAAAGACGGTAGCCCTCGTTGATTGCACCCTCTGCGTCAAAAGTGGCATTGGCGTTGAAAGTCCACCATCCGCCTTCACCTCCACCGCCACCGTATAAGGATCTGTCGCCAGTGGCAATTGAAACATTCCTCAACGAGGCGTACATGTCAGAGGTGATGGCGAACTCGCCAGGCTTGACAATTCCGCCAGACTTCATCTGACTGGCAGGGGAGTCGTTCTCGTACAGCCGATTGACATCGTAGAATGCTGTCGGATCATTGTACGACTTGACGCCTGGCTGTGCCTGGTTCGGAAGATCCCCGAAATCCAGTCTCCGCACGCGCATGGCTTCATTTACAAACAGTGCGAACCTCTGTGTAGGGTCTCCGGCACGCTCCTGTTCCATATTGAGATCGTTCATGATTGCTGGCGTGAAGCCGGCGTTGATGGTCTTGATAGTTTCTGCCTCTCCCGTACAGTCGCCGTCCTCGGCATCCATGAAGTCGGCAAAGCCAAAAAGAGAAGGTCGCAGTTCGTTATACCTCTTTGCATTCTTATCTATCTTGATTCCGTATGCGTTGCCGGTGTTGGGTGTAACGTAGCATGTCTTGTCGAAGGCTGAAATCCTCTTGATGATATCCCCATAGACGGCATTGAGCTTCCATTTAGAGTAGTCGTGCGTGTCGCTGGTATCCGGCCATAGGGTCTTAATGTGTGGAAGCAAATCGGCAAATCCCTTATAATAGAAGTGGGTGTCGTCCGAATCACCGTAAGTCATCCGGAAGCCGCGTATATTGTTCTCCACCTTCTCACCATCACCGATAATCTCGCAGTTTATGTTCTGTATATCAGAACCTCTGAAAATGTTGCGGAGAAGCACAATACGTACACGCTTGTAGTCGCTGCTGAAAAGGAAGCGTATACCAAAACCGCTCTCTATGGCACTGATGACCTCCGATATGTCCACATTCGGAAAGCAGTCGCTGGTGGCGTATGCCTGGTGAAAAAAATTGTTTTTCTCTCTATATTTATAGGGATATTTATGGTGTGTCCTGCTGATAACCTCGCGAACTTTCAGGCCGATGCTTCTTATAGTGATGTTGTCGCTTGTCTTTTTGACCGTCACTTTCAGATTCTCAGCTGTTAATTTGCTATTGTCAATGATTTCTTGCTTCATTGACTCGAAATACTCCGGAATGATGTGGTCAAACGAGTGATCACCGGCTCTTTCTGCGACATATTCATATCTTCCGAAGCGTAGGTCGTCACTTCCCGTCTCAGCTGTCCGTAATTTGCCCGGCTCCTTATAAGCGCAGTTCGTATTGACGAAGAACAGCCGGCGCAGATCCTCCACGTCCATCATCTGATTCTCCTCAATGTCAATGCCCAGGTGCTTCATCAGGCAGCGCAGCCAGTATATCACATAGAAGTTGGGGGCTGAGTTGACACGGTCGGCAGGCATGTACTCGTAGTCACGTTGTGCCTCTGGCTCGGCGCTGTAATCTGGCATGACTGCTCCGTTCTCGTCCATCTTCAGGTAGTCGTACTTCTGATAGCATAACGCTATATTGCAGAAAGGGTGTGCGTCATCGTATGGATAGTCTGTATTTAAGCAGTTCTCGTCCCAGTCGTTACCGCCGTCTCGGTTACGGAATTTTCCTCTCGGGAATACCATGCGTGGATATTGCTGGACTGCATTGCCGTCAATCTCTCCGTCACATTCGATCTCAATTATGTCAGTACCATTTAAGGTGAAATCATGTTCAAGAGTAATTGGAACACCCTCGTTAGTAAGTGTCAGATAAGCCCTCAATTTCACCTCTACACTGGTCCATCTCTTTCGCCACAATGCCATACCAATCAGCACGTCATCCATCATCGGAACCTGATTGGCCTTCGCCCCTTCGGTCATGTCCTTGAAAGACTTCTGTCCGCTTTCAAAGGTGACATCCACATTTCCTTCCGAGTCAATCTCTGCCTCGTTGCTGAGTCGGAGATATCCGAGATACAGTGGCATGCCTTCCACCCAAAGGCGTGCCTTCCGCTTGTTGATCTGTTCGTGCAGCCGTGATCCGTGCGTCTCTCCCGCTGTGCCGAAGAGGTGATTGTTGGCCATGACGTTCAGCGTGAAGGGAAAGCTCCATACGTCACCGTCAGCGAATATCTCCGACGTGTCAGTGATGGTGATGGTCGTGTTCTCCGGTAGCACGGCATACTGGCTGCCGGTGCTGTCGCCGAGATTGAAGACTTCGAGTGCAAGATGTTCCATAATAATTTATCGCCTTTTGTCCGTTATGCGGATATTACACCATAACTGAATAGAAATCAAGGGCAGACATAGATGTTCTGCCCTTGACATCATTTGTCGTTTTAATAATATTCCGGCATAGCGAAATTACACAATAACGACAAAGTACATGCTCAGCTGTAAAGAATTTTCACTGGATGACATGATGTCTATCACCGCCATTCCAGTTACCGACTACGACCCGGGTGCAGTGTCGGGAATATCATCGACGGACGTTGTCACATGGATGCTTGCTCCCGTTATCCCTAAGGCACAGTTCCTGCCTGTGCTGACCAACAGCATCACTATTGGTCAGCAACCGATTGATGCTGACGGCAAACTAATACCTATCATACGGCTAACGGGTAAGGCAAAGGATGATGAGACGGATCAGGCGGCTGGTCGTCTGCATAAGGTGACGGTAAACTGCCAGGTTGACGAACGCAATCCGCAGGTATGGCTGAGTTTGCTCACATTGGAGCGTACACCCAGTCATTTGCTCTTGACCTTCCGCGATCAGAGTCGCGCCTTCGTGCAAGGAAGCAAGGATACCTACCTTTGTACCGTTGACCGTGACGGCGCAAAGATATCAGTACAGTTCCGCATAGAGTGTCTGATGGGCATCCAAATGATAGTGTGATCTTTATTCGATAACCGCTCCGTCAAAACCGAAAGCCTCGTCAAGTTCCCTGGTAATAGAATCTGACTCACTCTGTTGAAGATGTGCAGGAATAGTGGTTGGCTGCAGCAGGTAGGGAGGCAGCCATGCTTCTTCGCTGCGCCCGCCGGGTATATCTCGGAATTTCAGGCGCAGGAAGCCATGCCTGTCGCCAACATATTCGCCGATGCGTCCTCCCCAGAGCTCGATGAGCCGGCGCAGGGCGTCGCGGAAGTCGCTGCGGTTCTCGTAGCCGTGGCTCACGTAGTCGGAGAGAGGAGCACCGTCGAGGTTTTTCCCCACGAGGAAGTAGCCGTTGTGTTTCTCCTCCAACAGGTAACATTCCTCGTCGTCTCTCAGGCAGAAGCCCCCGCTCTTAAAGTAATATACCGTCTCGTTTAGGTCGTGGACGGTCTCTATCGGTCCGCCAATCTTGCGGCGGATGCGGTCGCCATAGGTGAATTTGGGGCGGCGATGCTGTGCGGTAGAAAATTCTTCACTCTTCATTCCTCGCTGTTAGCTTTGTTTGTATAGTCAAAAACTTTGACAGTCTCTTCCTGCCGCCCGTGCCATGAGCGCTTCTGCTGGAGCAGCAGCGTGAGCAGCAGGTCGTGGGGGTAGTCCTCCTTGACGATGTGGACGGCAAAGGGCTGCGAGAGGTAGGCCGTCAGCTCTGCCTCCGGTATGGCGGGCAGTGGGGCGGCGGGGTCGTTCATGTCGGCGGGGTGCTGCTGGCCGACGGCAGGAGCCGAGCGGTAGGCGGCGTAGGCACGGATGCGGGAGAGGGTGTCGGCGAGGGCTTCGGGCTGCGATGATGTCGCAGCAGACTGAACATTCTCCGCGTCGATGCCGGCAAGGGTCAGCAGCGCGGCGCGGGTCACGTATGCCTCGTGCTCCTGCGGCTTTACTTCGAGGAATCCCTTGGCCTCGTACTGCTGCAGCATCTTGAAATAGTCGAGCCAGGGCTGGAGGTTAGTTCTCTTCTTTGCCATGATTGCGGGGTTTGAGGTCTTGGATCACTGCGCCCACGATGATGAGCGTGAGCAGTTGGGTAACGGCCAGGATACCCACCATCAGACGGACGGGCAGCAGCCAGGCAAGGGTCATCGGCACGGCTATGAGCAGCAGCGCCAGGACTAAGTAATTGATGATTTTCTGTGTCATTGTCTTCTTGTTATTTCTGATTAAAATTCTTGTTGAGTACGCAGCCGCGATTGTTGCAGTCGCGGCGCAGCGTGAGGCCGCGGTAAGCCTCGCAGTAGAGGTCGGGTTGCATGCAGTTGCCGGAGGTCTGTGTCATGTGGTTGGATGTTTTAGAAGGGTGATTTTCTCTCTCAATGCCTTGATGTTCCTGTTTGGGAACGCAACCCAATTACCAGTAAAAACGCTCTGTGATATTTCGTCAAGCACAGCGTAGGCCCCAGCGCGGAAGTCGTCTACTCTCTGTAGGTCGATGCCTGCGGTATCTGGAGTATCATCGCCTCGTTTGACGGCGGCATACTCTTTTGCCATTGTTTCAATAGTTTTGATTTCAATAGTTTTGATTTCCATATTTCTAACGTATTTGATTAAACATTCAGCACCACATACTTTCCCTCGATGCCCGACTGGCGCAGGCGGCGGTCGCACGTCGCGCCCCATGCCACGAGGCAGGAGCCGAAGAAAGGCGAGCCGGTGGTGCCGTCGGGGCGGATGAAGCGGACGCGGTGCCGCATGAAGATCATCGACGCGGCGGTGGGGAAGATGACCTCCTGCCAGAGCAGGTTGTCCTGCCGGTTGACGAGCAGGGCGATGCCGTCGCCGTGCCGTGCCATCCGCTCGCAGAACTGGCGGAGCAGGGCGCGGCTGTATGGCGGGTTCATCCAGACGGTGCCGTGCCACTCGTGGGCGAGTCCGTCGTCCTGCCGGGTCAGCATCGTCGTGGCGGTGGGGAACGGGCGCACGCTCTCCGGTGCGGCGCAAGGGTCGAGGTCGAAGGGACCGAGCGTGTCGATAAGCCACCGTGGCGTGTACCAGTCGTCGGTGGATGTTGTAGGGTTATGTTGCTGTCTTGTGTCCATAATTGCACTTTCGTTAGGTGTTACCAGATGGCCATGTCGGGGAGGTCAGCCCCCTTCTGTTCCCCCTGTAGTGGGAGGTTTTTATTGGCGGCTGTCCCTCCCCTCCCTACGGGGGAGGGGTCGGGGGTGGGGCTTTCATCCTCCCACCGTCGGTGGTTCAGGTAGCCCTGGGCATACATGCGCTGGATGCCCCGTGCCTCGCAGTCCTCGCGGTAGCGCTGGATGCCGGCGATGGCGGCGCGACGGTCGCCCTTCGAGAGCTTCCGCCACGCACGCTCGGCGGCCACTCGGTCGCGCTTCAGTCCGTATGCGTCCCAGAACTTCTGAAACTCCAGGTCAATAGGTGTTGATGTTTTCTTTGCCATTCGCTTATATATATTATATGTGTGAATACGTTATGCGCTCTGCTGCTTGTCCTGCCGTGCTTCCTCGCGCTCCACCTTGCGGCGGTATATGGCCATGCGCTCGCGCAGGTGCTTGTAGAGCCGGTCGCTCTCCTCGGCATATAGGTCGTGCTTATACTGCGGCATCTTGTCCTGTTCTTCGTTCGCCATGTCCCACAGCATCTTGCGGGCGGCCCGCAGTTCGGGGAACTTGTCTATCTGTATGCCCACCTTGTTGCGCATCAGCAGCAGGTTCAGGTTGCTGAACGTCGAGTCCATCAGGTCGAGCAGCAGCGAGATGCCTGACAGCAGCTCGTCGTACTGCTGTCGCTGTTCACCTTGCAGCATCTCGGCTATTGCCTTGATATCCTTGCGGCGGTTCATTTCCCGCTGCTGCAGCCGCTCCAACTCCTGTTGCTCCATGTAGCGCATCTTGGTCTGCACGAGCTGGTACTTCAGCAGGTCGCGCCGTGGATTCAGCTGTGCCAGTTCCTTGCTCAGTTTCTTATACTCGCGGTTGTCCTTTACGTTCTCTTGGGCCTGCCGCGTCATGGTCACGAGGTCGAATGTCTCTTGTCTTACGTTGTCTGTCATATCGCCTATAATATATTATATGTGTGCGTTTAGAATGGCGGGTCGTCCTGCTTCTGTTCCTGCGTCGGCGGGAAGGGAGCGGCTGCGGGCTGGGTCTGTGCGGGCTGCTGACCGTAGGGCTGTTGCTGATACGGTTGCTGCCCTACGGAGCGGAGCACGTTGTAGCAGCGGACCTCATTGAACCAGCGACCGTTGTACTCGTGGGCGTCGATGTCGAACTGTATGGTGACGTTCTGCTCGCCCTGCTGAATGTTGAACTGCTTGATGCGGTCTTCACCGAAGATGCGGAATACCATGCGCTTCGGATACTGCGCCGGCACTTCCAATACATAATCCTGCGACATCCACGGGTTGCCCGTGCGACTTGATGTGCCCGACTGTGCGGGCATCACTTGAATGATTGTTCCTGTAAGATCCATAAAATGCTATTTGTTTCGTTTGGGTTCATTTTTTTTATTACAGCCGTCCATACGACTCATGGCCTTGCCGAGGACGGTGACGGCAGCGGCGACCTCGCTGATGGGCTGCTGCTCGTCTAATTTACGTTTTTTCTTGTCCTTCAGAAAGGGCATGAGCTTCTGCTGCTTCGGGTCGTAGGTGTGCGAGCGGACGATGCCCAGGCGGAAGGCAAAACCCTCCTCTATCTTCGCGCCCCTCGACAACTGCCAGCCGTCTATCATGCAGATGTTGCCCGAGCGGGAGAGCAGCCAGAGGTCGTAGACGAGCACCGTGCGGTAGGCACCGTCCTCGCCCAGCACGCGCTCCATGAGGCGGTACAGCCATGCGTATTTGCAGGGCCAGGCGTTGGCCGGGTTGACGGCGCGAAGTCCCGCGTGACTGTTGATAAGCGTGGCGCAGTCGTGGAACGCCTGCACGTTCCGCGCCTGCTCCTCGCTGTCGATCGAAGTCATCGGGCCAGAGATATAGATACGTTGTTTCTTCATGCCTCGCTGTCCTCCATATAGTCGATACTTACATTGCGGATGATGTCACCCAGCTGCTCAGCGTCTTTCTTCGAGAGGTCGTCGATGGTGACTTTCTCGCCCTTGCTGTTGGCGAAGATGATATTCATTTCGTTACGGTTCAATACCTGCACCGTGACCCATGGGTGCTTTTGGTCGTCTCGGTATAGTTCTGTTCTGATTGTTGCCATTGTCGTTTTGTTTTATTATCGGCTGTCGCCGAGAAATTAGTTAAAAATTAGATTAAAATTATTCTTTCAACTCTTCAATGAGGCTGTTAATCTGGTCAACCATCGTGTCGATGCCCCTGATGTTGTAGGCTTCCTGTATCTTGCGGATGACGGCACGGGCACCAGCCATGTAGTGCTCATACGATTTCTTGCCGTGGCCTCGCTGCAAAGAATAGTCGAAAGCCATATCCTTGATTGTTGCCATACGCTCAGTCCTTTCCTTTTAGTTTTGCATCGAACATGGCGCTGAGGGCTTCGTCGCCGCGCCCCATCTTGACCATCATCTTTGCCACCATCGTGTTGAAGTCGTCCGACTGCACCAGCAGCAGGGCTATCAGTGCGAGGTGTTTGATCTGCTGCGACTGGATGGCTGAGATTTCCAGCACCTTGTCGAGCATTCCCTGTTCCGACCAGCCGCGCTGGCGCAGTTCGGGCAGATTGCGGGCGAACTTGTCGCTCGATGCTATCATGTCGAGGATGTACTTCAGCAGTTCCGACTTGTCCTTCAGCAGGTTCAGAATGTCTACTTGTTCGTTCATAACGTTTTCATTTTTACAAGTTACTGACCCCACCCCTGCTCCTCCCATACAGGGGGAGGGGCAAGGGTGGGGTCTCATTCTTTATTCTTCGCTGTCCTCCTCCTTCTTGTACTCGAAAACATCCATCACCTTCGTCTCGGCGATGTTCGACTTCTCGTAGTCTATCATCGTGCCGTCCATCACTTCGTTGATGTTCTTGACTGCGCCGTCGAGCGTGGCGGCCTGCACCAGGTAGGTGACGTTGCTGCGCTTCTCCTTGTTGGTCTTCTCGTCGATGGTGATGAACTGGAGCTTGGCCTTGTAGTAGCGGTCGCTCATCTCCGCATCGTCGAAGAACACCTCCTTGTAGGGTGCCTTCTTCACGTCGGTGATTTCATACTCGCCGCTGATGTATGCGGACATTTCCTCGGTGATGCGCTGCTCGGCCTCGCTGAAACTGAGGGCATCCACGACATACTGTTCTGTCACTTTCTTCTGCAAGCCGTCTTCCATTGTCTTCTCGTAACGAATCTTGCACTCAAACCATGTTGCTGTTTTTGATCTCATTGTTTTAAATTTTTTAAGCCCTCCCTTCCGGTCGGGGAAATTGTTATTAAAAATTATTTATTCTTCACCTTGCCGGTGATAATGTTCTTATACTCTGTCTCGATATACTCTTTCAGCCCATAGAACGTGCGGCGCTCCATGAGCGATGACGAGACAATCATGCAGCGCAGCGACTCGATGTCCTCGCCGGTGACGATAATCTGCAGTTCGTCGTCCTGCGTTTTACCAAAATGTACCATAATGCTATCTGTTTTGGGGGTTAAACATACTCCAGTTCTTGCCGACGGCATTGGGATAGTCGTCGAAAATCTTGTGCAGCTCGTCGTCGTTAAAGAGGCGGTGCTTGCCGGTGCCGCCGATAAAGTCGCGGAAAGATTGCTTCCAGTACACCGTGGCGCGGTCTCGCGTCTGCTGCATCACGTCCTGCACGAAGGCCAGGCAGCGGGCGGGGTCGTAGGGCTCGAATGTCTTGCCGCCCAGCGTGAAGCCCCGTCGGCATACCTTCGTGTGCTCAGTCATCAGCCCAATCTTGAAGTGCTGACAGCCCGCGTCGAGCGCCTGCTGTATCATGCGCAGGCTGGAGTCGAAGTCAATGACCGGCTCGATGCTGGCCCAGGTGAGCCATCCTTCGCCGTTCAGGTATTCCAAAGCGTTAATACGTTTTTGGTTTGACGATGCCAATGGTTCCAAATCGTCGCGTCCCGTTAGCGTAAAACCGATGGCGAGACGTTCTTGGTAGGTGTTTTTGAATATGACGATGTGCGTCATCCATGAATTGACCTGATAGGCCACTGTGAATAGCTGCACTGACGGATTTTCCATTCCGCAAAAGTCAGCGTTTTTTGTCAACAGCGTCACGGGTATTCCGTAGTTCATGGCATCAGCCGCTATTGGGAATGTTAGGTCACACGTTGTCGGCAGGCACGGGTCACTGGTGAAGGTGAAGAACAGTCCGCCGTCGCGAATAATTTCGTCCTTGTGTTCGATGATTTCGGTCATCGCCAGGTGAAAGGCATGCTCCTTATTCACCACGCCCTTCTTCAGCACGGGTTGGTCTTGCCCGAGGTATTTGCCCGACGGACCTTTCCGCAGATAGCAGTACTCACACTGGTTGCTGCATCCGACATACGGGTTCACCGCCCACTTGCCATATTCCTCGGCATTCTTCTTTGGTCTTGATAAGATTTTCATACGCTTATTTTTTGTTTAGCAGTTCTGGATTGTCGTAGATGTTGCCGATGACTTCGCCAGCAGCAAACTCATTGTCGAAGAAGTCTGTGATGCCGTTTTTCACATTTCTGGCTATCCATCCATAACAGGCAAAGCTATCTGTTATATATGGCCGCCCATGCTTGACGATCTGCTCTTTATATCCGAACTCAACCGCGACAATATTTCCTGAAGGCGAGCGGAGAACGTCACCCTCATAGATGTCCTTGCCATTTTTGTCTTTAAGGGGTGTGAGCCGACCGACGGTCTCTTCTTTCACGGCAATTTCCCGATACCCTACCTTCCCTTCGTCGGTGCAGTAACTCTCAATGATAGCGGGCCAGTAGCCTATGCGCTGACGTAAATCGCCATATAGCCATTTGCCGTCTTCGTCTTGCCCTCTGAATGTAAATCTTCTCATTTTGCTTTGTTTTTTATTGGTTCATACTCTTAATTTTCCTGCACAAGGCTTCGCAGAGCACGCGGCTCATGTTCACCTCGACCGCATTGCCGATGTATTTCTTCTGCTCGGCCTGCGTGCCGATAAGCACGTAGTCGGTGGGGAAGCCCATGATGCGCTTCAGCTCACCGATGTTAAGCATGCGCATGCAAATGTCAACAATGCCGTATGCGGCCATGAACTCCTTCACCTTGCGCGTCCAGGGGCTGTCGCTCTCGTAGATGGCGATACCCACCATGCCCTCCTTGGTGGTAATCAGGTAAGGCGGCATCTTATCCATGCGGGCTATCAGCGTGAAGCAGGGGTTGTCGATACTGCCGCCGTCGCTCTGATACTGAGGGTTCATCAGGTATTGCGCCGACACAATCGTCTGCTTGGGCTTAGTGAGTACGGCGGGGTTTGGCTGTTCAATGCTGGAAAGCTGACCGCCGCCGCTGTACTCGTTGGCTATGAACTTCGTACTCACCAGCGAAATCCTGTCCTTTGTGGTGACGGTAGGCGCAGGACTGTCAATCGACGAGTTGAACCCGTTTCCGTAGTATGCCGTCACGAAGGCATGCCGTCCCTTGGTTGTCACAGTGGTCGCAGGTTCTTCAATACTATGATTATGGTCGGCGCCACCATAATACTCAGTAAGGAACTTTGATGACACCAGTGCGTGGTGGTCGATGGTGGTCACGGTGCCGGCGGGCTGCTCGATGTCTATGTTCTTGCTGTCGGGGTCGCCGCTGAACTGCTTCGAGAGGAACTGGCACTTCACCAGCCCGAGCCTGTTCTGACAAGCCACCGTGGGGCACGGCTCGTCGATGGACGGTGCATTGTGGTGGTTCTGCCGGGTCATCGAGTTGTACTTCAATATCCACGCCTCGTGCCGCTTCTTGCCTCCCGCCACGAACTTCACCAGTCCGGCATAGATGCGCTCCAGTGTTTTCTCGCAGAGCGGCTTCCGGCGCACAAAGATGCTCTCTCCGTCGTCGTCGAGGTCGAGCACTTCGCGCACGGCACGCCACCGCCGGTACTGGTGGAACATGCCGCCTTCGTCGCCGTTCTTGGCGAAGGTCTGTTCGGGGAACGCTATCGGCAGGCCCCGGCGGGCGAAAAGCCCGAAGAAGCGCTTGCGCGAGGTGTAGGCCCCGAAGTCGGCAGCGTTTAGCACGTGCCAGTCGAAGTCGTAGCCGTAGGCCTGCACCTGTCTCACCCACCGCAGGTAGTCGCTGCCCTGGTCACGGCTCACGGGCTTGCCGTTCTCGTCGAGCGCACCCCAGCACATGAACTCCTCCACGTTCTCAATCTGGATATAGTCGGGCTGCAGCGCCTCGATGTAGCGGAACAGGTGGTCGGCCAGCGTCCGGCTGTCGGCATCGCGTGGCTGTCCGCCCTTCGCCTTCGAGAAGTTCGTACATTCCAAACTCGCCCACAGCACCACCTTTGCCTTGGGGTACTGACGGCGCTTCTTCTCCAGATGCTTCACCATCGGCGACAGCTCCAGCGTGCGGATGTCCTCGGTGAAGTGGAGCGTGTGCGGGTGGTTGGCTTTGTGCGACCTGATGGCATTTGCGTCGTGATTGACGCACGCCACCACCTCGGCACACTTCCTGCCGTCCAGCCGCGCATACTCCACGCCGCTCGACGTGCCGCCAGCTCCGCAGAAGAGGTCAATGTATAGTGCTGTTATTTGTTTCATGCTTCTTCCTCCTCCTTCATCTCCATCAGCACCGACATGTCGTCGTGGATATTGCCCACGTAGAGGAATCCTTTGCCGGAATCCTCCAGCATATGGTCCGAATAGAAGTGCTTGTCGTCAAAAAAGCTCAGTTCACCGTCGCGCTCCACGTAGCCGCGTGTCGGGGTGTAGAGCAGCTTGCGCCAACCCTTCGGTGTGGCCACATAGACACCGGCGTCGCCGCTGTCAACGTAGCTGTAGAACACGCGGTCGTTCGGGTTGCCGTAGAGCAGGTAGATGTCGCCCTCGAAGTACTGGAACTTCTCACGCCCCTGCTCCTTTATCTCTCCCTCCAGGTAGCCCAGGTGTTCGCTCACGCCCGTTATCTTCACCCCGTTGCGCTGCAGCAGCTTAGCCAGCAGCGATATGCCGAATCGGCTGCCCATATCTACGTTGAGCGTCCCTCGCCGTCCGTCCTCGGTATAGTAGTAGCGGCGCCTGTCGCTCTGGCGGTACTGGTTATGCTCGATGTGCGGCACGTGCTCCTGCTCCCAGTCGTCCGGCTTCATGGCGTATGCTGCCTCGGCTATCTCGATGGCCTTGGGCAAGTGGTCGATATACTCCGGCAACCTTCGGCAATGCCGTGCTTCCTCACTGTCGAAGAGTGCGATACTGCGTATCATCTTCGGAGTCATGTTCAGCAGTCCGTACATGACATCAATCTTCCTCTCGCCCGTGATGCCGAAGCGGGTCTGTGCAACCATGGCGAAGCGATCTTTCGTCACGTAGTTGCGGATGTCGTTGACGCGGTCGAAGACTTTCGCCGCCTGTTTCAATTCGTCGAATGTAATCATAATCTGTGTAGCTTTAAATTGTTTGTTCTACTTCAACACCGCCACGAGGAACAGGGCGACGGCTAACAGCCAGCCTGTAACGGTAATGACGATGCACTTTGTCATGTCTCCTTCAGTATTTTCTCCATTGTTATATGTCTTTGTTTACTTGACAGGAATATGAAACACCTTTTTGTCAGATATAAAATCCTGGTCTTGTTGCCACAGCTGATTGACAAGATACTTTGTCTTGTTCAGCAGATCGTCCTCAGACTTTCTGCCGTCATTTTTGGCCAACTTGTCGCGATACATTTCCATGAAAATTTCACCACGCAACTTTCTCCAATACTCAAACTCGTCAATCACGGCCTTATGGTCGGCAATGGCCTTGGCGTCCATCGACTTCATCATATCCTTCAGCGTATTCAGGTCCTCTTTGTTCTGCTCGTTGAAGTCGGGTATCTCAAGACGTGCGCCGCTAAAGTCAAGAACACTCGCCACGTATTCCCTACCTTGCTCGTCAACAAAGATGCCACCGTAAGCACGGTTCTGGCGAACTTTTATATCTTCGCCATCCAGGTTTTTAACTAAAATCCAATTTTCCATAATTTTGTTAGTTTAATATTAAAGGGTTGTAATCTCTTGTTAATGATTCTTGTTTCTCTTGTTATAAATTGTCTGTCATTCTTCCTCCTCAAACTCCAACCGCTGCTGCTGTCGCTCCTGGCGCAGGCGCTCCAGACAGATAGCGTGATAGTCGGGCGACAGCTCGAAACCCACATAGTGGCGTCTGATGCGGTATGCGGCGACGGCAGTGGTGGCCGTGCCCATAAAAGGATCGAGAACTACCCCCCCCACTGGGCAGCCGAGGGCAATGCACTGCAGAGGCAGCTCCACGGGGAAGGTGGCGTGGTGGCCCTCGTAGCCGGGTTTGACCAGTATCGGCCACACGTCGCGCTTATTGCGGAAACTGTCGCTCTGGTTGCCGCCACGAAACTGCACATTCCGGTGCCCTTGGACGGTAAATTTCACCTTGCGGTGGTTATACTCATGGGCACGGATGCCGGTGTTGGCAGGCTCGCGCAGCGCATCGACGCTGAAGTAGTAGCGTGGCTGCTTGGTAAGCAGGAAGATGTGCTCGTGTGACTTGGTGCAGCGGTTCTTCACGCTCTCCGGCATCGGGTTAGGCTTCTGCCAGATGATATCCTGCCGCAAATAGAAGCCCATGTCGCGCAGGGCAAAGGCCAGCATCCAGGGTATGCCTATCAGGTCGCGATCCTTAGCCACGGTGTCGAAGCGGTAGGAGGTGGCGCGGTCGAGCGTCCCCGCGTTGGTGCCCTGCAGATAGAGTTTGGCGTTGTCGGGGTAGCAGGCCGCACCCTTGTTGCTGCCGGCGTAGGTGTCGCCGATGACCACCCAGCACGTCGCCTCGGGCTTCATCACGCGCAGCACCTCGCGGAACACGTCGCAGAGCCGGGCGATGTACTCCTCCGGCGACTGCTCCAGTCCTATCTGTCCCTCGCAGCCGTAGTCGCGCAGGGCGAAGTAGGGCGGCGACGTGACGCAGCAGTCCACCGTCGCGTCCTCCATCTGCCGCAGTCCTTCGAGGCAGTCCATGTTGTAGATATTGTCGGGATCAATCATTGTTGTAATGTCTTTTGTTTGTTACCTTACCTCCGGCACAAGACGGTGGATAAACTCGGTCTCGGCCTTGACATATTCTTCGATGTATTCCTTGTCGGCCTCCAAGTCGAGCGGGAAGTCAGGGTCGCCGATGGGGATGCCTAACATCCAGCCGAGGATGCCGACAGCAAAGAGACTGGAGAGGGAGTCCACCTTCGGGGCGGTGCCTTCGCAGGGTATCGTTGCGCCCGTCGCGTCCGCATTGCATTGCTGCATGGTCTGCTGCGTCATCGTAAGCCCCTGGCTCACTTGCTCGCGCACCCTCTGGAATGCTCTGGTGATGTACTCGTACACCCGCTTGTAGCCCTCGCTCTCGCGGCACCGCCTCTCGTGATAAGCCCTGCGCTCGGCTTCCACCTGCGCATTGTGCTCGGCAGCCGTCATTGGTCTTTCTTTGGTCATACGTTCTTGCAGGTGTTTTATATTACCGATATTATCTTCCAGTACGGGAGCTTCATTTCCATAGTCGATAAGGATCATGGTTCTTCCTTTCGCAGTCTTTGGCGTCAGTACCACTCCGACATTAAGTATGTCCTTTACGACACACTCTCCGTAACGCTTGTGCATAACGCTTGCGCCGACGTTCAGTTTCTTAATTTCTTCCTTGGTCATTCTGCACCCTCCTTCTTGACCAGCTCAATCCAAAACTGAGTCCATACGAATGTAATGTTATCAATCCTGCACCATCCGCCGTCTATTACTTTGTCGGCAAAATACTCGCTTAGCTTCTGTAACACTTCATAGCGTTCAAAATGTTTTTTGTCGATACAGAAAGCCGCCGTATCGTTCTCTTTCTCGCTACAGAAAGAACACCCGTCATCGTCCTGTCGCTTACCTTCGGCAGGTAGCTCAAACAGTTCTCTGAGGTCAGAGATTGCCTGTTTTCTTGAAATAATTGTTCTTGCCATATTTCTTTCTAATGTTGCTTAAAATGTTAATACTATTGTTACTGATTACCTCAGTTCCTTCATTTCCATTTCCTTCAGCATCGTGTAGCGGATGCCGTCGATTTCGGCCTGCCAGGAGTGGTGATAGTGGCCGTAAAGCCAGTGACGCACGGGGTGGCAGTGCTTGCGCAGCCGCTCCAACAGGGCGTCCATCACTTCCCGGTCGTGACGCATGTCGTCGGGCAGCGTAGGGTCGTTCTCTGTCAGGTACTCCAGCCATGATGGCGGTACAACGTCCTCGCACATTGACGGGGCGACGTGGGTTACTACCGTGTCCACCGTCTTGCCATAGCGGTGCAGCCGTGCCAGCGCCGACTCGTCGATATAGGGCTGCTCCAGCGACCAGTAGTCGGCGGGGGTGAGAGCCATTCTGTGCTCGGCGACGGTCTGCATCGTGGCGGCCATGCGCTCGTCGAACATCTTTGTCCAGTCCGGCTGCAGCACACACGCGGGATGGTCGTAACTCTCCCGGTTCTTCCTGTCAACGCTGGTCGCTCCACCGACACACAGCACGCGGTGGCCTGCGGCTGTGACGGTCGAATAGTCGCTGACGGCCACCCAGCGCTTCATGCTGATTTCCTCACCGTCGAAGTATGCGGGGTTGTCGTGGTTGCCTCGCACAAAGACCACGTGGCAGTCTGCCCGCTCCAGCTTCGGCAGCACGCGGCGGTACACCTCGTCGTAGTACCCGCGCCGATGGAATCCGAAGCCGCAGTCGCCCGCCACGATGACCACCGTGTGTTCCATCTGGCACAGCACCGTCATGCGGTACACCAACTCATCGAACTTGCCGTGGATGTCGCCGCACACCACCAGCCCCTCGGCATCTGGAAAATCATAGTTCATCTTTAACATATCGCTTTTTTGGTTTACTTGATGTCGTCGATACTCAATTCCCACAGCGGCCAGAAATTGATAAGCCTCTCATGCTTGTCGAGAATATTGATGATGTGGACTGCCGCGTCGCCTTTCTGAATGGCGTCAGGTACGCCCTGCAATTCAGTATATCGGAAACCCTTTTCCTTCTCGTCGTAAATGACTGCGAGATAATTCATGCGTCACCTCCTTCCTCCTCCGCCTCTATCTGTTCAACCATCGTCAGCACTTCGTTCAGCGTAGAGAGAACGCCGCCCCAGTACATGCCTTTTCCGTCGTGGCTGGCATCGCTCTCTTCGCCCCGCTTCGTGTATTTCTCTTTCTTCTCCATCAGCCCGGCCTTGATGCGCTTGATGGCAGACGGCTTGCTCTCTGCCGGAACGGGCAGCATCCGTTGGTACTCCTCACGCAGATTGCCGTCTTTGTCACAAACCCAGTCCAACACCTCCTGCCATGAACTCGGGCGGGCATCGCTATCACCGCACCCGCAAGACGATGAGTAAGCAACTTCGTATGGTGGCCACCGCTCAAAGAGATACCATCCCGTAGATTGTCTGCATACACCACACTCATGGTGAGGAATAAAGCTCACGCCGTTGGCGCGGCAAAGTTCTTTTAATTCTTGTTCTGTCATATCGCTCTTATAAATAATTAAATGTTTTACTCGTTATCTAACTCCCGGAAGCGGTCGCGGTTCTTGTGGTACACCACAAGCCAACCGATGTTGTCGAGCCCGCAGGTCAGTCCAAACACGAACATGGCCACCTGCAGCGATGGCATGCAGACGAGGGCGCAGACGTAGCCCACGATGCAGTAGATGCCGCACACCACGTCGTTGTTGTTGTCGTACACCTCGCGCTCCTTCTCGTTCCACAGCTTGGGGCGGAAGGTCATCAGACACTTTCCGATGAACTCCGACACCAACGTGCCGTAGAGCAGGCAGGCGACGGCGAGCACCCACACGTTGTAGTCCACGAAGCAGAGCCACATGCCGACGAGGAAGCCTGCCGCCGACTCGATGATGCAGAGCACCGTAAACCACCGGACAGCCCAGCGGCGCAGCCGGCCCTTCCATATCATGCCAATCACGAGACCCACAACGCTGTAGGTGAGCGACTGGAATGCCAGCCACTCGGCGGGCAGCTCCGAAATCCACGCCTTGGTGATGACTGGCTCAACATAAGTGTAGAGCAACCCCGTCAGGAACAGCGTCGTCAGCGTCCACCGCTGGTTGTGGTCGGGGTGGATATTGAAGAAGTCGAGTGTCTTGCGCAGTAGTTTCATACGGTGTCAGTCTATCTTATCGTTATACATACATTCCTCACGCAGGAACTCCTCGTGTACTTCTGGGAAGCGCATGATGACCTTGGCGTACTCCTGCGAATCCTCTGAAACCGTCGGCATCTCCTTGCCGGTCATCTTTCCGGCGTAATACAAATCGTCCATCTTCTGGTAGGTCTGCCAGATGATTTCCCAAGCGCTCATCACGCTCTGCTTCACGGGTTTGCCCCAGCTCTCGTCATCGCGCATGTCGAGGAATCCGTTGTCGGCCAGTATCTTGTCGATAGACTCTTTTATCTGTTCCACCGTCCGATGGTCGGTCGATGGGTCGAATGCCACGTCGGGATAGGCGTGCTTCAGTCGGTGGATGATGACATAGAGGCGGCAGTCGTCGGGTATCTCGATGGAGAATTTCTTGCCGGGCTGCTCGGGGATGTAAGCATCGTAGCACCACTCCTTGCGGAATCCCTCCATGTAGCAGGGCGCTATCCTCTCGCTCTCGTGCTCCACCATGCTGTGACTGAGGCAGTCGGTGGGCAGGTAGTCCTTGGGCAGCGGCTCGTAGTCGTCGGGTATCTCTACGCTCACCTTCCAGTCGTAGAAGTTGCAGCGCATAATCAACTTGATGCCGTTGCGCAGCTTCAGGAAATACACTGGCAGATCGCACGACTTGGAATAGTGTGTGCTCACCACGAAGCCATGGGTGTGCAGCAGGTTGCCGCAAATCTGACTGCGGACAAAAGCGGCTTGCTTCTCTCCGGCTTTCTTGTAAATGAGATTGTCGTCCAGTTCCCATTTACGAATCCAATACATTAGTTCTTCTTTCATATCGCTCTTTTGGTTTTATCGTTTGCCATTATTCTCTTTCATCCATTGCTCTGCCTGCTTGCACCAGTCCTGACCATGTGGACTGCGGCTGTACTCCGGTTGCCCCTTGGGGAAGCAGTCGGGGCAGAAGTACGCCCCGGCGGGGTTGGCATCGTGCGTCGTGACGTGCCACCCGTGATGGATGAGCCACTGTACGATGAGCCCAGTCGTGGCGCAGCAGTAGGGTTTCAGCACGGCGTTTCGCTCTTTCTCTGAATACATGTTGGGTATGTCAAGTGTCTTGCCGCACTTGTGGCATTTCACTTGCCCAACGCGGCTATCCATGCCAAGTCGCTTGCGTAGTTCGCTGATTTTCGTCATGGCTCAGCCCTCCTTCTTTCCGAAAAGTTCCCTTATTACCCGTTCCAGATTGTTGATGGAGCCTGTAATCAGGCCGAGCATCAGCGAGTAGGCTACGGCTTCGCGTATTGAAAGCTCCAGCCCTGCCACTCCGAGCAGGAAGCAGAAGATCATAGAGTATAGCATCCAACTCGCCAGCCGTTCCATCGACCTAATGAACTTGTCCGTACACGAGTCCTTCTGCGGCTTGTCGAGTTCAAACGATGCAGCCATAGCCGCCACAGAGGGATCGACTGTATCTGTGCCGTTCTTCGGGGCAGCGTCTGTCGTCATGCCGTCTGCCGAATCATCGGTGAGGGCTTCCAACTCCCGACAGGTTTTCAGTCTTTCCTCTGCCACCACGTCGAGCATTTTGTTCCATACCTCCTTGCTTACCCTGCCGTAGTATTCATTCCGGTCGTTGCTATAGGCGCAGTTGATTTTGATGAGCATCGTGTGATAATCGGCACCTCTGCTCAGCAGCAAATCTCCGTATTCACTGATTTTATTTTCAAGGTCTTTCGCTTTTTTCAATGTCTCTTGTTTCATATCTCCTTAAATATTAAATGGTAATTTCTGATAATTTCTTTCCTTAGCCCTTGCGCTTTATCTTCGCATTCATCTTCTCAATCTCCTTGGCCTCTTTGCTCATGGTGTTGAGCGTGCCGAGGATGATGGGCAGTTCGGTGTTATACACCTGCTCGGGCGAGTTGTAGCCCTGGTATTTCATCACCGCGTTGATGGTGTCGGTCTCTCCGGTGAGGGCGGTGTGCAGCGGGTCGCTTTTGCCGCCGCCGAAGAGGAGGGGGAAGACGGAGGGGTAGAAGTTCGCCACCGCCGTCTGCCATACCTGGAAGCAGATGTGGAAGAGGACTGATGGCTGATGGCTGATGGCTGCCGCGCGGCCTCCATCCGTCAGGTCATTCCTCTCACCTCTCACCTCTTGTTCCTCACCTCTCAACTGGTTTTCCCAGAACGCCACGCTGGCTTCGGCCCGCTCAGCATCGTAGCGGAACGATGGCTTGGTGTGGAATCTGTCGCCGGTGTCTGCCGTCGCCGGGGCGGGCACGAGGATGTATGCCAGGAACTGCGCGCGAAGCGAGCGTGCCTCGTCGTCCGTGAGACCGTCCTGCCACAGCTGCGGCGCGATGGCCTGCAGACTGCGGTACTGGTGCCAGGTGATGTTCGAGCACGCGCCCTGGGGCAGGGCAAAGGTGACACCCGCCACCTCGACCGTCTCTTCCGTCAGTACCATAGCGTCCCGCCAGTCCTGCTGGTTCTGGTGGACGTAGCCGGGGTGCCCCTCGCGGCGCTCACGGATCACCTTGCCCTGCTCGTCGCGCTCCTCCTTGTCGCCCTGGTCGCCGTAGGGCCAGTCGAACCACGGCATCGTCTGCCGTGCGAGGTGTGCGAGTTCGCGGGCCGTCGCCGTCCACGTCTGCCCGTCCTGGTCCTTCAGGCGGTAGATGCTCTCGCCCGTCCGGCTGTCGGCAGGCTCGCGGCCCTCCACGGTCAGCCCGCAGACGGCCAGCAGCCCTGCGGTCCGCGCCACGTCGGCATTGTCACCGTAGCGCATCTTTGCCTGCCAGCAGCCGCAGAGCTGCCGCCACGAGAGCTCGCTCCAGGTCTTGGGGATGGGGGGAAGTTGTTTGCTCATTGTTATTCGCTGTTAAGTGAAGAGTGAAGAATTGGCTGCCGCTCATCAAAATGCGGCATAGACAAAACAGCCGACGGCAGCGGTCAGTGCCACCATCTTCAGCCAGTAGAGAATCCATGCGCCGTTGCGGATGTAGTGGGGATAGTCGTGAGGGTTGTAGACCTTCAGACACTCCATCTTGCGCTTGAACAGCCATACCGTCCATGCCTGCCACAGCCGCTGCATCACGCCGAGCCATATAGCCAGCACGGCAAAGCCGCCCGACCATAGAATCTCTCTGTAAACCTTTCCTGACACAAACAGTGCGGCCATAACTATGAGCAGCATCCATACCACTTGATTACCTACTTCGTTTGCTTTCTCCGACCTGTCGCAGTATTCCTGATGGACTTCCTCGATGGTCATTCCTTTTGTCTCTTCGTCTGTAAATGCCATAATTGTTCTTTGTTTTTATAGGGTTAAACTTTGTCGTCCGTCACCTCGAAGCAGGTCAGCAGCTCAACGAGTGTGATGTCGGTTTTCTCTCCCTTCATGTTGTCGCTGTGCCCGCAGACACGGCCACTCTCCAACAGTTTCAGCCAGTAGCGCTCGCCCTTATGGAAGGGTCCATAGTCGTCGGTACACAGGAGCCAGTAGTTCAGCATTTCGCTTACAACGTTTCGTAGGATGTCCTGTATGCGGCAGGGGGAGGGCACTGGTGCAGGCTCTTTTTCGTCTTCGGCCTTCTGTTGATGACGCTTTGCAAGCATGAAGCCCTCTATCCATGCCATTGCCCGCAGGTCTTCGCGGCTGTAGGGTACGAGCCGGTCGTCGAGGTGGAATGTCACCACCCTGGCTAGCTCCAACAGTTCTTCTCTTGTCAGTGTAATCTGTTCCATATCGCTCTTTGTTTAGGGTTATAATTTCTTCTTTATGCGTGACACGTCGTAGATGACTTTCTCCATGTCCTCAGACGATACGAGGCCGCGCCGCTGCAGTTCTCTCATCATCTCCCACTGTTCCTCGATTACACGGTGGCGGTTGTCGGTGGCTCTCATGGCGTCGCGGTTGACTTGGCGTAGTATTCGCACCTTACGTTCTGCCGACTTGCGGCGGCGGTTGGCCTTCCGAAGCAGGTCGAAGAGTTCTCGCTCCGTCATCTGACTAATCTTGAAGTCGTTGTATTCTCTCTTGAACGACATATAAAGGTCGGTCTTCGGGTTGACGATGGCGAACTCTTCCTTCTCCCTGTCCCATTCCATCGTGTAGTCGCGCCTCTCCTTCAGTCTTTTCCCGAAGAGTACCGTGGTCTTGGCGTTTCGTATGCCGTTCTGGTTTATGTTGTATACCAGCTTTTCCACCACCAGATTACCGGTGTGCTCCACCTTCATGATGGCTTCTTTCGCTTTCTGTAGAAAGTCCATATCGCCCTTTTGTTTTTTGTTGTTATCTTCTGCCGTTTAATTCAATCCATAAAACCAGAGTTCCAGTTTGCCGATTTGCAGGAGACGGTTCCTGCGGTCGTAACAAACGGCTGAAAAGTGTTTGTACCACCCGATACGGATGCCGAACAGGTTAAAGTTCCATTTCATTTCTCCCATGGCTCAGTCCTTCTTTAATGATTCCACAAGCTGATTATCAGATGTTTCTTCTCACTCGTCTTGCCGAGCAGTCCCTGAAGGCTGTTGGCCCAGCAGGATGTCTCGAACTTAAACTTGCGCCAGTTGAAATAAACGAACTGGCAGTTTCCTTTGCTGTCAAATCTTACTATTTTCATATCGCTCTTAATTTGTTAAAAGTTGGCGGACGATGCTGGCACGGCTGAAAGATTTCCGTGGGCCTCACGTATGCCCACACCGCCCGCCTTGACACGTGAGGTTACTTGTTGGGGTTCGTCGAGCCGCCGCCGTCGGTGTCGCCGGAAGTCTACTGCGCAGTAGGCTTTCCGGCGGCTGTCTCTATGATACGCACGGAGGCGGTCGCAGGTCAAGGGCTGCGGGACTACTCCTGCTTTCCTTCGTTCTGCTTCTTCATCTCGTTCACTTGCTTTATCGTGCATAGCATGCCGCAGTCCAACACGATGGAGTTGAAGATGCCACGTTCCTTGTCATCGTCCATGTCGTCGATGCTCAGGTTGAACTCGGTCGTTCCCTTGTCGATTTCATCCTTAACGTGCGTGAGCGCGATGACGTTGAACAGTGCGCCGAGCGTATCCTTGCCGCTGGTCTTGTCGTTAATACTCTCTACTGCTCTCTCCGGCTTTGCCATGGTGCGGATGTACTCGTCACTTACCTCTAAAATGAATTTTGCCATAATCGTTTTGCTTTTTATTGATGTTAATACTGTGCCCAATCTGTAGGGGCGAGTTACTCTTCGGGATTAACCAATACCCAGTCTACAGCCAGCACGTCAGCCTGTGACGGGTTCCATCCGCTCTGTATGGTGTTCTGAGCAGTCTTCAGACAGATACATCCACCGGCGTAAATTTCCCCGCCGTTCTTGTCAGCGATGGCTTTCAGTGCCAGATCGTGGCACCATTCGCTCTTCACCATCGCCTCCTGTTTCAGCCAGAGCCACATGCCCTTGCCGTTCCATCCCTCGCGGGCCACCTTGAAGCCGTGTTTCAATGAGCCGATGGCCTGCCCGAACGTGCCCGTGCAGCCCTCCTGCAGCTGCTCCATCGACTGTGCGCCGCTGACGAAGCACGTCTCCATGTCGCCGCGCGTGAATGACTGGTCTGGAGTGTAGCCCTCCGACTGCTTCTGGTTCTCTACTGCCGAGATATACTGCTCGGCCATCTGGTCATGATTCTGCTGTTCCATAATCTTGTTTGTTTTATAGCCTGCTTGCGCAGGGAAATTGGTTAAAAAATTGGGGTTAAAAAATTTTTCGCTTCTTCTGTTTCTTGATTGCCACGTCAATCATCCACTCGTCGGGCAGTTGCCGCCACGATGTGGTGTGGCAGATGCAGACGTCTTCGTAGTCGTCGTTTTCGCAGATGTACTCGTCAATGAGGTCGTCGAGACGCTGCTCAAATTCCTGTCGGGTCATGGCTGCGGGTCCTCCTTGTCGTTATTCCGTATTTTCACCAGTACCAGCCGCCCGTCCTTGCCAGTGCCTAAGTCGTAGCCTTCGCTGGACATCTTGGCAAGCATCGTTCGGCGCTGCTTGTTGTCGGCGGGGGGGATGCCGAGGTCGTCGACTCGTCCAAAATACTCGTCTTCGTCGTAGAGCTGGAAGGCTCCTGGCTGTTCGGGTTCCTCGGTGTCGCAGCTGCAGAAGAGCTTCAGCTTGCGGTCGTCGCCCTCGATACCCTTAAAGATGAAGGCCATCTGCGTGGGGTAATAGAAGAGGATGTCGCCGGGGCGTGCGTCGTTGATGTTCCAGCGGCGGTAGCCCACTTCGTGGATCTTCGGGAATCCGCTATTCTCGCAGGTGTAGTAGCCGTTGCTGTAGTTCTCAACCAGGTCGTAGCGCCCGGTGCTGATTTCAGTAATCCATTGGCCCGGCGAGAATTTCGGTACTTCCTCGCGCCGTGCTATCACCTCGCGCATCACGGCCCAGTAGGTCTGCTGCTCGCGCCTGGTGGCGGGCACGGCGCGACCGTCGGCACGCTTCACGGCACAGCGGCGCACGATGTCCATACCGTTGAATGAGAATATTTGCCGGTTGTCCTTCGGGTTCAGTCCGAGCGACATGAACACGGCGTTGCTGCCCGCCACGCGGAACAGCGTGCCTGGGCGGAAGATGCGCTTGTAGTTTCTTTTCTTCATTGTCGTTGATGTCTTTCAGCCCTCCCTTGCGGTCGGGGAAATTATTTAAAAATTTGGGTTAAAAATTATTTCCGCCTTGGTCTGATGTGCAGTGCTTCGGCGTGTCTGAGCATTTCCTGCAGATGGTCTTCCATACGCTCTATGATTTTGTGGTACTGGTCTTCGTAGTCGTCGCTGGCCTGGTCGATGTGCATGAGTTCATGGAAGTCATCTTCCAGTTCGCGCCGGAAGTCGGCGTTCATGATGTTGGCGTAGAAGTAGTGATCGTAGTAGTTGCGCACCGTCTCGGCTATGCGCTGGGTGGTGAACGTCAGCGGATATACCACCGTGTTGGCATGGCACGTAGTCTCGATGCCGTAGCTGTGCAGGCGGTAGTGCTTTCCGTCCTCGTCCTCCGCTATCTCGACGTAGCAGAGTTTCGCAGTGCTGTCGTACACCCACATGCCGGTGGTGCAGTCCTTTATCTGCCGCTCCGGCTTGCTGTAGTAGTATGGGATTTCTCTCTGTTCCATTTTTGTTTTGTTTAATGTTTACGATTCTTCTTCCTTGACTGCTTCTGCGCCTTAGCCTTTGCCTTGCGCTTCTTCTTGTTGACAGGGCTGGGCGGCGTGTAGTTATTGTGCCGCCCGAAGCGCTCGTAGTCCTCGTGGCTCAGCCGTCCAATCTTCCCCACCATTTCGGGGCTGGCGTTTGCGCCGATGTCAACTCGTCGCCCTGCCTCAGACTGTAGCGCCTCGAACTGCTCGCGGCTCAGATAGTCAACGAAGTGCCGCTCATGCTGGCGGTCCATGTAAGTAATCTGATAGCCCGTCAGGTCGTGATGCTCGCCCGACTTGTCACACACGCGGCCAAGGATTTCGAGCAGATGCCAGCCGTCCATGTAGATAGCGTCCTCGATGTGCTTCGGAAAACCGAAGTCCGAGCTGCTGTCGTATAGCGTCACCATCCGCTTCTCGCCGTTCACGCCCCAGAAGCCGCCGCCGTCGCACCGTCCGTGGCGGATCTCGTCAGAGGAGAGCAGCGTGCGGTGCATATCGACGTAGCTGGCCCGGAACTTAAAGAGCGCCCCGTGCCTCACGATGACGTACTTCGGCTGCAGATCCTCGCGCAGATGCTCACGCTCCATCAGTTCCTCTAACTCGTCGCTATCGTTTCGTATCAGTTCTTTGATTCTCTCGTCAATGCCTTTCTCGGCATTCGCCCCGAGCATCTGCCGGAGCTCGTTGTACCTTTGGTCTTGCATAATCTTATTTGTTGTTTCATTACAGTTGTTTCACAAACTCGTCGATGTTCTTTATCTCCTTCTCCACGAGGGCGGCCATGAGGGCGTTGAAGGTGTCGCTCTGGATGACGGCCTCCTTCTGCTTGCGCCCGTCTGCGGCGTAGTTGGTAGGCACGGTGACGGTCACGCTGGCCAGGCTTGGGTAGCTGCTCAGGATGTCGTAGATGGTCTGCAGCTCGCGGCGCTTGCGGGCCATGCGCTCCGCCGCTTCAAGGTTCTTCGGGTCCATAATGTTGCTCTTTGTTTTCTTGTTGTTCTTCCTGTTGTTGTCATAATTAAAATTCGTTTGATTCTTGTTTTTTATCTTTCAGCGGCAAGCCTAATTGTATTCCTAAGATTCGTCTTATATCCGAGATGTCTTCAATATATCCCTCAAACATGGTTTCCCATTCGAACACATGAATGATAAAGGCTTCCACTTTAATCTGCATGCCGTACCTGTTCGGGATAAAAACCCACAATCGGAATTTCGCATTCCAGTAGCTGTCACTTATCGGTTTGGTCAGATCCAACATGTCGTCCGTTTCCCAGATGCCGATATTATTTCCATGTCCGTGATACTTCATGTCGGGGAATATCTCCTGGAGCAGCGCATCTACGCTTTCCCTTGTCTCAGAGTAATTTTTCATTCCTTCTTGCAATTTCTTAGTCAGCACAGCCAAATACGGCATACCGCCAGGCAGAATATTCCACATTGACCTCGGCTGCAGATACTTCATCTTGCCACATCCGATGCCGAGTATCACCAGTTGTTCCATCTCAGCGTGGCTGCCCGTCCACTGCGTCCCGTCCTCGCGGGTGCAAAGATTCAGGAACGACCATCCTCCACCGTCCGTCTCGCGGAACCCTCGGGGCAGTTGCATGAGCATCCCCTGTATTTCCTCCTGATAGAATTTCAATTTGTCACGACGCATGGCCATCTTTACATTGTACAGCACAGCTTCTACGAGGCGCACATTGTCGCCCTCCTTCTCGTCGGACAGGCATTCTCTGAATACCCGTTCCACATTTTCTGATGTCAGTTCCATATTTGTCATAATGTTGTGTGGCTTTATTAAATGTTTACATTTCTATTATCTCTGCCTCGCTGCGCTTGATGTCGTATGTGCCGTTCTCGTGGTCACAACGGTAGTAGGAGCCGAAGAAGTTGGTCCATTGTTCTTTCACTGTCAGCACAGTGCCCTTTGGCAGCGTTGGCTTCTCCTTGAACCACGGTCGCGGGTAGTTCGTCAGCTCATGCAGGTCGTGAGCACACATAGCATTCTCTGTCAGTCGTATCTTCATCGGTCAGCCCTCCTTGATCTTAACAATTTCTTTCTTCTCTGCATCCCACTCGAAGCCTATTGACTTCAGTTTGGAAAACAGACGTTCACACTCGTCTTTGTAAGCCTTGCGGTAGATTCTGCTTCTAAAATTGCCGACACCTATATCCGGTCCGATGGAGGTGTACCCGTCCTCGATGTTCGTGCAAGCATGGTAGATGATGGCTGTGTTCGTGCCTCCGAACTTGCCCTCTGTGTCGATACCCTTATAGATAAAGATGCACTCACCCGCCATCAGGATGTCGCCGTCCTGAGCCGTGCCGTCGGCAGCATTCACACCCTCAATGACTGGCTCGTGGGTGTTGCCGTTGTACTTGCGACCATCCCCGCACACGATGTTATCGTCATCGTCATAATGCCAGCAGTCGGGGCAGTATTGCCGTCCGTCAATATCAAGCCAACCGCTCGATGTAGCCTCCGACAGCATATTGCCGCCGTCGGGATCATCCGTGTAACACGTGAACCCGTCGCCATTGACGAAATGCTCACCGCAGCTATCGCATACGATGATTATGGTTTCTACTTTCTTCTTCATTGTCGTATTCCTTTTAATAATTTTACTTTCTGTTCGGGTATCGCTCCTTGTAGATGCGGTCGGCCTCGGTGATGATGTTCTGGTAGTCGAAGTCGGGATTGTGCTTCTTGATTTCGGCTATCATCAGGTGGCGCTCGATGGTCGTAAGGTCGGCACCATCTACCATCGTCCTGTATAGGTCGTAGTATTGCTTTGCTTCGTGCTCCCATGACCGTGCCTTGTTCTCAGCCGCCTTCAGTTCGTCCTGCAATTCCTTGTAAGATTTCTCCTGGTGCTTGCTGTCGAGTTCGTCTTGCAGCCGCTGGCGGTACATCAGCGAATAGTCCACCTGCTCGCGGTAGTTGCGCTGCCAGGTCTTCATGTTGTAGTAGAACTTCTCGCCGAGGTTCAACTCTGCGTCGGTGTACTTCGTCTTGTGCAGCTGCGGAGCCTTGCGTACTATCTTGATGCTGTGCAGCCACTTGTCTGGCTGGTCCTCAAAACCACCCTTGAAGGTGGTGACATACACCAGTCCTGCGTAGGGCGGCACCTCGTCGGCATCGAGCAGACCCTCCGGCACGGCATAGTAGAAGTAGTTGGGCATCCGCTCGCCCACGGGCTTCATTCTGTCCTTGGCCTGCTCTATCGTAATCTGCGGGTAACGCTTGCGCTTCTCTTTGAGCAGGTTGCCAAAGAGGTCTGCCTCGCGTGCCACGGTGCCCTCGTCGGGCAGGACCGAGTTCAGCAGCAGGTGCTTCTCCACCTTGTGACGGAAGTCGTTCATGTAGTCCGAGCGGCTTATCTTGATCTCGAACTCATAGATGTAGCCTGCCTTGGTCCAGATGAGTTTGTCAGACTCCCAGCCGAATACAAACAGCCCGTCAACGCGGTACTTAGGCGAGGCGATGAATCCGCCCAGCACGTGCTGTATCTTCTGCTCGGTCAGTGTGGTGTCGATTGGCATAGTCAGTCCTCCTTAATAATATCTTCCGAACCTTCGGCAAACCTGTGCAACGGGAATCTGCCATCTGAAATCCATTCGCGTAGCACGTCCATCAGCGAGGAGGTCATGTGCTTGATGCACTCCACGATGTAGCGCGTGGCCTCCTTTCCGTCGTTGTCGCGGATGAAGTCGCGGATGTTTCCGCATTGATAAGCCATCTTGTAGTACCGCTCGTTGTATTTCAGATTGATGAATATCATCGGGAACGGCTCTCTGGTCCGCGAACCGACAAGAACCTCATACCATCCGCCTACGCAATCGCCGCGGCCGTCGTTTCCGATGTTGAAGATAATGTTCTTGATTGCAGCCAGACGGTAGTTCTCCTGCAAACACTTCACATACTTGACTCGTTTCTCCGTGCCATTGATACCGCAAATGCCTATGCAGTTCTCCGGCGCGTGTTCTGTTGCAACGAAAAACCCGCGCATCGTCAGTTCTTCGCTTAATGTTTCATAAAAAAATCTTTCTATCATATTTCTTTATTAGTGTCAATTCGTTAAATTCGTTTGTTGAAAGAGAATTTGCTCATCGCACTGGCAGCGGCTTGAAGTTCGTTTCTTGGTAGTAGTCTTTGGGGTGCGTCTTGATGTACTCCTTGACTCGCTTGATACGCTTCGTCTTGAAGAATCCGCAGGCATCCTCTTTTTCGTCCACTTGCAGAAGAAGTTCGACGGGACCCTTGTAGTGGTTGTTCCTCTCGTTGCATTCTTTATTCATGCCAATGCTGGCACAGTCGCCGTAGTGGTCTTTCGTGCCGTCTGTCTTTACATAGGCCATGTAGTAGCCGCATTGTCCGCATTTCCGGCACATTCTCCGATTCTTCCTACAGGCGATGACCTTTTGAACATAGTCAGCCCATAGTTCCTGCTGGCTGACGGTTGTCGTGCCATACCACCAACGCTGCCGGTGCTTGCCGTACCAGCGATATACAATCAACCTGTCGTCTTCTCGCTCCGGGTGGGGCAGAATATGCAACACATGAGCCTTGCACACATCTTCCTCTGCCCTGTCGTCGTAGAAGTAATACTGCTTGCCTTCCTCTATTTTCATCGCTCAGTCCTCCTTATCTTCTAATAGTCCTGCCACGCGCTCTTTCAGGTCTCGGTATTTCTTCTCCCAATAGCTTGGCCCGTGTTCCCAGTCTATCACGATGGGCACGAGGTGCAGGTCGTAGTCAATATTCATAGTTACGTTTCCATCTTGCTGCATTGTGTCAATTTTCGGTTCTGACGCTTCCCATTGCGGCATAACCTCAAAACATAATTTCCATAGACTGACGCCACGGCACTGCGCCATATTGTAAAGCGTCATATTGGCGCGACATATCAGTTCTGCCTCCTGTTTGTCGGCATGATGCCGCAGATAAGTTTGCAGTTCGCCGTTGATGCGCTCTTCCAACTGAAGCATCTTTTGTCCGTTCTCAGGTGGCATCATGGCCACTTCATTTTGTTCTATCATTGTTTCTCCAGTTTAAATCTATAGCATCTGTTGTTTTGATAATGCTGCTGGCACCACTCGTGGTTGCTGGTCGTGCCGAAGCGGTGCTGGCATCGGGAGCAGCATGGGCCATTGAACTTCTGCTTGCGCGTTACCACAGGAGGCATTATGTCGAGATATGGCCGTGCCATGATGTCAAACGTCCGCTCGTCCACAGGCTTGTCGTTGACAGCCTTGTAGGCGCCAGTCTCGAAGGCTCCCACCAGATAGCGTTCCTCTATCTCGTCATCGAAGGGCGAGCCGTCCTTGGGGTACGCCGTTGTCAGCACCATGCCGCGCTCGGCATCGTAGCCCCGGATTTCGAAATAGTCAATCGGAGAGCTGAACGTCGGGCGGAACCGGCGGCCTTTCAGCTCGCCATACTGCTGTTCCTTGTTCAGAGTCCATGCTGTTTTATCTCCGTCTGGCGTATGGCAGATGCCTGCGTATGTGCAGCATAACTTGCCCTCTTCGACTCTCATACCATATAGACAGGTATCACACACTTTATCCATAACATAACGATTTTAATTCCCGTTTCCGGAGTTCTGTTCTATCAGGTGATCCATCTTCACGTTGCGAAAATTACTGCCATACTCGGCATTCAGGCCGTCGTACCGTGCGGCACACTCTTTGATAATATCGCGGATGACGGGATAGCGCATCATCGCAAAGAGTATCTGCGCCGAAATCTCGTTGGCCTTGCCACTAATCACAAAATGGTTGCCCTGATGGCCGATGAACATAAACGAGGCGTCGCTGCCCTGCAGGGTTTCGAGCCGCTGCTGAACGTCATCGAACACTTGCTTAATTTCGTTCTCTTTCATAATTCGTCTTGTTAAGTATTATATATACCTTTCCTTCTGATAGCCACGGACGATGACGGCATGGTCGCGCTCGTCAACGGTGATGCCCGTCTTCCAAGGACAGATGCTGCCAATGCTGTTGTCGGGTACGCCTGCCTGCTCCAATAGTCTGCTCAACGCATCGTTTGGCCCGTAGTCGCAGTACGGCTTACTATTCACCCAGCCGTATTTGCCATCATTATAGCGGCATCCGCCAAGGTAGTATTCCTTGCAGAGCTTGCGGAACTTCTCAATGACCTCGCTGCTGATGCCGCGCTTGGCCTTGTCTTTGGCGAGCGTGCCGAACACCATTGCCAGTCCGCCTGCGTCCGACAGGTCGCCGTTGTCCTGCATGTGGTTGCCGAATATCATGCGCGTCCACTCGTCGGCTGCTATCTGGCAGGCTTCTTCCATTGTGTGACGCTGGCCGTGGCGATAGACGTATTCCCATTCCACGAGTTTCGTCCACTTCTCGAAGCGGTCGTCGTGCCATCCGTAGAAGTATTCCCGCCATTCCTTATACTCATCGGAGTCGTATTCAGGCTCTGGCCAATATTGCTCCTGCAGTCGGGCTTGTATGGTGTATCGCAACTTGCGCCACGAATCCACCTCGTTCATCACTTGCACTACGATGGGTGCTGCCTGCTCTCGTTTGATGCGGTCGCACTCGGGGAATGCGGTCATCAGTTCCTCGTCGGTTCTGCGTTTCGTCTGTTCTTCCATACGCTGTTGTGCTAAGGGTTTTGCTAAGTATTGCTGTCTGAATTGCTCTGGCGTGAAGCGGCGTGCAAGCCGCTTTATCCAGTCCATGCCTAATATCTTTTTTTCAGATGTTTCCATGTCCGTTCTTTTAATATCCTGTCTGCTTTCTCTCCGTCATAGTGGTCGCCGCCAAGAGCGTCCATAAACTCTGCGTAGTCTTCCTGCGTCATTCCGTTGTGCTGACGGCGGAAGAAGGTGTCGTAGGTGTCGAACGAGAACATCGGCACACCGTTGAAGATACCGTAACACATTCCGAATACTTTTCCTATGTGACGTGTAATCTTCAGGCAGTCCTCCTTACTGTACTTGTAAGGGTACTCAATAAGGAACATGCCGCTGCGGGTCGAATAGACGGGTACGATGTCCAGCACCTTGTCTGTTCCTAACTCGCGCACTTTGAAGTCGCAGATAAACATGTGACTCTTCAAGTCCTCGCGTATCTTCCTCTCCCGTTCCCATACCGGCTGCATACGCTCACGGTACTTCCTGCGCTCCGACAGGCTGCCGTTCGGGTCGTACTTGAAGTCAAGTATCTCTTCGGCCAGTGTCTCGCCGTCGGTGCAGAGGTCGCGCAGGGCACCGCAGATCATGTGTGCCGCCGTGCCGTTGCAGTCGAACTCCTGAAACTTGTCGTAAGCCTGGCGGCGACGATCCGCCAGCGGCATCGCCTCATTGTGCATAATCTCGCAAAGGAGCAGCACGCTGTCCACGTAGCGCAGTCCCATCCACGACTTGCAGTTGTTGTCAACCATCTTGTCGAAATTCTCCCACTTCGATTCTTCGATAACGCCGTGTCCCCGTTCCTTCAGGGCTTCGGCTGAATAATTATCTGTCATAATTCGTTATTTTCTTTTTACATTCAACACTTTGAGAATCTGCAGGCACTTGTCGTAGGGTATGCCATTGTACTTTCCATCCTTTCCATCGAAGTCCACATAGAAACGGCGGCTTGGCTTGGCAAACTTGTTCCACTGCTTGATGATTTCGCGGATATGATACACCTCCTTGCCGTAGCCTGGAAGATTGATAAAGTCGCACGGTTTGCAACCGCGATACCACTCATGTTTGCTATTGTACTCGATACCCCATCGGATATCGCCCTCTACCCATACGTGGATAATCTTCTTGATGTACTCCTTGCGTTTCCTGCCGCTGCTGCGCTCCCGAGCCCAGCACTGGACGTAGGCGTTGGCGATGTTGTACCACATGCCGTATGACGTACCGTAGTCGCCGTGGCGCATCTGGTCGTACATCCATTCGAGGCGGTAGTAAGTATGCAGCGGTCCTCGCCCGTGACGTGTCATTCTGACGTGCTTCATCGTTCAGTCCTCCTTGATATATTTCACTCCAAAGCACCAACGAAGCATACGGCGACGGAACCAGCCAATGCGTTTGAATACTGCGATGCGTGTCATTGACTCTTCATGTTCAAGGTAGCCGATAGGTTTCGGTGGTGTCTGCACCGTGCAACCATCCATGTCGGATGCCTTGACACCCATCTGGCTAATGGCTTTACCCAACTGTTTTATGCACTCCGCAGCCGACGGTTTCTCATTTGTTTCTTTATCCATAGTTCCTTATATTCGTTTAATTCGTTCTGTTTTTTGTAAATGAAGAGTGAAGAATGCTGCGATTAAGCGAGAGCCATGATGCTTGCATCAATGGCCGAGCGTGAGCAGTATCGGCGAAGCCAATTTGCTACTGCTTGGGGGTGATTAGGTAGTCCATATTGCTCCAACCGCCTGCGGCTTTCACGTTGACGATTTCGCGATACTGCCATGCGTCTGGTATATCGTTGAGCAGTTCGCCGTATCGGTATTCTATGCGAGTGCGCCAATGGAATCCTTCGCCTGCTGGTCCATCTTTCACCTCGATATATCCCCATTCATTTGGGCGTTGCACCAGCACTTCGTGGATAAACTCGACGATGGTCTTTGCTTGGTAGTCACTCACGTCGTAGGGTGCGGTCTCATCGCCACCTGTGGGGGCTGTCTGTGTAAACTTCATCGCTCAGTCCTCCTTTCTTTATTATAAAGATTACTCAACCTCCTGCCGATATATTTCATCTGTTTGGGGAACCACTCGCAGGCTTCATCCTCGCTGTCGAGTACCTGGTCGATTTTCCACGCAAGGTCGCCCTTGATATCCTCAAAAGATTTCACCTGCTTCAAATCTTCAACAATACAGTTGATGTCATCTTCATTCCAGCTGCAGACGATCAGCGCGGCATTGAGCAGGCAGCCGCACTCCGCGCAATGGCTGAAATGGTCGCTCTCTGGCGATGTCTCTTCATATACCTGATGATAATACTTACCGCCATCCTCTTTGTCGAGATTTCTCGCTTTCTCGGTGGCACAGAGATGGCAATAGTCACCGTCAATCTCTTCCACCTTGAACCCCTCACCGTCGTGCTTCTCAATATAGCACACGCTTTCAGGGGTAGAAGCCATTTGCCAAATCTCTTTTCTGATGTCTTCTGATAAATTCATACGCTCAGTCCTCCATTGGTTTGCGGTCATTGCCGTTGGTGTGTATTCGGTTGTACTCGTCGCATCGGTTCCATAAATCTTCAGGGATTCGTATCACGTCATGCTCGTCGATAATCTGGTGTATATGTCCCCACCGCTCGCAGTAGTATTCTACAGCCCGCTTATTCGTCGGATTGTCTTTCAGTCCATAGACAAACAGCCCCGAAGACACAAGGTTCTTTGCACTCACTACTTTGTTTATCTGCTTCGGCTTTTCGTTTTTGAATGGAGATTTATGCCAAGTGCCTTTGGTCAGCAGATACTCTTCGATAATCTTTTCAATGTCCATCTCCCGATAGTCCTTCAGCGTCGGGTCGCTGTAAAACATGTTGTCCTTAATCATATCGTTCTATTTTTTAATTCTATTCTTTCTTCTAAAGACAGCTGCCAGTGCGGACATTCCTCGCATCGAATGATTGAAGCTATCCTGCACCATTGCGGTTTTTTCCTTACTCCACATTCCATATCCTCACTGTTCGTTTAATTGTACTGCCAGTAATTTCTGAATCGTGTCGTTTACCTTCTCTTCCGTCGGGAACGGACCGCCGTCAAACAAAAGCATGTGAGGTTCTTTGTCTTCATTAAGAAGCCAGCACTCTATGTGAATGCCGTCTTTCACTTTGCTCTTGTCGATTTTTATCTGCTCTGGGTATGCCATCTGGAATAGCATCAATGTGTATCTCGTCATACGCTCAGTCCCCCTTCTTTAGCTTAATCTCCATATCCACCGAGCAGTGGGTTATGAAATGTTGCAACTCATGTACCCAACCGATGTTCACGCACTCAATGGGGAATCCGCCCATTTCGATGCAGTCATGCCCCGCGTGCCACATGCCGTCATTGAACTCGTGTGCCGTCATCTTGCAGAAGTCGTCTGCCCAGAAATAGCGTTTGTCGTACTTGCCGCCCTCCATGCGGTGCCACCCGATGCTGTCGAAGAACTCGGCAGAGAGTGGTATTGGCTCTACGGTGTCTTCGTGAAACTGTCCGTCTTCGCCTTCTGCTCTGATGTACGGCGGTACTATTGCAGAGACTTTCAGAATCAGTCCGCTGTGCTTCTGCCTAACGATGTCGCCAGCCATTAACTCTTTTGCTTCCATATTAGCTATTCCGCTCCTTTATTCCACAGTCTGTTCCACCAGTTGCGCTTCATTAGCCGGTCGATGCGCCCGAGCGAACTGTCAAGTTGCTCCTGGCTATGCTTCAACTGCTCTTTCAGCTCTGAGATTTCCTGCCGCTCCTGGCTCTGGATGCGGTTAGCCATGTCCTTATAAAACTGGCTCTTGGCCTCCTGCTCAATATCGTCGAAGTTCAGGAACTCGTACTTCTCGGTGCATGAATCCAATGCGTATTCGTTGACCGCCTTCCACGGGTTGCGCGTTATTGTCACCGTCTTCTTGATAACCCTCAGACGACCATCCTCTGCTTTGTCTTCGATGGCCTCCGAAAGGTTCCTGTTCTCACACTCCAGTTGTTTTACTCTGTCTCTGAGCGAATCATATTCACTCAGTTCAATGTTTAATATTGGCATAATTCAGTCCTCCTTCGTTGGTGCCAAATCATCCTTGTATGCCCACATGGTATAATTGGCTCCGTATTTCTTGTTCATTGCATTTACAAACATTGAATCGAAGCCGAGCATACATCTGCTCGGAGGGCTCATATAGCCGCCATCGACATCGTAGAACACTACAGACTTGCTGCTGTCGGCTTTCTCGTCGATGCTGTGCCACACACTCGGCATCGCTTCAATTTTCGCCAGCAGCACTTGCAGCATTGTATAGACCACTGGAGATGAACTTTCGTCTGCCTCACCGTTGTTGACAGCCTCCTTGAAGTCCTCCATCTCTTAATCCATCATTCCTCGGATTATCGCCTTAATCTCTTCAATCTGTTTCATATCGTCATATATACTATTCTTATTTATCCGTCACTTGTCCGAAGTCACCCAGCATATCGACGATGAGCGCTTGCATCACACCGTCGAAACCCTCTATCATGTACTTCAGCCCGCAAGTCATGGTCATCAGGTGTGCCAGTCGCAGGTATTCGGGCGTGCCCTTCTTCTCTTCGCCGAGCTGCTGTAGGCGCTGTGCCATCTGCTGCGCAGTCTGGTTGATGATGCTCGTCACCATCTGGAAGTCGCGTGTCGCTATCGACAGCGATACTCCCCATAGTCTCTCGTCTTCTGATTTTGCCATAGTTCGTTTCTATTTAGTTTGGTTCAACTTGTCAATGCGTTCCTGTAACTCCCTGCTCTCGCGTTCCTTGTCGTAGGGTCGGATGGTGCCCGTTTCTTCCAGCTCTTGAAGCATCTCACTCATGTTGCCGACGGCGATATACAGGCCCTCAATGATTTTGCTGGTGGAATTGCCGTCGTATTCGTGAGGAAACATTGCGAACATCATCCGTTGGTCGGCCTTCAGGCGGTCGATGTGGTCGAAGATGCGCTCCTTCCATGCTTCGACCAGCATTCTTGGGCGAATATACTGCGTTGTCTGGTAGTCGTCCTCCGTGGTAGCGGGGCGGGGCACTACGTCCATATAGCACTGTCCGAAGGTCTTAAAGCATACCACGTCGGAGCGGTGCGGGTCATCGTTCTTCACGTGGATGATGTCGGGATAGTCCATCACTTCCATCCGGCGGTAGAACTGCCGGTTGATAAGTCGGTGCGTCTCGATAGACGACGGCTGTTGTTTCTTTACTTTGCGGTTGCTGGTCATTATTCAGTCCTCCTTTCTTTCACCCGCAGTGCCCGAAACCTCGGTTGACCGGCTCGTAGGTGGCGCAATGCCCGTAGCCTACCTTTCGGTATAGGGTTTCTCCACTTGTGCAGTGACTGGCACCGCCACCTGTTGAGCAGTGGCTCATCTTCAGCGCGTGTTGCGCCATCATGTTTCTAAGAAATTTTGTCCACATAGCTGTTGATGTTATTAAATGGTTTGTAAATGTTATACCCACCCGTTGCTGAGTGAGCCGTCTTCATAGACTACGGCATAGTGTTGTGGTCGCGGTCTGATCAGACACTTGCGCAATACCTTGATGCCGTGCGCCCAGAGACAGACGCTGTCGAGCTGGAACTGCTTGATAATGTCGCGCAGATAATTGAGAGCGCCTATGGTGATGTCGGCGATAGGCTCGGCCAGTCCTTGGCAGACGGTGTGCTTGGCTTCGTCGCTCTGGCGGCTCCACCAGTCGATGGTGGCGGGGGCGAAGTCCATTCCTTCGACCACACAAGAGCGGAGATCAATGTATGTCACGTATGGCTCTGGCCATGCACAGGCCTGTTCCTCGGTGGTCTCACCGGTTTCGTCGAGCACAAACGGGTCGCTCTCTGCCTCGCGTCGCCAGGGCACGATGGCCACCTGCATCGGTGCGGCGTTGGCTGTCAGGGCGAAGGTCTCAAAGTCGATGGTAAAATCTAAGTGCTTCATTGTCTTACATTGAAATAATATTTCTACGCTTCAGGATTTCTCTCACTGTGTCGGCATTCACCTTGGCGATGCTGGCGATGTTCGCTACGTGCCATCCTTCTCTCTGCAGCCGGATGACTTGTTGTTCGAGGGTATTGCCTCCATGTACTCTTGCTGTTGTCATAATACTTCAGTCGGTTGTTTAGGTTAATAATCATTATCTATTGTATCTGAATGAGATTCGTCCACGTGTGAGGTCGTAGGGCGAGAGCTCCACCTCCACGCGGTCGCCCGCCACGATGCGGATATGGTTCTGACGCATCCTGCCAGAGAGTGTGGCGAGGATGGTGACGCCATTGTCGAGATGAACATGGTAATTATCATAGCCAAGTGACTCGGTTACCTGACCTTCACTTTTAATGCAGTCTTTTTTGCTCATGTCTCGTTGTGTCCTGGTTTTTATTTATCATAATTATTATTATCTTGCATTTCAGTTTTAGTTTTTTTACGCCTTCTTTCCCGCTCGTGCTGGCGGAAATCAGCGTCTCTCCAGTATTTCCGCCGCCGCTTTTCCAGATAGTTCTGATGACGTCGCTCATTGTCGTGCTCCAAGAACGGGCTGCTGAACTCCTGTTGGTTATCGGCCAACTCATGCAGTATGCGGATGGCTTCGCACTGATCCCCGGTCATGTCACTAAGGATGGGCAGGGCTGCAACACAATCCTGAAGCAGAAGTTTGATGTTCTCAACCCGTCGCCGCTGTATAGCCGTCCACCGCAGCTGACGCTGACGCTCGCGTTTCACAGTCCGATAGTAAGCGGTTTTAGCTGCCTCTTTTGACGGTCCGCTGTATATCCACACCGCACGGCCTGTGCGACATGAGTGACGGATGATTGTCGTTATCAATGATGGTCTCATGTTAATTGTATGTTTAAACTATTCAGTTTCTGGGTCTTTCTCGCTCGCCGCCTGTACATAGCCTTCCTCATATTCTTTGCCTGAAGTATAGGGCTTGATGGGAATGCAGCCGGGTCGATTGCGGTAGAAGTAATGTACGAATACGGGCTGTGCCGACAGTTCGCGCGGCATGCGCTCACCGGTCAAAATCTCATGCCGGTAAATGTTCTTCACCTTCTTACCCACAGGTTTGCCCTGCTGGTCGAGCACAGTCAGCCATGCCCTGCTACGACGACCACCGTTGCGGCGGTATGAAGGGGTGTTTAGGACCACGTCCGGATCCATCACGATGCCCATGCGGTTCAGGCAGGGCTTCAGACTCTTGGCGATGCGTTTCTTTGCCTTCTCGATCGTTTCATAGTTCACGCCCTCGCCCTCGCTGTCGAGCAGGCTGATAGCCATCTCTTGCGGCGGGATGGGCTGACCGATGTGAGGATTGTTGGGGATGTCCTCAAAGTACTGCACCAGCCAGTCGGTCAGTGCGCCGTCCTTGGTCATGGCGTAGAGCTCGCGGCGCAGGCTGCGTGTCTCGGTCGGCGGAAGGATGACCTCACCGGGGTGCTGCAGATAGAATTGCGCGCAGGCCACCATGAGGTTCTGTGCCTCGTTGAGCAGGTCGGGCGGCAGGCCGTTGGCCACCTCCTGCACACCGTACTGCTCCTGGAACTCGTCGGTCGGAGTGAAGTCGAGCCAGCGTCCGTCGTCGGTGGCGGCGTGGTAGTAGTCGCTGGTGAAGCAGGGGTAGATGCGCCCTTTCACTGAGCCGCCGGATCTGTCGAAGGGCTTGTTGCTGGCGATGAATATCTTGGGAACGTCCTCGCCGCGCAGCGTGACGGGCTGTTTGTAGAGGGTCTTGATGACGATGGTGGTGCCGGTGTTGAACATATCCTCGAACTTGAAGTTGTCTGGCAGCTCGTCGATGCAGACGAGCGAGTGGACTCCTGGCACGACGTTGCCCATCATCACCTCGATGGTGATGTTCTTCATGCTCTTGCCCGCGATGTTGGCCGACGAGGGGCGCACGGTGGCCAGCAGATCGATATCGGCGCTCTTTCCGTTACGTCCGCTGGCCTTGTTCTCGTCTGTCACGCTATAGTCAGTGATATGAACGGCCCGTTGCACGGCGCGGCTGCGGTGGCGCGTCAGGACATAGCCGAAGGCGTGGACCTTATTTATGAGGTGCATGTCCTGCATCTGTCGCTCGGTTGCTGTCAGTGTCTCACCAAAACTCTCCTTCTCCCAGAAGATGCGACCCTGGTTGTAGAGGAAGCGGAAGTGCATGGGCATCTGTTCGAGGGGCTTATCCATAATGAGACGGTATTTCCAGAGCTTCTCCCATTCCTTCCAGCGCGTGTTCTCAGCCGCACGCATGGCGGGCGTGGTGCATTGACGGCTGATGTCCTCGTGGCGTTTCTTCTCGGCCTCGTATTTCGGGTTGATGATGATGCGCCACGGCTGCGGGATGACCGTGAAGTCACCCGGCATGATAAGCTCCTCGTTGGTCAGGTAGGGCATCGAGGCATAGTCAACGGCGGTAATCTTCTCCCTGGTGACGAGCACGGCGGTATTCCCGAAGAAGAAGTAGTCGAAGTCCTCGCCGTAGCTGTGGTCGTTGACGGGCAGCGACGGCATGGTGCTCAGTGTGCGTCCGTCAAGTCCCTTGCCGGTGAAGACGGCGTTCACGAGGTTGGCCTTATAGGGCGCGTCGGCTTCGCTGATGTGCGCATCGAGCCAGTCGAGCATCGCCGTGCGGCTGACGCTCTCTAACTGGTTGCCCGTGCGCCCGTTGTCAAGCAGACGGTAGGTGTTCTTGTGCGTCAGCTGATAGAAGACCCGCTGCCCCTGGCTGCCGGCATAGCAGCGGATGCCCTTCGCCTCCAAGAACTGCAGGAGGTTGGCCACGCTCAGGACGTAGCGCACGTTGGTCTCGCGGCTCTCGCCGTCGCGGTTCTTCTTGGTCGTGGCTTTGTCTATCCAGAACTGCATCGTCAGGGCATTGTCGAGCAAGCGCATCAGCGCGGCACTGGGGTTGGCCTTGCGCAGGTCGGGGGCCAGCAGCTTCTGTATCTGCGGGAAATGCGTCACGAAGTCGGTGACGTCCTTCGCCGTTTTCATGCGGCCGTCTGTCTTGCTGACGACCACCTGGTCCATCTCGCGTGGCAGCCGCACCCAATGCACGTTGGCGTTCTCCAGTGCGATGCTGCTGCTACTGCCGATGCCCGTCGCGTCGGCATCGTAGCATACATATATATTACAGGCCACCGCCTGCATGCGGCAGAGCAGCGCCTGCAGCCATTCCTCCACCACGCCGTCATGTATGCCCGATGTCTCGGAGTTGAGCCACAGTACATGGGCATCGGCGGCAGCCCACATCTGCATCGCGTCGCGCGGACCGGAGCACAGCACCAGTCGCTTCATCTTGTAGCAGGTATTCTTCTCTCCTTTCACCTCCCTCGTCAGTTCCACTATCGGGTGTCTGCGTTCCCGCTTCCAGTCGGCATACCAGGGGCGTTCCTGTGCGGTGGCAAATTCTTCACTCTTCACCCTTAACTCTTCACTTTTAAGGGCCGCCACCGCCACGCTGTCGCCATACACCTTCGTCGCCACGCCCTCCTTCTTGTCCCAGTACCACTTCGTGCGGCCGCTGGCTCTCGGCTCATATTTCTTCACGCCCCAGTCGTAGGTGAAGGCGAAGATGGGGTATGACGGACGGGCATGCACCTCCAACGAGCACTTGCCGCCCTGCTTGACCTCCACCGGCCCGGTAACGAACGTTGCCACGGGGAACACGCTGAACTCGCGCTCCAGCACTGCGCCCCACTCCTGTGCAGTCTTGGTCTCTCCCCTGCCCCGCCAGTAGTTGCGGTCGAGCGAACAGCGGTACAGCGGCAGGCCGCTGTCAGGGTCGAACTCCGTCACCATGTCGCCTATCTGTATCTCGGCGCGGTCGGTATCGTCGGCCTCTCCCCCACCCTGCTTTATTTTCTCCACGTCCTCCTGCTCGGCCTTGCGCCTTGCCAGCTCCACCTTGAAGCCCAGCGCCCGCAGGTGCTGCTCGGTCCAGGGTGTCAGGTGACTTGGATCGCACTCCTGCGGCTCGACGGCCTTTGTGTGCTGCTCCGGTGCGGTCGGTGCCACACCGCTTATCTCTATGCCGTGGTCATCGACGAGCCGCTGCAGCACCTCCCCCATTTGTTTCTTGGACAGCGCCGTATGGTCGTAGCCCATCAGCGCGGCCTGCAGCGAGATTGCCCCGTAGCCCCGTCGCCCGCATTTGCCGTAGCATATCCAGCCAAGCGAGTCGGCACCGCCGCTGATGGCCTGATCAACCTTGAACGATGGTGTCCTGTCGTTGTGGTCGGGGAACGGACAATAGTACGTCGCCTTACCCTTCTTCGGCAGATGGTAAGGCTCATATCCGTTTTGCCGCATAACATCGACAAGTGATATCTGGTTCAGTATGTCTCTGTCCTTCTCGTTCACGATATATTATGGATTTTGTTCTCCACCTGCACGATGGCGCGGAATATCTCGTACATCACCTGCGGGACGATGGCGTTGCCGTAGGCTTTGAGGGCCTCCTTCCGCCATTTGCTGAAAGGAATGGATGCTCCGTCCATCCCAATGGAAAGCCCATCATTTCCTGAGTGTACAGGGGACTGAGTAGGGAATAGCTCCCAACGCCCGCAGCCAGCTCTTTCGGCGTCGGCAGGAGATGATGCAGAGCCAAGTCTGCCAAGCCCATCGAGTGACTGGACTCTGCCTTGTGGTTGTACCGCCTGCCCTGCCCGTTGACCTTGCTGTTCGGATGTGGATTGTCTACCACGACAGGTGTCGGCAGCAGTCCTTCGCCCGATGATGAACACGCGGTCTCTCCGGTGCGGGGCTCCAACGGCACAAGCCGGTATAAGCACCGGCTGGACTGCATATCCGTCTGCCTCGATATCACGGCAGATGCGTTCAAGGGTAAAGGTCTCTCTGAGTCGGTATCTTCGTAGTCGGTTATCCGCTCCGAATAGGTCGGCTGCGTCTGCCAGCGGAGTAACGTCGCCTTGCTCGACCATCGACGCGATTCCAGCAACGTTCTCACACACAACCCAATCGGGTCTGACTTGGTTAATACACCTGTGCATGAACGGCCAGAGATAGCGGTCGTCGTCCGCTCCTCGTCGCTGCCCGGCGTAACTGAAAGGCTGACAAGGGAACCCTCCTGTGAGTACGTTAATTTGCCCCCCCCATTTGGAGAAGTCTGTCTTGGTGATGTCTTCATACGATTCTGCGTTTGGGTACCAGTAGTCGAGCACAGCGCGACCGAAGGGATTGATCTCGCAGTGGAACAGGTTCTCCCATCCGAGCATGCTTGCCGCCACCTCCGGACCACCGATGCCGCTGAATACTGATGCATGTGTCATTTCATCTTACTTTTTTCTTCAATGAAGAATTTACCGTATTCACGCCACTGCTTCTCAATGATGGCGTCCTTGTCGGAGATGCGCTCCCTCAGGTTCTCCACGAGCTGCAGAAGCGAGGCAACCTTTTTCCTTTCGTTCTCCCATTTCTCCAACGCTTTATAATAGAGGTTGTTCAAGCCACGGACATTCTCGCCAGCCAGTCGCAACTTCTCTTCCAGATCGTCGCGCTCAGCCTGATACGGGTTTTTGCCCTGCAGAATTTGAAGAAGATTCCTGAAGTATTGTTTCATGCCGTCATCTCCTACTTAGTCCGTGTGATACATACAGCCGATGCGCCGGAATCCGTGCGCACCTCGTACTCCTTGTTCTCCAGTTTCATGTCATGTACCTGGACCTTGACCGACTTTATCTTCTTCTTGTCAGTCAAAATGAAGATACGCGACTGCCGGACGCGTATACTTCTTAACTCTTCTTTGCTCACGGTTTCCTGCATAAGTTTTTAAAATCTCTTAATTTGTAGGCATGAATAACTTGAAAACGAGGGAAAAGCCTTACCTTTGCAAGTGTTCTAAGTTCGCAAGGCGGCGCACGGCTTCCTTCTGAAAGGCGCTTCATCGCGTCTGCAGGCTTTCCTTATACCCCCGTCGGAGAGTTAACTAACTAACTCGGGGTACAAAGGTAGGGAAAATTTAGCAAAGCCGTGCGTTGTGTAGCAAAGTATTAACGTAATTTAATAATAAGGCTAAGTATGAAAACAACTGAGATCTTTATGAAAATGGTGTATTGGCTTGTAGACAATACCGAAATGAAGAACCCTACTGATGTGGCCCGAAAGGCTGGCATCAACGCGGCAAACGTTACTAAGATTAAGACTGGAAAAAACAAGTCGGTGCAGTATGAAACAATGGTAAAGCTGAACAATGCCTTTGGAAATGTGTTTAATCCGGAATGGATGCGTGGTGAGAGCGACGTTATGCTGGTAGCCGACTTAGCACCGGTTCGTACAGAGCTGCCTTCCCCCGCCCTGCAGGTTGCCGACCCCATTGCCGCCCTCCTCGCCGCCAAGGACGAGACCATCGCCTCGCTGAAGCGCGAACTCGCCGCCAAGGACGACGACATCAGCACGAAGGACAAACTCATCTATACCCTTCAGCAACAGATAGACGACTTGCGTTTGCAAATCGCCGCGGAAAAGGGGCTTCATTCCGCTGGTGTTTCCCGATCGGAAGCTGCTGAGAAGATTCACCCGAGTACATAGGCAGGAACGTATTTTTCCCATTATATATAATTATGTATAAGAAGAACGATTAACAACGTTCTTCTTATTTTTTTTGCCCTTGACCACCAGTCTTACTCAACATATTTTGGAAACAAAAACAATAAAAACATAATAACGATTATGACTGTACCAGACATCAACAAACTGAAGCATGTCATCGCGCAGCAGCTTCACCTGTATTATGAGACACTGGAGGACGGCACGAACGTGCTCCGGCACATCCGCGTACACCAGCGCACACTTCAGATGCCCGCCGACGGCGGAGTGACCGTAGACATCGTGACACCCGACGGCAAGATAGCCGACGGCAAAGTCAACAGTCAGTCTGTAGAAGACGAGACCCTTGAGTTGCAGGACCTCTCGCCCGAGGCCCGTGAGGCTATGGAGAACCACTTCGCCACCGACGACGACGTGCGTGCCGCCCTCGGACTCTGACACTTTAAGGCTGTCCAGCAGACTGCCGCACCACGGCAGCCCGCCAGCATATAGTTCACTTTATTTTTTTTACCAACACAAACAACAAAAGCAACATGGCAAGGACCAATGCAAACAGCGCCCTTAACATGGCGCACCTCCTGCTCATCAAGCAGGCTCTTGATGCAGTGAAGACTGCAAGTGAAGGACAGGGCACCGAGCTCGCCGCCCGTATAGCAGCCCTGGAGGCTCTGCTCAACGACGGTGACAACGTGACCGCCGCCATCGACAAGTTCAACGAGATTGTCGCCTTCCTGGCCGGCATCGAGAACACTCAGACCCTGGAGGGCATCCTGGCCGGCATCAACACCGCCATCGGTGCAAAGTACACCAAGCCCGCTGACGGCATCCCCGCCAGCGACCTGGCTGCCGCTATCCAGACCACGCTGACTAACGCTGCCACCGCCTACGGCTGGGGAGACCACGCTCAGGCCGGCTACATCGTGGGCGAGTTTGCCACCGATGCCGAGGTGCGCACAGCTCTTGGGCTGCCCGCCGAGTAAGCCTCTTCCGCTCACGGAGAGCCCGGAAAGTCCGGGTTCTCCTTTCTTCACCTCTTAACAGCAAAACAAGAATATGCCAAACAATAACACTCTTGAAAAGGCCGTCAACCTCGGGCATCTGCAGATGGCTTATAAAGCCGGAGCATTGCTGCCCGTGGACATCTCGACGCTCACGCCTGCATCGACGTTCCCCAAGAACGCCGTCATCGGCATCGGCGGCGTGCTCTACCGCGCCAAGCGGGCCACGGCCTCGATGCCGCTGACGATGGTGGTGAGCGACGGCAAGTTCGTCACCCATGAGGTGAACGGACAGAAGGCCTTCGTCGTGCAGGACATGACCGTCAACGCCGACTGGGATGTGTGGATGGATGCCGGGCTCAGCTACGCCTACTCGCTTGCCGACCAAAGAATCACGGCACTGGAGACCGAGACCTACACCGCCAACGGAGAACAATACACGCGCCGACAATTACTGCAGGCCGTGGCCGAGCTGATGCAGAAAACCATTGTCACGCAGTGACATTATGGCTCTTGAAATATATCACGAAAACAAAAAAAACTACAATCATGGCAGACAACATTGGAATAGTTACTATTCAAGAAGCGCTGAAGAACGTGCAGAACGGTCTCACGGCGCAAGACACGGCGTCGAAGACACAGACACAGATGATCTTCGGACCCGACGGAGCACCTAACGGCAAGATACCCCTCTCGACCGATGCCGTCATCGACCTGAAGACAGGCAAGAAACTCTCCGACATCCTGGAATACCAGAAGCCCTACGTCGACTCGGAACTCTTCGTAGACATGGGCCTGCCCTCCGGCACGCTCTGGGCCAAGGCCTCCATCGACCTCACCACGCCGTCGAAATTCCAGGAGGTGGACGGCGCAGTATCGCCCTTCAAGTACGAGTGCTCATTCTTCTCTTGGGGCAACCAGGACGGACACAATCCCAGCAGCACATCAGCCTTCGACTACAACTGGGGCGGCGTGAACGAGCAGGAGCCCTACTACGACGGACAGCCCTACGGCACGACACCCGGCAACGCCCTCACGGGCAACATACCGCCCTCGATGGACGCCGCGCGCGCCTGCCTCGGTGCGCCCTGGCGCATGCCAAGCATGGAGGACTTTTCGGAACTGTTCGCCAATATCGACTACATCGACGCCGACGGCAACGTGGTGACGGCAGAGACCAGCATCGCCAAGACGGCTGCCGACAAGCGCGTGACGGTAAACGGCATCAACGGCCTCTACCTGCGCTCGAAGATCAACGGTAATCGTCTTTTCCTTCCGGCGTCCGGCCTCGGCTATGGCCGTTCGTGGGGCCATCGCACGGGCAATGGCTACTTCTGGTCGTCGGCGTTCCATTCGGCTCGCGGCGCCCGGTACCTGTCCTTCAATCCGCATGGTGTCGACCCGCAGGACACGAGCGGTCGGTACGGCGGTTTCCCGGTTCGGCCGGTCCAGTAATACTTCCGCCCGAACCATTCCTTTGTGCGCTTCACTGCTGCACCGCCGCGCCCCAGCGCGGCACAGCAGCAGTGGGGCGGACGAAGGAAACCAACAGAAAAAATAACAGACAAATAGAGATATGTCAACAGAACAGACACAACAACAGAACCAGCCGTCTGCCAAAGTCCAGCTGCTCAGGCAGCAGGGCGAGCGGAAGGGATTCACCAACCAGGAAATCCAGACCATCGAGGCCGACAGGAAGGAGCCTGAGAAGTGGAACGTGGTTCATTTGCTGCGCGATGGAAACTACTGGCACGCCAACGAGTGGAGCGCGTGGCTGGTGGCTGTGGTCATCACCTCGCAGATGAAGCGCCTGCACCCCGACATGGAGATTGACCCGCCCACGCCGGTGAAGAAATTCGCCAAGAACATCAACGGTGAATACATCTTCGTGGGATTCCAGGAGAAGTCGTTCGACAAGTACCTGCCCAAGGAACTGGTGCTCGACTGGCGCGACGTGGAGGACGGGCGCATAGACGTGCCCGTCCAGATGCCCGACGACCACGGCGAGCTGACCTATGAGCGCCTGCAGGCCGCTTATCAGAAGTGGAAGAGCGAACAGCCGCTGTCGAATGAGAAGGGCAAGAAAGAAAGCACCAACGGCGACCGTCAGGGCCGTGGCGGCGCGATGGGCGATACGCCCGGCCACATCCTCGCCATCATGGGGCGCATCATGTCGCTGCCGCTTCACCGCACGTCGCCGATAGATGCTCACAAATTCCTCGAAGAGGTGCAGCGCGAACTGCTGGCGCATCTCTAAACAAAAACTGATAACCCATAAAAAAGAATGGTCCGGAAGTATTTCATAGGTCGCCCGTCATGCCCCCGCAGGGGGTGTGAAACAGTGAAGAGACAGTCTGGTCTTGCCACGTGCAACCCCTCGCTGCCGTCGTGTAAGGTGGCGACCGAAGCTCTTTTCCTTCCGGCGTCCGGCAACGGCAATGGCCGTTCGTGGAACAATCGCACGGGCAATGGCAACTTCTGGTCGTCGACGTTCAATTCGGCTCGCAACGCCCGGAACCTGAACTTCAATCCGAATGGTGTCAACCCGCAGAACACGAACAATCGGTACAACGGTTTCCCGGTTCGGCCGGTCCAGCAATCTCAGCGGCCATTCTTTCTCTTCTTAACGCCACCGTCTGATGACGCTTACCTATCCACAACTGCTGCGCGACCTGCACGTGGCCTTCGCCAGTGCTGCCCGCCACAAGGGCAAGATGAGCTACGTCCGCCACTTCCGCTCACAGCTGCGCCTGAACCTGGCGTGCCTGGCACTGGTGCTCATCCTGCGTCGCTACGTGCCGCTGCCGTCGCGGTGCTTCATCGTGTTCCATCCCAAGCAGAGAGAGGTGTTCGCGGCGCAGTTTCCCGACAGGGTGGTGCATCATCTGTACTTCTATTATACCCACTGGCTCTACGAGGCGACGTTCATACGCGACTCGTACTCGTGCATCGAGCATCGCGGCACGCTCGACGGCATCCTGCGGCTGGCGCAGCACATCCGGCAGGAGAGCCGCGGCTATACCCGCGAGTGCTACATCCTGAAGCTCGACATTCGCGGCTATTTTATGCACATCGACAGACGGCGGCTGCTCAGGATATGTCTCTCGACGCTCGACAGGATGGCCACGCACCGATTGCCGAAGGAGGCAGCAGCGGTGCTCGGCGTATCACCACGGAGCACGTGGCAGCAGGTGCTCGACATGGACTTCGTGCGCTGGCTGACGGAGGTCATCGCCATGCTCGACCCGAAGACATCCTGCGAGAGGGCTATGCCCATCGAGGCGTGGAACGGTCTCGATCCCGCAAAGTCGCTCTTCTGCACGGAGGACGGGTGCGGACTGCCCATCGGCAACCTGACCTCGCAGCTGCTGTCGAACGTCTACCTGAACGTGCTCGACCAGTTTATGAAGCGTGTGCTGAAATGCCGTCGCTATGGCCGCTACGTGGACGACTTCTACGTCGTGTCGTGCGACCGCGAGTGGCTGCTGCAGCTGGTTCCGAAGGTGCGGCGGTTCCTGAAGCAGGAGCTTGCACTCGACCTGCACATGGGAAAGGTGTGCATCTGCCGCTCGACGCAGGGCGTGGAGTTCCTGGGAGCCTACGTCCGTCCGTGGCACATCACGCCGTCGGCAGCCTCGCTGCGGCACATACACCGCCATCTGCGCGAGATGGACTTCAGCCGTCCCGACAAGGTGGTGCGCACGGTCAACTCCTACCTCGGCATCCTGCGCCAGACGGCCAGCTACCGCCTGCGCCGCGAGCTGTTCTTCCGGCCCGAGTACCTGCGCATCGGCCACTTCGACGCCGACATGACCTGTATGCAGCGAGCCGCATAGCGGAAATCTCCCTCCGTCCCGTATGCTGCGATGGTATCGCAGCCTCACGATAAAATCATTATTCACCCATTTAAATAATTATCACAATGATGAACAAGACCACAGGACCCGTGAGCGACTTTGCTCCCCTGCGCGACGAGGGTTCGCGCGTCACCGTATGTTATGGACTGCAGCAGCCTGAACAGGCAGGCGGCCTTGCCTCCTGGTATGAGGTGTATCTTTACAAGCGTCAGCACGCCACCATTTCGCTTGCCGACGTGAAGCAAGCCATCTTGACCGACATCAACGCCCGTACTACCGAGAAAATCGTTTCCGGTCTGGTGTGGACATCTGCCGATGGCGAGCAAATCCCCGTGTGGCTCTCCGTAGAGCAGCAGCTCAACTTCATGGCTGCCTATACCCGTGCCATACAGACCAGCGGTGACAACCTGCCCGTCACCTTCAAGATGGGCGAGGACGCAGAAGGTAATCCCGTCTACCACACCTTCGTGACAATGACCGAAGCAGAGGACTTCTACCAGCACGCCACAGACCATATCCATAGTCTGCAGGCCGCAGGCTGGCAGGAGAAGGACGCTATCGACTGGACTCCCTACGAGGCCCTGTTCCCCGCAAGCGGCGGCACCGGCGAGTAGTCGTCCCGTCTGTTGCGATACTATCACAACAATCTCTTTCACTCTTCCCTCGGGGGCGAGAGTATAAAAAAGCCCCCGACGTTCCACAAAGGAAGAACCACCAACCATTTGCGAATGCGAGCGTTACAGGTCGCCGTCGGGGGATATAGTACCCACTGCTCGACCTGTAACGCTATTGTTTTTATATCCGCGAAGGTTGGTGGTTCGGTGCAAAGATAATAAGAATATTTTAATCTTTAACAAATTTGCACGATGAGACGCATAGATTTAGTGGAATTTAACAAGGAACTGCTTCAAAAGCTGAACGAAGCGGGCATCCGCTTAGAGGATTATAAGTACTGCGACTTATACCGCGACTATCTTGAATTGTCTCAGACGATGGTCACTCGCAAGGCAGTCATCTTGACGCTGGCCGAGCGTCATCATATCAGCGACAGACAAGTCTATAACATTCTTCACCACCTCGAAATGTCAGTAAACAGAAGACATTGAAACCACCGCTTCACGGATGAACAGCAGGCTTCCGGCGATATGCTTTCATTTGCTTCATAGTCAAGTGATTAGTGAATAACTTTGCCCGTGGGTTCGGATTTCCCGACCCGCGAGTTAATTCACATTATTCACCAACACAAACACTTTACAACAATGAGTGACATGAAAGTTTTCTCTATTCCCGACTCGAACGGCGGCAATGGAGGTAATGCGCTTGCCAACGGCATCGTGCCCTTCATGCTCGGAGCGGGCATGAGCGGCGGCATGGGCTTCGGTGGCTTCGGCGGCGGCTATGGCGGATGGAACGCCATGAATATGAACAACATCACAGAGCTGTTCGCCATGGGCATCCTCGCCAGCATGTTCGGATGGAACGGTAACGGCGGCTTCGGCGGCATGGGAGGCGCAAACGGCGTAGGGTTCCTCGCCAACCAGCTGAACAACGACAACGGGCGTGAGCTGATTATGCAGGCCGTCACCTCGCAGGGCGAACAGGCACGCACGGCTACGCAGACCCTTTCGACCATGCTCGGCCAGGACTTCAACCTCGTCAACAGCGGCATCCAGCTCATCCAGAGCTCGCTGTCAAGCATCGCTGCCCAGCAGGGCATGACTCCGCTGCAGATCATCAACAGCATCCAGGCTGGCAACGCAGCCCTGAGCCAGCAGCTCTGTCAGTGCTGCTGCGACAACAAGTTCGCTATCGCCGAACAGACATCTCAGCTGCAGCAGGGCATGAACACCGGCTTCAACGGCGTGCAGATGGGTCTGAACACTGGTTTCAACGGTGTAGAGCGCGGTCTCTCTGGCATCCAGACGCAGATGGCTCTCAACGCAGGCAAGGACGAGCTGGCCACCTGCCAGCAGACCTACATCCTCACCGACGGCGCGAACCGCAACACGCAGGCCGTTCTGGCCAAGCTCGACGCTATGCAGACCCAGGTGCTGCAGGACAAGCTCGATGCTGCCCGCGAGAAGAACACACAACTGGCCGGCGAGATTTCGCAGCTTAACCAGAACCAGTACATCGCTGGTGTGGTAGGTCAGACGATGGCTCCCGTGAACGCACAGCTCGCTGCCCTGAACAAGGAGGTGGACGACATCAAGTGCAAGCTGCCTAACACCGTGAACGTGCAGTACCCGAACCTGGTGGCTGTCAACGCTACGCCTTACGTGAGCGGCGGCATCTATCCTAACGGAATGTTCGGAGGCTACGGCGGCAACTACGGTTTCTAACGGAAGGAGGTGAGCTATGGGATGTAATTTCAATATTCCAACTAACCAGGGCGGCATACCTTACCTGCAGTCCACCAACACCACCGTTGGCACCACGGCTGTAGATATTGCCCTCGGCTTCAACCGCCGTCCGCTGCCGCCCGTAGGTTATTTCACAGTGCGGCTCACCGATGCCATTCCTGCCGGAACCACGACCACGCTGCCCGTCACGCTGACCCGCAACGGCCAGACGCGCCAGCTCACACTCTTCGACGGCACGCCCGTCACAGTGGCCGAGCTGATTGGCGGCACCGGTGTGTTCACCGTCTTCAACGACGCTGGCAATGGCATACTCCAACTGATGAGCCGCACCGTCGTCTAAACTTCCGCAGGCTGCGGAAACTCCGCAGCCTGCTATTAACTAACACAAAAAGTAAAACAACATGGATTTCCAAAGTCTAAAGCAAGGTTCTCCCATATATATTCTTCAGGAAGGCGGCACCGAGCCACAACTTACCGTTGCGACGGTGGCCAACAAGCCAGAACCAAAGCCAATGTATATGACACAGACACCTGGTGCTACGCCCGGTATCTATGCCGGCACGAACATGATGCAGCCCGTCGTGGAGATTGTGGTCCACATGGGCAATGAGGACGTTCCGTTCTCCAACCTCTCTCCGACAGCTTCGACAGCCACATATAATAACGGTCAGACTACTATCAGTTGCACGACTGAAGGAATGCTGCCAGCCGTGGATGCCATGATGCAGAAGGCCAGAAAGCGCATCGAGGAACGTCCCTACGACGATGCGGTTATGGTGAAAGGCAAAGAGTTCCTGATGTCGCTCAACCCTCGCTACAAAGAGGAGGAAGAGCAGAAGCAGGATATCGCCAACCTGAAAGGACAGATGGGCGACGTGGTAAACACCATGAACACCATGATGACTATGATGCAGGATCTTAACAAGAAGATTTCCGGCACCTCGCCGAAGGGCAAGTAGAAGTCCGTGTGCCGTGCGGCAGAACCGCACGGATAGTAAGTAACCCTTTTAAAACAGCAACGACTATGATTTTCGGAATAGAATTTCGTGACGAGCAAGACAAGCGCGAGCTCGTCGAACTGGCACAGACTGCGAAGGATAATGTCTGTGACCTGTGGGACAAGTTGGCCGAGCACATTCCCGAGCTCCAGCAGATCCAGGAGCGTGGTGGACGCTACCGCGGCGGCTACGGCATGGGATGGCAGGGCAATGTTGGCTACCGCAACTACGGTGGCGGCACCAACTTCCGCGAAGGCGGCTATCCTCCTCACATGATGGGTGGCTACGGCCCAGCTATGGGAGGCTACGGCCCAACTTTCCGCGAGAACCCCGCGTACACTGGCGGCGGTGACCGTCGCGGTTACTAATTCTCCCCTTGGGCGGGCGCTGGCGCCCGGTGCTTCTCAGCCGGGTCAATCCCGCCGCCCGCCCGTTTTTATCATTCCTAATATCCAGTATGCTGCGGCATTGCCGCAGCCCTAAAAAAGAAAGAATATGCACCAGTACGATATAATTCCAGAGGAGCTTAGAAAGTACCTCGCCCAGTTTGGTAAGCACTTCAACAAAAAGCTCTGCGACTACGCCGTCTCCCTCATGATGAAGGCCGGACCCGACGGCAAGCCCGTCCGCATCACTCCCATGACCCGCGAAGAGGTTGACACCCTTCTGAAGACCCACGGCGTAGAACTGAAGAACAACGTCCTCTACGATCACGTGTTCGTTGCAAACATGGTCAAGTCCGACCAGCTCGGCTCCAGCATCATCGACGCGAAGCATCACGCACTCGCCATCAAGGACTACATCGACGATGTTGACAAGGCCGAAGGCTATCTCTTCGACCGCTGGATGTCAGACCTCTGCGGTCTCGGTCCCCATTACCTCCCATACTGGGAAGACATGATTTAACGTTCAGTAAACGGCGGTAGTACCGCCGCCCCATTCACTATGACCCGCGACTACTTAGACATTGACCGTCACTGGGGCATCCTGGCCTACTATGACGTCATCCCCGCCGACTTCTCACAGCTCGGCCCCATCCTCCGTGAGTTCTCCTGTCCCGAGGAGGAGATAGAAAAAGCCTGGCAGACCATTCACTACTCAAACAAGGCATTCATTTTCAATGTCCCCTGGGCACGCATGTCTGTCCTTGTTGTCGGCCACGTCACCCACCCCTCGCAGTTCCTCAACTCCCTTCTGCACGAGTTCGACCACCTACAGGATGCTATCCTCAAATACTACGACGTGCCCCACGGTACCGAAGACGCAGCATACCTCCAGGGCTACCTCGGTCAAATAGCCTACGACGGCATCCTGCCGCTTCTCTGTCCTGTCTGCCCTTGACCTTTTCCCGCTTGTTAGTTATTTTGTGCGGAAAAGGCGATATACACAATGGCTCGCACTTCCTCACTCTATTATATAGCGCCGTCGGCTGTCAACGTCGTGCCTAACTGTAACGGCACGGCGAGCGACCTGTCCGTAAATGTCAGTCGCGACACTAAACTGAAAGTGTATTATCCCGACATCGCCGATCTTGACATCAGCGTGTCGGCTAACACTTATCTGGAGTGGCAGTTGAAAGGTCGCAACCGCCGGCTGAACGAAGTCAAGCCATATACCATCTACGCCCGTCTGAGTAAAACAGATCACAGCGACGGCTATATGGTATTCGCCGCGCAGGTACAAAACCCAGCGACGGGCGAATACGAAGACCCTTACATCCTGTCACCTAACACCAGCAGTTCCATCAATGTCACCACCACAGACCGTCGTGGGACAAAGCACACTTGGAGACCTGTACCATCGCGACAGTCACAAAGCAACCGGACAGACTTCTGGTGGATAAAAATCGGCACGGTCTCGGTGCCGGAGAATGGCAAGCGCACCGTCACCGTTGACACAGGCATCCTTGGCACCGACCAGTATAACACACAATGGAGACTGAACCCCGATGATCTTCCTGACAGACCTGTACGAATCATCCTTGAGGACCGAGGCGCATGGACTGATACGCCATATTCCGTATATACGGGTCCCACCGGACGACGCACTCCGGACGGAACGCTTGACCCCACCGTGGCGGCGTTACTGATTTGGACTGGATCTGAGCCAATGGCAATCAACCATGGCGACCCTGTCTACGATCCCTATCACCGTGAGTCCCTGTCCCGCCGGCGCTGGATAGAGATGCGCATGTCAGAGGAGTACGCCGACCTGACCGACGCTGAGCTCTACGTCAGGCTGACGCAGGAGACTAAGGGCTGGGAAAACGAGAACGAGCTGGAGACGAGCCGTGTGTGGCGGGGCGACAAGCTGTGGGAGTGCCTGGCGGAAGGAACCACGGAGGCTCCTGGACTTGGCTGCGCCGACTGGCGCGTTGTCAGCGGCGACACCACGTTCTATGCCGGCATCTACACCAGCAACGGCCGGACGTTCCGCAATGGCAACATTGACAGTGTGCTGACCATGCGCGTATGGTGGGGAAGCGAGGAAGTGACCGACGTGGTGCTGGCAGACCACGGGTATGACATCGCGTGGAAGCGGTTCACAGCCTACGACGCACAGACGGAGGAGTACACACAGCAGCCAGAGGACCTGTCGTGGACTGCCACAGCGGCAGGTCAGAACAAGATACACCTGCGGCGCGGAGATATGGGCAGCGGATGGATGAGAAGCTATCGCAGCGCCATGATACGGGCTACGATGACAGCGGGCATCATCAACGGCGAGGTGAGCGAGGTGACGGCAGATTTTATATTCTGAATGCAAAATTTATAAGCGAGATAAGACAATGGCAATAAAAAGTAGAGCTTCACACAGCCAGCAGGTTTTCGACGCACTGACGCTATCGTCGGAGATCACGGTTCGAGGCGGCAATCCGAGGCAGATGTACTCTGCCGTGCTCGGCACTTTCGAGGACGACCGCCGGTACGTGCCCTGCATCCTTGGCGGATTTGTGTTCGTGTCAGACCCGGCCGGCGTGATGAACGGCGTGGCACAGCTGACAGACATCGAATGGTACACACAGCTGCCCATCGAGAACGACTACGCTACCGGGCGCATCACCAATCCGTCGGCAGAGATTCTGGAGGATACCGATGTGATAGACCCTGATACGGGTGCTGTCACCCACGAGGCACTATGGCGCAGTGCAGACTTCCTTGTCAGCGACGGGTCGGACAGTCCATGGTGCTCGAACGTACCGAAAAACTGCCTTATTATTCACAAGAACATGCCTGCTGACACGTCTATGACTATTTACGGCGTGTTGAAATTCATCGACCAGCGCACAGGCGATATTGTACGGCGACTGGAGTCGAAGGATATCGGCACGTCCGGATTCAACGACGAAGCCACCGTGCTGCGCGGCCCAAGCGGAGCAGAGATTATGATTGACGCACTGGCCATACCGGATGCTGTTCCTGCAGGTCAGACAATACTCGACATTCCATGGACGCAACGCATATCAGTACAGCTGGTAGGAGCCGAGGGTAATGTTCCTGACACGGAGGCATGTTACCAGTGGGTGGTGGAGGACTCCGACGCTGTTGCCGGCTGGCGGGCATTCACCGCCATGGAGATTGCCGCCATGCGGATAACGGGGGAAAACACCAAGTCGCTGACATACGACGCGCGAATGATAACAACCGAGACGATGCGGATGCGTTGCTATGCCGCCCGTCGCGAGGAGGGAGAGGCATGGAGCAGTCCGATTGGCAGAGACAACCCGTTCTACGACTACCGTGTGACGGCTGAGCTGAACGGCAAGCTGACAGCAGATCCGGTTCAACTGCGCGGGGCGGTGCAGGACCTCGGCATGAGCAAACAGGTGGAGTACACAATGGACCTTCGCTACAACGGCAAGGCGGTACCATTCCCCAAGAAGTGCCTGTTCCTCGTCCACTGGTTCAGCTCAGGAAGAGTGCTTCGCAACGGCAGTTATGTCTACGAGAGGAACGACATGGGCTACGGGCCGAACCTGATGTTCTATCCCTGCGACTACGGTTACACCTATGCCGATGGCTTTATGGTTGATGCAGAAGTAGAGACGTACAAGGGCTGCGCGGCCGTCATGAGCGGCAACAGCTATGTCAGGCAGGGCGACAGCATGGTGATAGCTCCCACTTACGAATAACCCGAACAAAAAGATAACGTTATGTACCTACTTATCCCGAGGGAGCGGCTACCCCAGAACCGTCATTACGAACTGATGCCCGACGGACGCGCCATCGTGAGCGGACGCGAGGCAAAGACAATGGGTGCGCTGGAAGGCGTCACCGTAGTACCCAACACCGCCATACTGCAGCAGCTGCGGGCAACAGGCACAAAGAAACAGGAGGAATAAGACATGAACATATCAGCAGGAATAGTCATCGAAGGCGTTATTGACGGCACCACCATCGGTTATCAGGTTGTAGTCCACGGCGACAGACCGCTGGAGCAGTCGTACAACAGCAATACTGGCAAGTGCTCGCCAGACTGGGCGGCAATATGGCAGGACATAAAAGACAACGGCGTGTCGTCGGAAAAGCTGAACAGGCTGCCACGTGTCTATATCAAGGCCCGTGACCTCACGTCGGGCGAGGATGTCACCGACTCACTTGTCATTGCGAAGGTCAAGTACAACGATGCGGAGGTGGCATGGAACGACGGAGGAACGGCATTCGACATCATCAGGATGGTGGGAAAGAACGATGCCTCATACGGGCTGCCGTTCGGCGTGCCCTGTGCCATGTTCATAGGCAACCCTGCAGACAGCCAGAACAATCCCGACAACGACCGCATAACCTTCAGCGGCACGGTGGTCGCTAACGGAGCACAGGTGTCGTTCTCCGACATCGGAAAGGACGTGAAGATATATCCTGAGCTGTCGGCGAATACAGGATATCTGGTGACGCTGAAAGTGCCCGATGACGGTGACTCCTATATCTATGACAAGAAGGTCTCCACCATACGTGTCGCCAAACTATGGTATGACCATGAACTGATAGATCCGGCAAAGACACCTCACTTCTTCAGATACTACGACATCACCGGCTCTGACGACACGCCTCTCGCCGATACGGCTGGCAGGATAGCCATCACTACCGTTGCTGATGGTGGAATCACCGCAACGAGCAATAAGATTGAGATATTCCCTGATGCTGTTGACAGCATGATGACCCTGCGCTGCGATGCCTTCGCGGGAACTCCAGAGAACCCGGGCGAGCTTCTTGCCAGCGCCATCAACGTCATCTACGACCTGAGCGATGAGTACCAGGTGCAATGGACCCTGGCGGACAATGCATCGTTCAGCAGCGGACAGGAGATGACCAGCAGCAATGACCTGAGCGAGGGACCGCGCTTCATGCTGCGCAAGGGCATGAGGAAATATTTGCGGCCCACCATTGTCGACAAAAGCGGAGAGGCTGTCGTCTTCGAGAACACACCAACGTGGACGTTCAACGCCGACAGTCCTGACGGCAATACAGCCATCAGTGACATGACCGACACAAACATCAACAACCATACGGCAGGACAGGCGTACTGCTTCATCCAGTACTCCGACGTGGTGAAGGACAACCGCCGCCGACCGGTGAAAATCCATGCACAGACAACTATCTGAATATTCGGTAAGAAAAAAATGATCATATCCGCAGGCATTACATTCGATGGCGTCATCGACGGTCAGAACGGCACTAACGGCGACACCACGCTGCAGGCATACAAGTGGAACCAGAGCGCCACAACGGGACCGGAGAAGCCGTCAAGGGGACAGTACGACAAAGGATGGACCGCCACAGCCCCCGACCGTCCCGTCACAACCGGCGACCACTTCCTGTGGATGACGCAGACAGTGAGGCATACCGCCGAAGACGGCACCGTCACCTACGACGAGTGGAGCACACCCGTGCGCATCTCCGGGGACACTGGCAAACAGGGCGACGACGGCTACGGGCTGACGCTTACGCCCTCGTCACTCATCTTCGAGGAGAAGGTGAGGACGGTGGACGGGTCAGAGGAAACCTACGTCGACTATGCGAACAACATCGTGTCGGCGGTGGTGTACAAGGGAGAAGAGCCACAGAGAACTACTGTCAGTGTCATCACCACCGGGCAGACAAGTGAAGGCTGCGACCTTAGCAAGATAACCGTATCTGGCGGTACTGTCACAATGGGTAGCGGAAGCATCAGCGACGACGTGTCATCAGGTCACTTCACCATCCGCGTGACAGCCGACGGCGGAGCCTTCGACCGACTTGTGCGCATCAATTTCTACGTCAACAGGCTGGGTTCGTGGCGCATGAGCGTCAAACAGGATGCCATCACCGAGGCGGGTCGCCAGATAACTACCGGGCTGGGTCCTGACGGAGCTATCACCAAGGCATACGAGGGCGCCATTGACCGCCGTGCCGCAGGTTTGCGCAGTGAGTTCTCTGAACGGATTTCACGGGCTGGTGCCGACGGGCGCAACCTTTTCGGGTTCAGCAAGGGAATAGTGTTCGGCACTTTCCTGCCGTTCGTTCAAGGTTACGGTATTGTCAGCAACGTCGGCAGCGCCGGTCAGGCATACATACATCATCTGGGCTTCGACGGAGTTCCCGGTCACTACGTTGTCACCTTCCAGGCTCGCATGCTCACACAGTCCCGCAAGCTCTTCTTCCGTCTGTGGGGCGAGGGCGAGACCACCGCTCAGGAGGAGACCGTCACTACCTCATGGCGGGACTACGAGCTGCATTTCAGCATCGACTCTTTCCTGAACGACACTTCCGCATCGGGGCAGCTCTACATCAACGACCTGCATAAGAACGACGCAGGCGTGGAACAGTCGGACGCCAACTGGAACCGCATCGTCATCCGCCATCTGAAGATTGAGCGCGGACTCGCGGCTACAGGATTCTGCGCCTCCGACGAGGACATCGCCTATATCGGGCAGGGGCAGCGGATAACCAGCCTGACCCTCAGCGAAGGGGATTATCCTGTCACCTTCCCTGCAACTGTCGACGGCAGGGGCAGCGTCTATCAGGTCAGTGTGTCAGGTCTGAGCAACACCTATCCATGGAGCCGGAATGGCGCAGGGCAGACGTATTGGGACTACATCAGCCAGCAAGGGGTGACAACGCTTGAAGCGGGCCGTTGCTACACACTGAGTTTCTGGGCGAAAGCCAGCGTTGGCGGAGTTACTATTACTCAGCACCTGTATCGTTCCGGATATGACCTCATAGACAATATCGGATCCGACTTGTACATGTCTGGCAGCTACGGGACTGTCAGCGAGAGCATGACATCCGACGGAAAAACCCACGTCCAGCTGACTACGGCATGGAAACAGTATTTTGTTCACTTCTATGCGAAAAACCCTATACCGTCAGTCAATGTGATTCCGCTACGCGTTGAGAAGGACATGAACTATGGTTCCGGCAAGAGCATCGCATCCTGCTCCATCTATATGTCAGACATCGTGCTGCAGGAGGGCTACGTCATGGACACCGCCACCTTCTCGTCGCTCATTGAGCAGAACGCCCGTCGCATCAGCCTTGTACAGCAGGCGGGAACCCGCCGTGCCGGCATCGACGTGCAGGAAGGCACCGTAAACCTCTTTGGCGACCGCGTGTCCTTCAGCAACGCTGACGGAACCATCAGGGATAAGGTTTGGATAGATCCAAATGACGGTACACTGCATGCGGTGAATGGAGATTTCTCGGGCAATGGCACATTCCGTGGAACGGTGTATGCTTCAGATGGAGAATTTACAGGCAAGATAAAAGCGACGGGCGGATTCTTTAAGGGAGAGAACTCTAATGGGTTCTCAATAAACTTCAACGCCGATGATCGGAGAATCACAATCAAAGGACCGAGTTCCGTTAAAAACGTGTCAACATTAGCGCCAGCAACAGGCTCTGTCGAGGTGGAGTATGTTTCTATAGGACAATTTAGGCAAGCAGGTGGATCCTCAGAAGTGCATGGTGGTGAGCGACAGTATTATATACAATCAGATATTAGACTATACCGTCCTGGGGCGACCAACAACTATAATGGAATGATGGCTCAGTTGGATACTTATGATGGATTGATTTTTAAATATATACACAAAGTTACAGGTGAAACGAATAGATCGTGCTATGGTCCGAATAGTATGCGTGTATTCGGAGGTATTATTTTTATTGACGACATTCCTGATTATGTTAAAGACAGAAATTCAGTTGTAGTTGGTCAAGTATATCTTGATGGCGAGACGCTAAAAGTCAGATTAACGTAATATAAGTAATAATAAAACTATGAAGGTAGATTTTGAGAACATCGAGGTTTATACAGACCTCGACAAAAAGAACAAGGTAACGGCAAATGTCCGTAAAGAATTTGCAAATGTAGTTTACCAGAATGGGCAGGGCATAGCGTTCCACGCTCTCGCTCTGAAAATTTGGAACGGGGAAAAAGAATATTCCGATGAGGAATACGAGTTGATTATGAAAATAGCGGAGGCGTATTATTCACCATGTTTTATTGACGCACTTCGTGCCTATAAACCATGAAAACGGGGCAGGTATAGGAGCGTTATTTTCTCCTATATCTGCTGCATATAATAATGGTCACATCGCCGCGAGAGACGAGATAGATGGTGTTATAATCCGTCTCAAAGAAAACGTCGTAATAAAGGAACTCTGATATTTCGCGGAACAAAGAACTACCACTGCCATCGTAATTCAACCAAATAAAAGGTTTTTCTGCACTGATAGTGTAAGTGCCTTTATATTCTTTTTCCGGGTCTACGTCAGAAACGTTCCTGTTCAACTCAAACCTTCCGTCACTCCCGAAAACCAGCGTCGCTGGATTACGGTCAATAAACTCGGATGTACACCCAGAGATAATGTTGCCATTTATGCTTCCAGACAACTCACTGATGTCATTACAAAAGAAATCCCCGTCATGTTCCCATGAGCCGACTATATGCTGTTTGATATCGGTAACTTGTTTGTCTTCCATACTCTCACTGTCTTTCGAGCACCCCGTCATCAGCATTCCTGCGACGAGCATTGCCATGAATAAAACCTGTTTCATTGTGTAGCTTTTTTTTAGTTTGAAAATGTCGTAGCAAGTGCAAAGATAGTGCAAACCAAATAAAAAACCAAATAAAAGACAGAAAAATCCACCGTCGCATTCCCGCAGCGGTGGATTATCGTTTCTCACTCATAACGGTTTCGGGCGCGCCGCCAGTTTTTTTGAGGTTCTCCGGCAGTTGGTTTTCTGCTCACATAAGAAGGAGTGTCCTCCGTAACTTCGCTCTCCCTGGTCTCCGCTTCCGCTTCGGGTACATTTTCCGCTACCTTCCGGTATTTCTCCCACAGCCCTTCCACGTCCTCGCGCTTGCCGTAGGCGGTGGCTGTGAAGTGCTTGCCGTAGCGCATGTTCACAGGTCCCTCGATGGCGAAGTCCGGCAGCAGTATCGCCGTCGCGTCCTGTCGTATGTCATGCAGCACCAGACGCTCCCCGTAGGGGTTCTCCTTCAGCCACGCCGAGGCATCGGGCGATGCCGCCTCCGACAGGTCGCTGACGATGGTCAGCCTTCGTATATAGTTCAGCCGGCCATTGCCGTCCATGCGGGCGATAGTTCGCCGCATCCACGTGGCTATCACCTCCGTTGCCTGGTCGGGCAGCGTCGGTGCTATAATCATCAGTTCCGTCTCAGCATACCGCGTCAGTATCGCTGGCAGCAGTTCCGTCAGACTCAAGTCGCCATAGCCCTCTATCTCCATCGTTCCCTTCGTCCCGATGGCATCGCGTACCGAAAGCATGTGCAGCCCGGCGCAGCAGGGTTCTATCAGTTTCTTCATCATATCTTCCGTTCTTTATTTTCTGTTCAGTATGCTGCCGTAGTACGGCAGTCTTCCCTCATAATCAGCGAGGCCCAGGCCCTTCTATATGAGCCTGAGCCTCGCTTTCCGTTTCAGAGAGTCTGCGTAGGTCGCTTATGCAGCGTCCTCCTGCTCGATCACACCGTAGTATTTTACGGTATCATAGGGCTGGAAATCACAAACTACAGTGAATGTGGTTCCATGATCGTCGCCACGTGCGGCACCCGTGTCGCTGGCACGGCTCCAGGTAATGTCGCCGGTGGGGTTGCCTACTACCAGCCACTCAGGAACGGGAGTACCGCCTGCGGTGGCAGCCTTCTTTACGCCAGTGGGGAAGAAGCACAGGAAGTTGCCGTCGAGGTTCGACAGTGTGCGGGAGAGCACAGCCATCTCGTCGATGCCAATCTCCACACGGCCCGTACCGGTCACGGTGTTACCCTTGCCGGAACCGTTGTCCTCACTGGTCACCTGACCCGTCTGGCCCTTGAAGTCCACGCGGTAGCCCTTCAGAGCGGGAGCGGTATCGCCAGTGCCTGCGGCGGTGATGTTGTACTGGTTCTTCTCATCGTTTACCTCGATGGAAGCCACGTGGTCGCTGTCCAGCGGTACAATCATGCAGTAGTTCGACACACCTGCAGGATTCTCCTTACACTGGTTAGCACCTTTAAGTACAGAATTAAATTTGCAAGCCATAATCTTTATAAATTTTGTGTTTGTGTTGGTTTTCGTGTTCAGTATGCTGCTGTATCACAGCAGCCATTGAGAGCGGTCAGAGGGCGGCGGCACGGGCGGCGATATGATTCATACCCGCGCCGCCGCAGCACCTCCGATGCGTTTAGCCCTTCGTGTAGTAGGTCTTGCCTTCTACGACCTCGGTGTCAGTGGTCTGTGAGTAGGTGTTGCCACTCTTCTCATACCAGCCCTGCTCGGCGGGGTTGCCAGAGGGGTTCTCTACGGCTGTGTAGGTGGGAGTAGGCTCAGGAGTAGGCTCAGGAGCAGCGCTTGCCTCTGTAGCCGGCATGAACTTGGCCTTCAGCTCGTACACGCCACCGGGGAAGGTGAAGTTATACGTCTCAGAAGTGCCGCCGTCGCTCCAGTTCACGAAGATGTAGCCCTTCTTCGGCGTGGCCTTCACCTGAATCAGGTCGCCAGCCTGGAAGAGTTCCTTCTCAGTCATCACCTGGACGGTACCCATCTTCTCGTTCTCGCTCACAGCGGTGAAGATCTCGGTGAGATACTCGCCGGCAGGCATCAGGGGAGCCACGTTCTGCACGTCGTTGACGGCGAACACCTGTGGGTCGAAGTCGCGGATGCGGACGGTGGCGCGGACGTTGGCCTGGAAGTCGAAGACGCGCAGGTCCTTGTTCACCTGGCCGATAGAAATCAGCGCCTGGTCCTCGCGCTTGTCACAGATATACTCGATATTCTTTTCGAGCGTTGCGATGAGCTGGCCTCCGGTTCCGAGGGCTGCGCTGGTGGCGAGCACCACATTAGGCATCTCGGCGAACTTCCAGCCGGCCTGCAGCACGGTCGGCGAAATCTGCGGGAAGGTAATCATGTAGCCCTTCACGGCCTTGCGGCAGAACTCGTCAGAGGCGATGATATACAGCTTCTTGTTTGGGTCCTTCAGGGCAGGTGACAGCTTGCCGTAGAAGTTCACCAGCAGGTCGTACACCTGGTCGGCCTCCAGATTGGTGATGTCGCCGGTCGGAATCAGGTTGCCGTTCTTCTCGCTGATGGTACCGTCTGTGCGGCGCATGGCGATGATGGTGTAGAAACCGTTGAACAGGCTCAAACCTTTCTTCACGGCATTCTCGGGAGTTTCCTCCAGCTTGCGGTAGGCCATGTTTCCGAAAGGAATGTTGGCGCGGACGTCCTCGGCGAGGTTGCCGGAGAGGTTGTTCAGCAAGAACTGAGTGTGCTCAGTGTTCTCGGTGACGTTAGTCACGTCGAAGGGACCTTTCTCCGTGTAGCGCTCGATAGAGTCGCTGGTGTGGAGATAGATTTTTTCAACTTTGGCAGGGTTGTCAGTGAACTTACCCAGTTCGCTGTCCTTCACATTGCCAACAAAATAGGGACGAGCCTGCAGACCCTTGCGGTGGAACAGGTAGCAGACGTCGATATTCTCGACATCGGTTGTCACCTTGATACCCAAGTCGCCAAACATGCTGTCGGTGAGCAGATAAGCATGGGCTATCAGCTCCGGATTGATCGCTTCCTTAACGGTCGTGATCTGTGCTACTGAAAGTGCGTAAGCCATAATTTTGTGTTTGTGTTGATTGAGGGTTTATTACTATTGTTTACTGTTTCTGTGTTGTGTTGCTAAGCCGAATTTACGGAATGCCGAAATGGAAATCAAGGGCAGCCTGAGCCGCTTGTTCCGTAAGCTGCGATATTATCGCAGCCATCCGGCGCGAGTTATTTCTTCTCCCGCTTCCGCTTCTCGAACTCCTGGATTTCCTCGTAGGTCATCTCGCTCGTGATGCGCTCCTGCTTCTTCGGTCCTTCGCCTGTTCCGTTATCCTGCGGGATGCCGGCCTGCTCGTCCACCATCGGTGCGGGCTTCTCAGAGAGCTCCTTCACCTCGCCCTGCAGCTCCTTCACCTGCTTGTTCAGCTTCTCGATGGTAGCCACATGCTCGGCAATCTTCGCGTCCTTTTCAGTGATAGCCTTGCCCTTCTCGTCCACCTCGGCGGTCAGCGTCTCGATGGTCTTGTCGCGCTCGGCGATGGTGGCGTTGGCCTGGTCGCGCTCCTCGGCGATGCCGTTCAGCGTGGCCAGCGTTTCCTTCAGCTGGGTAATCTCATTGTCCTTCTCGGCAATCTTCTGCTCCGCCGTGTGCAGCGTCTCCTGAATCTTGTTGATCTCGGCAGCGGCGTTCTTCTGAGCCTCCTGCGATGCAGGCTCGGCAGCGGGTTCTGCGGCAGGGGCTCCCTCCGGTGCGGCGGGCTGCTCCTCCTGTGCGTTCTCTTCACTGACAGCAGGTGCCTCGGTTGCTGCTGCTCCCTCGGCTGGCTGTTCCGTAGCAGGAGTCTGCTCCTGCGTGGCTGCGGGCTGCTCGGCAACCTCTGCGGCCTTCTTCTCTTCGTCTGTCATATCTTCTTGGTTTTGGGGTTTGGCTATCTCTACAGTCTCAGGACCGAAAAAGCCCTGCTCTTCTTTCATTACATGACCGTCATCGACTATTCTCAGGTCGCCACGGCTCGTAGCGACAGCGGCTTTCTGCTGTGCGTTGAGCTTGGCTATCTCCTCCGGTCCCTCGTCGTCTGGCTGCTCACCGCCCGGCTCGTTCTTAGGCTCTGCCGTCACCAGACGTGCGGCTGTCAGCGTCTCGTTGGCCAACTCGAACACGCACTCGATGGCGCGGATCATGTCGCCTATCTCATCGACCAGAGCCGGCATAACCTCCTGCGCCTCGAACACCTTTCCCGTCAGCATGTCGGCAGTTACGAGCGGACGGTTCTCACGCACGGTCTGGTGGAACTGTTCGGTGTCTCTGTCGAGTTCCGCCTGCAGCTTCTCATACTCGCCTGCGGCGGCCTTGCGGTACCAGTCGTTCTTCTCGGGGCAGTCCTTGCCGACGAGCTCCACATAGCGGTAGCCGTCCTGATCGACGGTATTATGGGCGACGGCCCAGAAAGCAGCCATCGTGCCGATGCAGCCGAACTCGTCGAAAGGGTTCATCACCACCACGCGGTCGCACCGACAGGCAAGGTTCACACCGCTGCTGCAGCACATACCGTCAACGAAGGCGACGGTAGGCTTGCCGGCCTTGCGGCAGTCGTCAATCATCATCTCGTAGTCGTTACGGCACGATGCCTGTCCGCCCGGCGTATTGATGATAAAGAGGTGACCTACCACCTGCGGAATCTGGTTGGCATACATCACCTGGTCGCGGAAGTCCTTCGTGCCATACGAGCAGCCGTCGCCGTCGCGGGTCACGGGACCGTCCACCACCACCACATTGATAATCTCGTCGACCTCCTGCAGCTCCTCGTCATTCCAGTACAGGTGACTCTCTATGCGGTGGATGTTGCCGACGTACAGTTTATCCTCGAAGTTGGCCCCTACGGTCTTTCCTTCTTTCTGGTAGCCCTTCTTCGAGAGGAAGTAGCCGTGCTGCTTTTTTATGTCGTTGGGCAGGTGCAGCTCTACGGCATTCTTCAGCGCATCGGCATACGTCTGTGCCAGGTCTGGGCGGAAGTCCCACACCTTGTTGTGCATGATGTTCAATAGTCCGATGTTCATAATCGTTTGTGTCGTTAATTGTTTCTGTCTGCATTATAATGGCAAGCGCTCTGATAATCAAGGGCAACTCTTCATTTTATCTCCGGTGTCCTGTGTGTAGCCGGGAAAGCGGTGAACAGCCGCTTGCGGCTCTGCTCGCACGCTGCCTTGCGCCTGCGACACTCCGCAGCCTGTGCGTTCGCTCGTGCCTGAGCCGCCTGCGCCTCCCTCTCCCGTGCGTTATTATATATAGGTGTGCCAACCGCCGCGTCGCCCAGTGTCTCCAGGTTCTCCGCGATATAGTCACACGCCATCGCCATCGCCTGCTGTGCGTCGGTCATGCTGTCGCGCCGTGCCAGCCGCTCCTCCTTCTCGATGCTGCTGCCGGTGCCCCTCGCCGATGTGCTCACCGTCAGGCTCAGTCGCGATATGTTCGTTCGTCGGCTCTCCACGTAGAAGGCCAGTGCTATGCGCAGTTTCTTCAGCAGCGTCTTCATTACAGTACTATCGCCGCCGTTGTTGGCGAAGTCCACAACAGCCTCCAATAGTCGTGCGCCGATGCGGGGCTCCAGGTAGGTGTCCTGACAGAACCGTATATCTCTCACCAGGCTCACATACACCGACCGCTGTTTTCTTATGTCGATAAACTTGTCGAGCACCGTCGCCGTTTGGAACAGCAGGTCTTTGTTCAGGTAGAAGGCGTCGGCATACTGCCACATCTCAGCAAACAGCTTCTCTCCCTTTGCGTCGGCTTCGAGGAATAGCAGCAGCGAGTCGACGGCACGTCCGGCTCCGCCCAGTGCGTCCATCACGGCGCGGTCTTTCGCCTTCTCGTCAGCCGGGTCGTAGCTCTCGCCGCTCGATATGTTCATGCCCCCGCCCTCGTTGAACGAGATCGTCAGCAGCCCCGCCTTGTTGGCCAGCATTCTGTACCATTCTATGCGCTGGCAGATGCGAATCAGTTGGATGGTCTTCATATCCTTGGCGGATACCTCCTTCTCGCCCTCCTCCGGCACGGTGTAGGTCTCGCGGTATTTTCCCTGCGCCACCTGCTCCAGGCGCTCCGTCACGTCGGCATGCGCCAGGCGCGGGTCCTGCTTCGCCTTGCCTGTCGGGCGCACGGTGGTAGCCGTGATATCCACATACTCCTGCCGCAGCCGGTCGTATTCCGTCAGCACATGCTGATAGAGCCTACTGCCCAGCAGCGGCTCCAGTGCCACCGCTTCCTCTTCCTCCAGGTAGCCGAACAGCACCTGCGGCTTATCCCACCGCGCCGTAGGCATCAGAGCCTGTATCTCGTTCTGAGTTGTTATTAACATGGTCGTCGTTTTTGTGTGGACTGTCGTTATATTGTTATACCGAAATTACGTGATGACGAAAGAGGAATCAAGGGCAGGAGGATTAAGTGAAGAGTGAAAGATAACAAGCGGCGACCCAGTGCGGCAGCAAATTCTTCACTCTTCACTCTTCACTTCTTACAAGTAGTTCTCACCGTGGCGCTGGGCTTCCTTCTGCATCTTGTTATACATGGCAGGGATGCCGTCACTGCCCGTCCATTTGTTCACGGCGACGATGGGCTGGTTCAGCCGCTCCAGCAGAGCCTGCTGTACGGCGGTGTTGGCATCAAGCGACGACTGTAGGGCAATGGGATCGAAGCCTAAGCCCGTTCCGTTTGCGACGATAGCATCGCCGCTCATATCCTCGAACTCCCCGACGTTGCCATCCGCGAAGGCGGGCATGCCAGTGCCGCGACGGCGGCGGGTGCTCAGCCCCGAGATGGAACCGCCGTTATATAGCGTCTGGATATCTCGCCAGATGCCGGTGTCGTTCATCTGCAGCAGGCGGGTGGTCTTGGCGTCGATGATCGCCTCGCGGCCTGCCTCGCCCACAAGGTGGAACTCCGGCCCGTTGGTGATGTGCGTCTTCGCCCCTTTACCCATGTACTTTGCACGGTAGGTCTTGCCGTCCGCCCCGTCCACGTTGTACTGCCTGCCAGGTGTCAGCGAAGCCGGATCGGTCAGCTCGTTCACGTTACCCTCGGCGTAGGTCAGCATGCCCGTCGCCAGTCGGCCTGCACCTACCGATGCGCCGGTGGCTTGGGCGATCTCCGACTTCGACTTGGCAATCTTCGACGTAGCCAGTCCCATCAGTCCGCCGATAAGGGCGGTGAATACGCCGACGGCCACGGGACCACCGATAGGACCGAGCTCTTTCAGCGTCTTTGATATCCACGAAGGAGCATTGGCAGCAGTCTCACCCGTCGATGCAGCCATTGATGCGGTCAACATCGAAATAGCGGCCTGACCCGCTGCCTGCACAATCATCATCTGAACCTTCTGCGACGTATCGAGGTTGTCGTTGCTCATCGTCTGATAGGCGATTCCGTACATATTAGCGGCGGCAGTCATGGCGGCAAACGACGACTTGTTGGTCTTCACCATCTGCTGGTCGTTCTGCTGCTCACTCTTCTTCACCATCTCCTGAGCCTGCATCTTCGCTTGGGCGATCTCGGTGCTTGCGTCGATTTCCTTCTGCTTCAGTGCGTCCAGTTTCTCGCCCGTGGCCTCTATCTGTTCGTCGGTGATGGATAGCGGCGACGGTACATACCCCGGCAATTCAGTCAGCATCTCAGCCTTCTCCGTCTCGGCAGCGATAGCCTGCTCCTTATATGTCTGCCACAGCAGCCCCATGTTCTCCTGACTCTTGGCTACTTCCTCGTCGGTCATCTGCCACGGGGCTTTCGGCATACCCTCGCCGCTCGGCGTTTCGCCCGTTGGCTGTACGGGAGCGATAATCTGTCCCTGCTCGTCCACGGCGAATCCCTCGGCATTGCGCTTGTAGCCGTCGCCTGAACCGCTGCCGCCCGCTGCGCCCATCGAGGCATAGAGCGCTTCGGTGTTCTTGATAACCGCTTGAGTGTTGGCATCAATGACAGAGTTCTGCAACAGGGCGTTGAGCTGGTCGGTGATGGTTTCGCTCATCTTCATGTTCAGGTCGTCCATGAGTTTGCGCCAGGCTTCCGCCTGTGCGTTCTGGACTTCTATCTCATGCTGCCTTTCCAGTGCCTGGCGCTCGTCGAGGTGTTCATAATGGGCGGTGGCATCGCTGGTGCCGGCATCGTCGATGACGACGTAGGTGCCTGCACCGGGACCACCTTTGCCGGTCAAGTTCAGCTTTGCCCGCTCATTGTAGTATTCGGCATCCCCCGCATGGCTGGCCTCGAAGACGCCCTGTAGACTGCTCGTCAGCAGGTCGGCCCACGAGCGCAGTTCGGTGTATAGTCTGTTCTGCGATTCCTCCGTGCGGGCAATGATATCCTCGCGCTGCTTGGCCAGTTCGGTCTCTTCCTTCGCCGTGGCGAGGTTCAGCGCCATCTCGGCGTGCTGCGCGTCGAGCCGCTTGCGGGTGGCTTCCTCCGCATTGCCGCGCCGCTCGGCAGCGTCGGCCTGCTGGTTGAGCATATCCACATGGGCGCGACCCTGCTTCTTCATCAGGTTATAGTAGTGCTCCTGCATGGTCAGTTGCAGGCGCATCTGCTGGATAGCCAGTTTGTCGGCCACGCGGTCGCTCGCCACGCCCGCCCCTATCAGGCTGTTGGCACGGCTCACGCGCCCCTGGTCGATGCCCAGCTGTGCCACCGTGCGGTCGAGCATCTGCTTCATCGTTGTCTTGCCGTCGCCGCCAGGCACGAGGATGTTGTTCCACATGATCTCCGCCTGCTTCTTCAACTGCGAAGCCTCCTTCTTGATGGCGTCCTGTATGGCGTCGTAGGTCTGGCGCAGCTGAGCCATCAGTGCCTCCTGCTGTTCGGGGCGGATGGAGAGCCAGTCGGCCCACTGCCCCATGTTCTTCTCGCGCATCTGCTGCATCACGCGGTCGATGGTCGTAGAGTAAGCCTGCTCAGCCTCGCCCAGCAGGAACGACGTGCGCTGCAGCTCGGCGCGACCCTGCCGCTCGTTGAAGTCGCGCATGTCCTTGCCCGCCTTCATCAGCTCGTCGTACTCCTTGCGCATGTCGCCCGTCAGGATGTCCATCGTCGAAAGGCTCTCGCGCAACTGCTTCGTGATGCCGTTGAAGGGGCGCTCCTTGTCGATGATATCCTCGATGGCTTTCATCTGCTTGGTCAGCGCCTGCTGTCCTTTCAGGTACGAGCGCTCCGTGTCGAGCTCCACCTGCGACATCCAGCGGTGGACGATGGCAGCACCCTTGTCGCCCGACTTCTCGATGGCATCCACAAACTGGTTGGTCTTCGCTATCTGCGCCTTGACAAACGACTCCGTGTCGCCTGTGCGCTCACTGATGATGTGGTAGATGGCGTTCAGTTCCTCCTGCGTCACCTCCTTCTGCTTGCGGCTGTAGAGCTTCTGCAGTTCGGCGCGTCGCTGCTGCCACTCCATCTCGTTGGCCAGTGTGCGGTTGCGTATCTCGGCCTCCGTCAGTCCCTCGTCGGTGCCCGCTTCCTCTATGCGCGTCTTGCGCTCCGTGTAGTAGGCGTCCAGTTCGTGCAGGTAGGCATCCATCTCGTCGCGGAACTGCTTCTTGGCCCCGCGCTCCTTCTTCGGGTCGAGCCAGTCGCCCGTGTTCGTCAGGTGGCGGGCGTGCAGCTCGTCCTGAATCTTCAGGCGCTCAGTGTTGTACCACTCGATAACCGTGCGCATGTCGCTCGACATGCCCGCCTCGATGGCTTTCTTCAGCGCCTTGTCCTCGTTGAGCACGGCCTTTACGTCGGTGTCGGTCTGGATGCTGTTCACGAACTTGTTCATCTGCTCGCGGCGGTTCACCAACTGCTCGGCGGTCATCTCCGTGTAGGTGGTGGAGTCGGCACGCTCGGAAGTGCCCCATGGGGAATTACCGCTACCCTCGTTGCCGTTGGTGAAGTCGGTGTTCTGTATCTTCGACTCGGCACGCTCGGCGGCATCCACGGCACGGATGCTCTCGTCGGCCACTTGGCGCAGTCCCTTCTCGTAGCTCTTCATGTTCTCGATACTGCGCTCTATCGTGCCTTTGCGTTTGTCGTTGGTGAAATAGTCGGCATTATTGGCAAACAGGTTATTGTATGAACGCTGCTGCTTATACACCTCCACGGCCAGTTTCTCCTTCTCCTCGCCCTCGGCTTTCTGATAGCGGGCGAGTGCATCCTTCCAGTCGGCCATGATGGAGTTGAGTGTTCTCACTGCCGACTCGCGCGACTCCTTGCGCAGCACATTGGCACGGGCATCAAACACGCGCTCTGCCGTCTCTACCTGCTTCTGGTATTCCTCTACCGACGCCCGGTAACTCTCGGCACGGGCACCGATGTTGCTGGCAATACTGCTCACTATCTCGTTGTCGGAGGCTCCCCTGCCCGACTGTGCATAGGCATCGCGGAAGTCCTTCTTGGCACTCTGACTGATAAACTGCCGGTTGGCCATGACGATTTTCTGAACCTCTGCCTGGAATTTCTTCTGGTCCTTGGCGTATTTCTGTGCGGCCTCGCTGACGGCAACCGACACACGGGCGTAGGCTTCGTCGTTGCTGCCGAAGTACGACGCAATAAGGTCGTCGGTGCTCGATGCGCCCTTGCGAACCTTGCCGCCATACTCCTGCTCAATGTCGCTCAGAGCGGCCTCCTTCTGTTTCAGGGTGATGGTCTCGCGCAGTTTCTTGTTGATCAGTTCGCGGGCTTCAGCCAGCTGTCTTGCACTGGCGGTCTCTGAGAGCATGTAGCCCAGATAGGCACCATACTTCGAGTTGATTTCACGGATGATGCGAGCCGATTCCTTGCCCTCGGCGTTCACGCGCTTCATGCCCTCCTCCACCTTGGCGGTCTGCTCGGCGGCTTTCTTCTCACTGCCAGCCAGCTTATCGGTTTCCTTCGACAGCTTGTCCGTCTTGTCTGCCGACTGCTCCACCGCCTTGCCTTTCTCGGTCTCTGCCTTGGTCTGCTCCTTGGCGGCGAGTGCTGCCACGCGCTCCTGCTCCCTCACCTTGGCAAGTGAGCGGAACAACTTGTTGGCGGCAGTCATCTGTTTGTGTAACTGCTTTTCAACCTCGCCCATAGCCTTCGACGTTTCCGACATGGCGTTGGCGGCATTTCTCAGCGAGTACACCAGCATGGCCATGGCAGATGCAGCAGCAACAAACACATTGGCCCATTGTGCGAGAGTAAGGGCTCTCAGTTTAAGGATGACAAGATCCAGAGCGATGCGCCAGTTCTTGAAGAGGTCGATAATCCTGGCAAGACCCAGCGCGATGGCATTCCACATAATACCTATAATATTCGTCTTCAGCACCAATACGAGCGTAGAGATGGTAGCCAGAGCGGTAGTAAGTCCGCCGCCCCCCATCAGCAGGTCAACTATCTTGCGCAGTCCGTCGATGACGGTACCAAGGAATCGCTGCGCATTATCACTCACAAACGCTTCCTCAAACGCATTCTTCAGCCTCTCCCACTTCGCAGCCGTCGTCTCGTTCATCTTGTCGAACTCCTGCTGTATGGCGATGTTCTCCTCATACGCCTCGCCGGCCACGCCGAGTTGGCGGCGCAGCTCGTCCACGTTCTGCGACAGTCCGGAGAACACGATGCCCGCACGGGCGCCCTGCTGGTTCAGGTCCTTCATGATGTCGCGCATACCGGCCATGCCCAGCATCTGCTCCACCGAGTCGGCGTCCATGCCCGTGTCCTTGATGCGCTGCAGTATCATCAGTATCACCTCCATGCCGCGCCCCGTGTCGAAGAGGTTGCGGATAGTGTCGGGTGTCACGCCGATGGCCTTGGCCAGCTCGAAGGCGTTGTTGCGTATGGCGGGAATCATGCGGCTCAGTGCCGTTGCCGACATCTCGATGCGCATACCCAGGCTACTGACCGTCGAACCCAGTGCGGCCACCTGGTCGATGGTGATGCCGCTCTGTGCGCCCACGGCGCCTACGCGCTTCACGAAGTCGGTAATCTCTGGGGCGGTACTGGCACTGCTGGCACGCAGACGGTCGATGGTCGAAGCAATCTTCTCCATAGCCACAGCCGTTGCCGACGAGCCCTCGACGGTGCCCTCCTGCAGCTGCTTGCGTATCTTGTCCACCTCGCCCGTGGCGATGGCCACGCGCATCATCTCCGTAGCCGCCTCGCGTCCCATTTCGGGCAGGGCAATCATCAGTTTGTTGGCAGCCTCGGTGAATCCCTGCACGTCCTCCAGCGTCTTCAAACCCAGCTGTCCGGCACTGGCGGAAATTTCCATGAGTGAGGTCAAACTGGTCCTGACGTCCATTTTCTTCAGGTTCTCCGACAGCCGTCCCACCTCGTCAGCGGTGAAGCCCGTCGTCTTGCGCACCTCGCCCATGCGGTCGGAGAGGTCCATCAGGTCGCCCATCGTGGCGGTGACTTTCTGCATGGCTACGGCGGTACCGACGTACACACTGAGGTAAGTCCTCACGCGGCTCCATGCTTTCTCGAAGGCCGATGCCGCACCTTTCGAGCTGTTGGCCAAATCCTTCATCTCCTGGTCGGCTGCTTTCACCTTCTTGGCCAGTTCGTCGAAGGCCTGCTGTCCCTCCTTGGTGGTGCGGTCCATAGCGTTCAGCGCCAATCGCCCTTGCTCTACGGCTTGCTTCAGAGCATTAAACGAACGGCCCTTTGGAGAGTCGAGTACACTCTGGACTTCTTGGGAGAGATGACCGACATTTTTCAGTTCTACCCCTATTCGTTGAAGTGCCTCCTGCATACGTCGCCATGCCAGCCCGCCTTTTACGGCTTTTGCTGACATCTCTTCCAATACCTTCTTGGCTTGCGTCAACTGTTCAATGGAACCTTTGAAACCACCCTTACCAGCTTGTGAGCTGATTTGCATCGCCTGCTTCCACGACATCGTTTGCTCGGCGGCTTTCTTTGCCGACATGCCTGCCTGTTCCAAATATTCGTTTATCTTGGCGATAATATCAACATAAGTTTTCTGCGGCAGGGTGTCGCGCCATTTTTTCAAGGCTTCTGCCTGCTGCTTCACCTCCCCCATACTGGCGGTCTCATGGTCGCCACGCTGGAAGAAGTCGAAGGCTTCCTGTCCCTGCTTGCGCACCATGCGGCGTTGTAGGCGCTCCACCTCCTTCAGATTATCCTCATATTCTTGTAGGTTCTTTCCGGCGTTCTTTGGGTCGTCGATGAGTTTTTGCCAATACTGATGCTGGCTTTTCAGCACATCCGCCGAAACGTCGTTGAACTGCGCCATCTGATTAGTCATCTCCGTCAGCTGATTCTTCATCAGCCTGTCGGTCTCCTTGCGCTTCTGTGCCACGCGCTCCTCTTCCAGCCCGAACTGGTGCAGATAGTTCTCTGCTTTGACGATGGCCTCGGAGTACTGTTTGTGCAACGTGTCGCCCGTCTTCAGTGCCTGCTGATATTGCTTGGCGGCTTCGATGGCGCTGCGCAGTTCGCTCTCGCTCATGTTGGTGTAGTTGCCGCTGAGTATGCTGGCCGACTGCTTCTGCGCTGTGATGGTAGCCCGCTCGCGTTCCTCCTGCGTCACCTGTTCCAGTTTCTGGCGGTACTGGTCGAGTTCGGTGCTGCCATGCTCGGCACCTGCCACCATCGCCTCCCAATATTTCTTCACCTCCTGCAAGCCCGATGCCGACAGCGACGAGAGATTGTTCATCTGCTGACTGATGTGATCGGCGGCTTCGCTCTTGGCCAACTGGTCAAGATATACCCTTCCCTGCTCCACCATCTTGTTATACTGAAACCATACGGGAATGCCTTTCTGCACGGAGTCGCGTAGTTTCTCGGCCTCCTGCACAGCGGCTTTTACTTCGCTGACGCCAAACTTTGACGGGTCGCCCAATATGTTGCCCAGTTCCGTGCGTCGGGCGTTGCGCTGATAGCCATCAATCTTCTTCAGAGCGGCTTCTGCTTTGTTGAACTCCGTAGTGCCCTCGGCTGCCCCGTTTTTCTGTGTTTCCCAATACTTGCGCGTCTCTACAAGTGCATCAGCCGATAGGTTCTTCAAGTCGCGCAAACGCTTGTTCATCGTCTTAGCCAGTTCCTGCTCCAGTTGCAGTTGCTCTTTTTCACGTGCTGCCTGCCGTGCTGCCTCTATACCGTGCTCCTTTAGGTACTGGTCGGCGCGGACGATGTTGTCGGCCAGTGCCTTTGCCTCCGGGCTGGCGGTCTTGTAGGTGGAGAGCAGTTCGCGGGCGTTGGTGATGGCGGTGCGTATCTCGTCCTCGGTGTAACGCCCGAAGTCCTTGCTGCCCAACAGCGATACGGCGGCCTCGCGCTCCTGCCGGCGGATGCTGGCCACGTGAGTCTCCATCTGCGTCAGCTGCTGGTTGTACTTGTTCCACTCGTCGGTGCCCTTGGGTACGAGCGTGAGGATTTCCTTCAGTCCCTTTATCTCCTTGTCGAGCGTGGCCTGTGCTATGACGCCGCCCTTGTCGAGCGTCTCGATAACCTTCTGCGTGTCGCGGTCGAGGTTGTTCAGCTGCTTGCGGCTCTCCTCGATCACCTTGTTCAGGTCGCGCTGCTGCTCCAGGTCTTCTGGATCGCTCTCGCGGACGCTGCGCTTGCGGGCTTCGGCGGCGTTGATGGCGCCCTTCAGCTCGGCGCGGCTGCTCTTCTCTATCTCGCCCAGACGGATGTTCTGCACCACGGTCTCCAGTGCCGTCGCACCCTTGACGAGTTCGCGCAGGGCCTGGTCGTATGACTTGGCGGCCTTCTGTGCCTGGCGGAACTTGTCGGCCACGTCGAACTCCACGCCGTTGGCATCCTTCATCCGCTTGATACCCTTGTCGAGTGCTTCCTGCAGTCGGTCCACTTCGTCGTGTGCATCCTTCGAGCTCTGGCGCATGGCGTCGAGTGCGGGGTTCACGCCCTTGGTGTCGGCGCGAAACTGGATGGTTGCTAAAGTTATCTTGTTGCTCATAATCGTATGTGAATATGGTGGGTGATGGTGTTGTTACTTTCTGCGCCGCATGAGCAGTTCGTTCATCTGCTCGTAGTTCTCGCGGTTAGAGCCGGCGGCGTAGGTGAGGAAGCCGAGTCCGATGAACGAGAAGTGGTTCACCAGCAGCCGCTCGAACTTGCGTGCCTGCTTGCGCATCTCTGTGGTGCTGTGGGGCTTGGCCCTGCGCTTGCGTCCACGGACGGGGATGGGCTTCCATGCCCTCGTGGTGAAGGGGTCGATGGGGGTGTAGGGGTTGTTCCTGCCCACGGCCAGCTCCACGAACTGTCCGTACTTCAGGTAGGTTTCCTGAAACACCTCTGCGTCGCCGCCCGAGTCGCTCCATGCCTTCCATCCGATGGAGCGTATCAGCTGTCCGGTCTTGATGGCCGTCAGTCGCTTGATGTTCTTGCGTGAGTCCTGCTTACCGAAGGTGATGAAACGGCGTATCATCTGCATCACCTGCTCGTCGCGCCAGTCAAATTTCGTGGCGAATATCTGGTCTGCATACGGGTCGTGCTCCCGCCATCGTTCGTTTGCCATGATGTCTGCTTATTGTCTGTTTGTGTTGGTGATTTCTGAAGGGGAAGATAGGGGGTGAGAGGGTGAAAAGCAAGGGCAGTGCGAGGCGAGAGCAGAAACACGAAAGCGTGCTTTCGGTGACTATGCCGAGCCGCTGCCTGCGCTCGGCGAAGCCAGGGACAATGCGAGGCAGAAGCAGAGACTTATAAAAAAGCGGATGCAGCAGACCGTCGCGGTCTGCTGCATCCTGATACAATTTAATTTAGCAAACTTTTTTGCCTGCGAGCCTCGCGGCGGGCGGATGGCAATAATTTGTACATCATATTATTATAACCTTAAATGATTGTTGTCTCTTCAGGTTGGCTGGTCGATGATATATCGGGTTGGCGGGTCAATGCTGCATCGGCTTCTTCATTTACCCTCTCCTCATCCATCTGCCGGACGAGCACGTTGGCGAGGCAGTGCTGCCATCGGCGGTGCAGCTCGCCGCCCTCGCGCTCGGCTACGTCCATGGCGCGGTAGAGCTTGTGCTCCGTATCGCCCCACTGCCCCCGGTAGAGTGCCGTCGGCTCCGCCAGCTGCTCCTCAACGGAGGCCAGCAGGCGCATCACCAGGCGCGCCTCTGCGGTGCGGGCGGTGCGTATGCGGTCGGCCAGGGCGTGGTAGTAGGCAGCGTCGCGGGGCTGGGCAGTTCTGCCGTCCTGCTTTCCGTTATTTCGATATTCCGGTATATTGTTATTGCGATTTTGTTCCGGCGAAGCCAGCGTCTCCAGCAGCGCCTGCGCCGCCAGTTCCGCATCGTCGGGCTCCGGGGTGAGCGGTGCGGGCTTCACGCCCTCGATGCGGAGGGGAAACCTCTCCCCCACCCCATTCCCCGCAGGGCGGGGAGCAGTATGCTTGCGTCTGAATATCTTCTTGATAGCGTCTGTCAGTTTCATGCCCGCAAAATAGGGCGCGACGGTATGAAATTCAAGGGCAGAGAGTAAAAAGATGCAGGGCACCGTCGCGGCGGCCTGCATCCGAACATTTAATTTATACCTATGACAAATTACAAGATTTATTCTCAAACGACCCGCCGGCAGATCTGACGGTATGCCTGGCGGGGACTCTTGTCTTTATGAGGTATCATTTTAACTTCGGTGAAAATGGTCACGCCCCCTGCCCCGCTACCGTTTCGACCATACCCGTCGGGTTGCGGTCCAATGTTGTGAAACTCATCTGACGTATGGCTGGCTCCAGATGCGAGTCGAACCTGTTGAACGTGAAGACATCCATCAGGAAGCGGAGGTACATGCGCTGCCGCACGTTGAGCAGCTGCTGCTTCATCAGGCGTATCTCGCGCAGGGCGGTTCCGCCGTTAGAGGCGCTGACCATCGGCACACCGATGTCGCGGGGGTCAACACCGAAGGCGAGGAAGATGGGTGAGGTCGATAGTTCCAGTTCCTCCTTGCCAGCCTTCACCGCGTCGTTGGTAGTCTCTTTCACATCGACTATCTCGACGTTGTGATGATCCTTGCCGTCCTGGCCGAGCCACATGAACTGTCGCATCATCTTGCCGTTGTTCTCGCGCTGCTGCAGGAACGTCTCTACGTCCTGGTCCAGCCCGTCGATGAACTCCTGCTGCGCCGCCTTGTCGCCGGCAATGCCATTGTCGGCAAACACCATGTCGAGGTAGTCGAGCGAGATGTAAATGATACGGCCCCAGGTGGTGTTGTTCTCGCGCTGCTTGGCCTTGTCGTAGAGGATGGTGCTGGAGAAATCGTAAGCCTTAGATGTAAAGATGCTCCACCAGTCGGGCTGCTGATAGTAGTTCTTGTTGCCGTAATAGACGGGGCAGACGGCCCATGTGGGGCGGGCATTGATGCGTTTGCGCTGGTTCGACGATACGAGGTAGCGCATGTCGCTGACGCGGGCGGTAGCCTCGCAGACGGGGTACATCGTCACCTTGTCGTCGTGAGCCCCTATTGTGTTGTGCTCGCCGATGCCCTTCGCCCTGAAGCGCTCACCGAAGTACACGTGCTGGATATGGCGGTATTCCGACATCGCCTCATAGCGGATGCCGTCTATGATTTTCAGTTGACCTATCTTCACGATGCGCGGGTCCCAGCGGCCACGGCGGCCTCGCTCGAAGCCTACGGTGGGGAAGTAGAGGTCGTACATCATGCAGTCGAGCATGCACTGCGAGAGGTGCAGGTCGAGATTGTTCTCCTCCAGGAACTGCTTCACGCCGGGCACGTGGCGCTCCATGTCGCTGTCGTCTTTCTCGTCGTAGCCCTCCCATGTGCGCTCCCACTCGTAATAAGCCTGCTCCCAGTAGTCGGGGCCGATGCCCTGCAGCCGCTTCTTCGGACGGTTCTCGGGGGCTATCTCGGTGATGGGCTTCAGCGGATCTTCACCGGGGGCGGCAGCGGGGTCGATAGCCATGTCGCCACCGTACTCGTCCTGCTGCTCTCCCTTGCGGGCCTGCTGGCAGCGCAGCCGCAGGTTGAAACCCGCGTGCTGAAACTCGCAGTAGGTGTCGTCCTCGAAGTGGTACATCAGCCTTACGCTCAGCCCCGTGGCCAGGTCGGCCAGGTAGCGCAGCGGTGCGGCGGTGTAGGGGCTTGCCTTCGCCAGCGAGTAGATGACGCCGGGCAGGTTGTCCTTTGGTCCCCACTTCACGTAGCCGCGTCCCATCGGATTGCCGTCGGGTCCGCTGATGGTCATCGGCGTTGAGTCGGTGCTGTCAAACGACCATGCCACCTGCGAGAGCGGGCCGTTGCTCAGCGTGCCGCAGCTCATGCCGGAGGCCATCGACTGTGCCTCACCCTTTGACGGGTCGCGGTCGCCGAGGGAGAGCGAGCGCACCTTGCCTTTGAGCACGTCGAGCGCCACAAACCCGCGCTTCCGCAGCGAGCGGTCGAGCTTCTGATATTCCGAGAAGGTCTTCGGGCGGTGTATGATGCTGCCCGCATTACCTCTGTTGTTCTTATTCTTAGCCATAATTTTATGTTGGATTTTTGAGCCTAAGATATGCGCGGATAGGCGGTTAATCAAGGGCAGTGCGAGGTGCCGTCCTACCCTACCCGAAAAATTTTTCTGCCAAAATGCTTGCACGGTTCAAAGATAATGTCTATGCTTTGCAGCATCAAATAAGGCACCGCAGAGAGTGACGGTGTTCCTGAAAGTCCTTAAAGGTGGGGTCTTCACGTCGGCCTCGGAAGACAGTGCTTGCACATCCGACATTAAATAAACACCGGCAAGATCGGGACGAATAGGTAAATAGCCGTCACAACAGTTCAATAGAGGGGTTGACCGCAAGGTTAGCTCCTCGTTTTTTGTTTTCTTCCTACCTTGGTATGCCTGCCAAATTCTGGAATCTGCCTCTCAGCCCGCCTCCAATCTTGCTCTTTGTCTCCGCACACTCCCTGACCCCTATCACCAGATCGTCAAACGCATCTGAAATGGTCGTTCTCTCACGCTTATCCCCGCCTATTCCGCTTTCCGAGCGAAGTTTCTCTGTTTCCTTGTATTTGCGGAACGTGCCAGGAACTACGGCGGCATTCTCCAGCGAGGCACGCAGATAGACGCAGCGGTCTGCCTCACGGTTGATGGTGACAAAGGGCGACTCGGTGCCGGAGAAACAGTCGTTGATAAACTGGTACTTGCGCTCATGCCGCCACGACGTAAATTCCGCCCGCGTCACCTTGAAACCGTAACTGGCAAGTTCGTCGGCCACCACGATATCGAAGCGCGACTGCTCCGATTCCTCCAGGGCATAGGCTTTGTTGGCACCCTGCTTGATGCTGCTGGCCACGTAGAAGATAACCTCCTTGCAGCCACGGCGCAGGAAGGGGCGGTAATACTGGGCGAAGAGTTTCGACAGTCCGCGCAGGCGCACCTCGCCCTGCACAAAGAACTCCTTCATCACCAGCAACGACGCGCGGCCCTGAAACATCCGCGTCTGGCCTACCACAAAGCAATTGATGTCGGCATTGGCATCGAGGGCTATCCTTAATGGCTCCTTATAGTCAAGGTCTAAATCAAGGCTACAGTCTTCGCCGTCGTGCTGCAGTTGGTCCCATTCCATCGTCTCAGTCTCAAAGTCGGTGGGCCACCGCTGGCTGTCGAGCGCACGGCCTTTGATGCGGGTGGTATATTTGTCGAGCACAAGGTCGGTGATGTCGCTGCACTCGTAGGTGTTCAGTTCTGAGAAGTTGCAGTAGAAGCCGTCCTTGGCCTGGCCACGGGGCTGGTTCAGGATCTGCAGGCGGAACAGCAGGTCGGGCAGTTCGCGCTTCATCTGACGGATCCACGCCTCGCCGCCCAGCAGGGCAGCATTCTCTATCGACGAGAACCGCCAGAAGGTTTCCGACTGTGTGCGCAAGGCGTAGAGCTTGCGCAGGTATTCCTCGTTCTGTGCCAGCCGGGCAGCCAGGTTGGTATGGTGCTCCTTGTCGTACAGCTCCGCATACCTCACCTCGGCCATCATCTCCTCTATCTGCCGGTTGACGTCGGTCGTCTCATACTCGGCCTCCTTCTCCCAGAGACATTCGCGGGCGTTCAGTCCGGCATCGCTCACCCACAGCTGCGAGAGCCACTTGTTGTTCATCTTAGGGTCGGTGCCGTAGCCCCACCGCTTCTGCTCGGTCTTGCGATACGCCTTGGGCAGGAAGTCGCCGCGCAGCGTCGGCAGTACCTCTTCCTTTACCCGTTGCCACGGCATGTACTTCGTCTCGTCGCCCATCAGTGCCGCAAGGTTCAGACCGTTGGCACTACCCTTGACCGCGAGTGAGATCATCTGGATTACATGCCCATTAGCGAACGACACGCAATTTTCCCACACCCTCGGCTTGGCCAGCGGCATGGGCCATCGGAGCCGTGCGGGCGGTCGGCCCAGGAAGTAATGCACACCCTCCAAAAATCCCAGCAGGTTCATTACCTTCAGCACGTTAGGCATCGTGCGGGTGTAGTTCTGCTTGGCACTGGCACCGCAGAATCCGCTCATCATGCGAGCCAGCCCTATCACGATGTCGGCCATGTTGAACGCCAAGAACGCCGACTTACCCGTACCGCGTCCTGCCAGCACCTTCGTGGAGCGCGAGCCGAAGTTGCGCACCTTCTTCTGCCACGGTGCCATATACACCGTGTTGCGCCCGTCGCCCTGATAGTCCACATACTCGCCCTGCTCCTCGCCCTCGTCGTCGGCACCGGGCTTATAGTCCTCCACGTTGGGCAGCATGCGGGCCTCGAACAGGTCGCTGCTGTTGTTAGGGTTACTGCCTATCCTGCTCATGGTTTATCCTTATTTTTGTTCAGTAGGCTGCGGCAGTGCCGCAGCTTCCTCCGCAGCATCCTCTCCCTTGCTCTTGGCGGCCATTGTCTCCACCATGCGGTTGATGTTGCCCTCCTTCTCGTCCACGAAGCCGCCATACTTTGCAATGATGCGCTTCATCTCCCGGTCATCCACGTCCTCCTTGGTCTCGTCCACGTCCTTCACGCTCGTCGTCACCACGGGCGGCAGGAATGCCATCCTGCCCATATCCACGCGCTCTTCCTCCGGCTTATCCAGCCCGGCCACCTCATACAGCCTCTTCGAGCCTTTGTCGAGCGCCGTCACGTTGTCGGTCTCCAAACCTATCTGTATCATCTTCTCGGCGGCGTGGCGCACCTTTATCTCGTCCTGGCGGCGCGAACCCGACTGCAGGTGGTCCACCACGAACTCGAAGAGCATCTTGTCCTTCTGTGCGGCATGGGTTATCTCGGTCACGCCGGCGTACTTGCCCGACTGCTTCACCAGCTGGCGCAGCAGCTGGTAGTAGTCGAGCATGGGGTTCTTTATCCACACCCAATAGACATGCACCACGCGGCTCAGCCGGTCCTTATGTTCCCGCCGCATGTCGAGGTCGTCGATGGGCACCCCGTTCTGGAAGTGCAGCAGTGCCCCCGACATCAGCGATTGTGACATTCCTGTTTCTCTTGCCATAGTCTCGTCTCGTTTTTGTGTTTCTGTGTTGCCGTTCGGTAAGCCCTCATATCCCCGCCACGAACTCCGCCCACCGGTGGCTGTCGTTCTTGCGGGTGGTCTGCTTCCCTGCGGTATCGAAGAGGGGACCGTCGTTCCAGCCTGACACCCCAGGGCATAGCTTGCCCGTCACGTCGTAGTGGCGGATGACGCGCTCGCGGGGTATGTCGTAGGCCATCATCAGGAAACGCACCAGTCGCAGCGTGCGGTCCACCACGCGGTCGCTCAGCGTCCAGCCCTCGTGGTTGGGAGCTGCCGCCGACGTTCCCTTGGCGAGCGTTGAGCACATCTCGATGCTCACGGTGTTGCGGTTCACGGCCTTGCCCGAGAGCCGTGCGCCGCCCGTCCAGGGGTTGCGCTTGTCGCCCACGGCCCAGCAGTAGTAGCTGTCGATGTCGGGGTTCACCAGCACCGTCTGCTCGTCGTCCACCACGAAGTCGGCACTCGCAGGCCGCTGCATGAACACGTTGCGGTTGGTCATCGCCGCCCCGCGACGGCTCGACGCCCCAGCGGTGTAGTGTATGGCGATGTATTTCACCTCGCGACCCGGTGCAAACGTGATGTGCTGCCTGATGTGCGCCTCCGTCAGCGTTACGCCCGTCAGCCGTGCCAGCGTCTTCTGCCCCGCCATGCCGTCAGCCGTCAGATGCTCTGCCTGTTGGAATGCCGTCACCGCCGCCACCGTCCGTGCCCCGTATTCGCCGTCAGCCGTCAGCTGGTAGCCCCGCTGCAGCAGCAGACGCTGCAACAGTTGCACGCTCTCCCCCCTGCTCCCTTTCTTATATACTTTTGCCATAGTCTTTATTTCGTTTTTGTGTTTGTGTTCACAATTCGTCTATTTTGTGTTGTATGTCTGATAAATCATTTTGTATATCGGAACGCACGGCTTTTAGAGCTTCGTATATTCTCTTTGGCATGCGATGAAGTTTCATCTTATTTTCGCCTGAATGCCATCCCGTTACTGTGAAGTCTACCACCACATCGTCCGGGTTTACTTTCAGGATTTCGTCGTACTGACTTAACTCCTGTAGTTTGACTGCCTTCTGGCTCAGAAGTTCTTGCAGCTGCTTGATTGTTTCTTCTGTCATATTGCCTTAAATTTTTGATAATTTCTTTCAGTTAAACCACCTCACCTCCGGTGCTCCCTTATATCCCTTCTCCCAAACGAACCACGCATACGCCGTGGCGCGCCATGGTGAATGCTCGAAGTCCCCGTTCTTAGCGCACAGCAGCCGTGCATGGCTGACCCAAATACGTCGGGGGGGGTGATTTTCAAACAGCGCCGCCCGGCGTTTCCCTTCGAGAAACGTCAGCTTCAGGAACATCGCCACCTTCCTGCCCCCCGGGATGATCGCCAGCGCCTTCTCCACGAACTCCTGCGCAAAGGAATAGGGCGGGTTCGTCACGATGTCACCCTCCCAGTGGGTATTGTCGGCAGAAAGGAAATCAGCCACCTCGCCATACCCACGGTCTGCCAGGTCACGGCTCACCACCTCGTACCCCGCCCTGATGAGTTGCCGCGAGATATGCCCCTCGCCACAACTCGGCTCCAGTATCGGTCCGTCGAAGTGCTCGATGCGACAGAGCCAGTCCGTCGCCGCCGGTTCCGTGGCGTAGTAGTCGAGGTCCGCCCGCTCATGCTCGCAGTGGCTCGATGCCCCGATAGTCTTGAAAGTGGAAGCCGCGCCTCCTTTCCAGTCTCTCGCCATAGTCTTTTAAGTGAAGAGTGAAGAATGAAGAATGAAGAATTTGCTACCGCACATCACGAACAGCGTGAGCATCAGCAGGAAAAGGATAGCGGCCACGACATAGAATGCCTTGCGCCATGTATCGCGCTGGCTCTCCATGTGCATACGCTCGATGTCGGCACGCAGAAACTTGTGCCATACTTTCATATAGTCCTCGTCGTCCAGCCTCGGACACGGGATGTCTGGTACTTTTACCGTCATACTCTTTCACAGTTTTGTAGTTCACAAGATTGTGAAGAATGAAGAGCGGTAGCAATTTTTTCACTCTTCACTCTTCACTTACTTAAATGCCGGATCGTAATCGCGTATCTCGCCCGTCACCGCGTCTATAAACAGCACGTCGTCCACATCGCCGAAAGTCCACTGAGGGTTACAGTCCTTGGGGCCAACTGGCAGGCGCAGAATGATAAAGTTGCAGTCCTTGGGAAGAATACCGTTCCACTCCTTCAGTCGAATCAATGCCTGCTCGGCACTGAGCTTGATGGGCTTGTCGCTCATGTCCTTGTCCTCAATCCACACGTCGTTGATAGGCCAGGGGATTTGCGTGCCGTCTTTTACGTGGTCGGTGATATACTGCACCTGCGGGCCGCGCTGGTTGTCCCAGTAGAAGAATACATCCCTGATGCTGACCACGTGCAGGTCGTCGATGTTCTCCATCGTCACAGTGTCGTTCAGTATCACGAGGCTGTTGCGCCACTGGTACTTGCCGTTCAGGGCAATCGTGTGCCCCTCGTCCTGCAGGTGCTGAATCAGCGAGTACATCGTCTGCCTGTGTAGCGCCTGGATATGACCCACGCCAGCCGTGAAGTCCTGTACGACGCCATCATAATCATGATAAACCACCACGGGGTCATCAATCTTCGGGGTCTTCCCCTTGCAGCCGTTGCAGCTGCACACGAGGGTCATCACTGCCAACAGCAGCACCCCCATCACTTTTCCGAAAAAATCCTTTTTCATTGTCGTTAAAAATTAAGTTAATACTATAGCTATTCAGCCTTAAAAACGTTTCCCGTTGTGCTGCACGTTACCTCCCACCGTTGTCCGTAGAGCGGACTGATTGGGTTTGTCGGCCATATCGTCGGCACAATCTGCGGTACATACTGCACTTCATTCTGCTTGTCAACAATGAATGACAGGAGAAAGAAGTAGTCATCGTCACTGAGGGTGGGCGTACCATCGTCAAACCCTTTTGCTTTGAGGTTGTTTAGGATTTCAATCCCTTTACGCTGTTGTTCTGTCATAATTCGTATAATTCGTTAAATTCGTGGTAGAAATAAAATCCGTTCAATCCGTGTCATCCGTGGTCGAAACTTCTTCGGCGGTCTCCCACCCCGTGTCCGGCACGAAGTCCTCCCGCTCCTTCAGATACATCACCCGCTGCCCGCCCAGCCAGTGCCACCGGAATCCATGCCCTATCAGTTTCTGTTCCGCTGCCGGCCACGGGTCGCCCCAGTCGATAGAGGCCCTGAGTCCCATCGCGTCGCGCAACTGGCTCACGCTCATCACCTCCACGTCGAGTCCGAACTCCGGCATCGAGATCCACCTTTTGGCAAACTCCTCCACCGCCATCCGCACGTTCTCCTTCAGTGCGTCGATGTCCGTCACCTTCTGTGGCGCTTTCTCTTCGTCGTTCTGTGCCATATTCCTATGTATATACGGCAGGGCTTCCTCCATGGTCTTGAAGGTCATCCAGCCGGTCTTTTCTTTCTTGCTCATAGCGTATCGTCGACTTTCAGGTCGTCACTCCTCCATTCCTCACACACCATCCTCCCATTCACCCGCATGTCGGGATTGAGCAAGCACCCCCGCTGTCCGTCGCTGTCCTGCGTCTTGTTCTGGCAGTTCAGGCAGCATTTCCTATCCGTCTCTTCCATATCGTTCTTTTTCTTTTGTGGCCGCCTGTCGGCTCGAAATTTTATTTAGAATTGATGTTTAGAATTTTATTTAGAATTTATGCGGTAGCCATTTTAAATCGTATTATAAATAAGAATTTTAAATACCATTTCAAGTGTAGCGCCCAATATTACTCCCCGTCACCGTCCGACTCCGTTCCCGGCACATCTCCGGCGGGCAGTTCATCCTCCTCTGGCATAAAGTCCTCCGGGTCCAGCTCGTCATCCACGCAGAGTTCTATCGGCTCCCTTCTCTCAAACTGTATCATCTCCGCTGCCCATCCGTCCTCCAGAGGTCCTATTGGCTCCACGTACAGGCGGTCTTCCAGATTAATGCGCCCGAAATCTCCGTTCGGCGAGTCCTCCTCGTGCCTTTTCTTCAGCCACGCATAGAAGCGCATCGCGTGACGCGCCGCTTCCTTATACGCCACCGCCAGCGCGTCGCTGTCCTCCAGCCGCTCTGCCCTCACGAAGAAATACACAGGGTAGTTCCACGTTGCCAGTCCGTCATCTATCTCGCCCTGTTCCCCTGCCTCCATCACAACACAGGGCGAGAACTTTGTAGAAATACTCTTCGGCATCGACCTCACGCCGTCAATGCTTTTAGCGATGTAGAACCGTCGGTTCTTTCTTCTGTCGCGCATCGGCGGATATCTTTTACACCAACTGCGCACTATCGAATAAAAAGTCATAGTCTATTCCGTTTTTGTGTTGTTATCGTTGGCCGTACAGGGGTCGAACCCACACTTCATGAGCCAGAGTCATGCGTGCTACCATTACACCAACAGCCAATCTTGTTTTTATTTTCCCGTCTCAGCGTTTTCGCCCTTTGTCCCGTCGTCGCTCTCTTTCTTCACGCCGTCCGCGTCAGCCCCGTGCTCGTCGGTATTTCCGCCGATGTCAATCCCGAAGTGCTTTGCCGCCTCCAGAATCTTCTCGTCCACCAGAGCCTTCTCCTTCGGCTCCAGCGTCAGATATTCCTGCCAGTTCACGCGCCATTGTTCGATGCGTTTCTCACGATCCTTCCCCTCCTTGCCGCGCCGCAGGTCGATGAGCCACTTACGCAGTTCCCTGCGCCGCTTCTTCTGTTCGCTGGTAAGCTCCGCAGGCTCCCGCTCTCCGCCTTCACCGTCAGCCGATGTGCAGTCCTCGTTCAGTGCCGCGTCGCATTGCGACGTGGGAACAAGATGTGCCATCCCCAGGTCGTCAATCATCACGCGCCCGCTCTCCGCCACCTTCTCCCACTCCCGGTCCAGCTCGTCGCGTATCGCCCGTATCTTCTTGTCGAGCTTCGTCGCCTGCTTTGCCCACTGCTCTCTGCTCTTTGCGCTCGCATGGTCATCGTCCATCAGCAGTTGCATATTATCTCGTGCCTCGCCCAACTGCCGCATCAGTTCCCCATATCCCGCAGCCCTCTCCTGCGTCTCTTTCGGCAACAGGTGAACATACTGGTCGATATGCTTCGGACGGACCGGCACCACAGCACACTGAACCCTCACCGTGTCCGTCGCCGCATCATACTCCGTCCCTACCGTCTTAATCATCGGCAGCGGCTTCCCCGTCTGTGCCGCCTCAGTGCCCTGCTGTTTTGCAGAAGGAGATGATACTGCCCCCGCCCCTACAGGGGTGGGGAGTGCCTGCGGTTTGCCCGCTCCGGCTCCGGCGGCGCGTTTTGGCTCTTGGTTGTAGTGCGCAGCCGCTCCCCTTCCGCTTGTATTATGTGCGGTGACCTTTGACGGCGGTAGCAAATTCTCCACTCTTAACTCTTCACTCTTCACTTCCGACAAGACGCTCACGACTTGTCGGATTGCCCGGTATGCAGACTTTATATAGATCTGCGTCGGCAGCCACGTCTCAGCCACCGCCACCATTGACGACATCAGACTGATGCCATCCGTCATAGCCTTACAGTCCTCTGCCGTCCACCGTGTCGTGACCGTCATTAAGTTCTGGCTCCGTGCCAGCGGTCTGTCCGTCAGCGTCAGCAGCCGCATGCCGTCGCGCACCAGCCACTCCCCCACCCTGCCGACGAACGCTTTGCGTTCCTCCGCCGTCATATCATCGATCCCTTTCAGGTAATCACGTACAAGTATTTTCCTGATC